AATAACTTCTGATAAAGTTGCAGCAGAAATATTCAAAAATTGATTTGAACTAAAGAATATTGTCTCTTCATTCCCATCAACAATAACCCTTACAAAGCTTCCATCCTTTAAAGTAAATGGACCTTCTTCAACGTTAATAACTTGAGGACGTGGAACTGGATAGTTTGCAAGTTGTAAATACTCTTCTTTACCAGTTGCATTTTGTAACATGATGTCAACAGATTGACCAGCAAATGAAGGTTGGAAACCAGATCCATCATCGATATAAAGAATAGAAGGGTCACCGACCTTGACAGGTTCAGTAATAACTGCAGACGCAACTTGGTTCGCATCATCCGGGTCAGAGACACCGATTACAGAGGCAATGATGCTGGGTGCAGTACCGCGGGCAAGAGTAATAGCATAAGACTTAAGTCGATTTCTTAATTCGACATCTGTCTCAATATCCTTACCATTGGAAAAGGCAACCGTGTTTGTAACACCTGCTCCAGTAAAAGGAGCAACGTCAAAAGCAGTAATTGTATTGATTCCTGCATTTCCAAGGCTACCAGCAACTAAAGCGATAACTTGAACTCCAGTGATATTGTCTTCTCCAGAAGGGATAACAGCATCTCTTAAAGTTACGTATTGGATCTCAGGATTCTGATTATTCGCAGGGATCTTAACAACCGTACCAGCAGAAATCAATCGATCTGGCTCACCCTGAGAATCAATAACGATATCAGAAAGCAAATGATCTTTCTGCAATGCAGAAGCTAGATTGATTTGCGAATATGTAGGAAATTGTGTAATAGAAGTGTAAGCAATAGGTCCTTCGAACGAATCAGTTCCACGACCAATATACAAGTTACCAGAAGCGGCCCAACCTGTAGTATTGTTTACATAAAGCTTAGTTTGTCCTGCAATTGGGGCAGGTTTAATAACATAAAGACCAGTAGATCTCTTAGTAATATTTGTGTTTAAAATCGTTACTAATCCAGATGACTTAATACTAGCTCTGCGAGTAAGACCAAAGTCTCCAGCCTTTGCATCTAAGTCATTATTCTTTATCGCATCAATATTCAATAATTCAAGAACATTGAGGATTGCTGTATTGTTCTCAAAGTCGTTAGCAGCAGCTGCTTCCAACAAAGTTAAAAGAACAGAACCTGCGTTTAAGTCATTAAGGGCAGTTTCCGCAATAATTTTACGGATCATGTCACCTAGGATTTGATTAAAACTCTTAATTTGTATAGCCATTGCTCACCCGTACTATATTGTACTACGCGGTTAGTGAAGTCATGAGTTATTGACTGTAAAGCTGATTGGGATAACTTGGGTGCCCCCAGCTAACCTAACAGACATACTAATGGCCATTGCTCCGACGCCCTGCCCAGTTTGGTTATTGACTAAATAGTCGACTGCAAGGTCTTCTACTCTATCGAACCTACTGTCAGCTTCAACCTGCGAAAGGACTGATTGTGTTAATAATTCTCGAATATCATCTATGTTCGAGTTGCGAGTTCCAATAACATTAACTAACCCAAAAGTAGGGTGATAACGAAGGGAGCCCAATTCTGTAACAATTTTAAGCTTAATGGCCTGAATTGCATTGTCAATTCCGTAACTTAGCTTAACATCGCCATTTGTAGTAAATGTTAAATCTCCGCTATCATCAATGGCCAAATCAATCTTTGCTCGCTTCTCATCCTCAGCAGACTTTGCTAAGAACCAAGGAACCTCATCGGCTCTATCATCTGGCAATGGATCCTGCGAAGGAATTAAAACGTAGAAAGAAGAATTGATTGTGTTTGGTGCAAAAACTCGAATATAAGCATTTTCAGATGTCTTATAAATATCCATGTTTCTGTCGCCATCTAATTCAAGAATAATCTCACCAGAAACAGGGACTTCTCTTAAACTAATAATTGTTCTTTGATCAACTACAACTTGAGAATTACTTTGCAAGAAAACAGGCTGATTTATATAAAGCTTATCAATGTTTAAATTACCATTAATATCTGTTCCTGCTAAATTGATTTGATTACTAGAACCATTTGATAAAAGTGGAATTCTTACTCCAACTTCATCGATATATGGTGGCTTTAAACCATTAGCAATGGCGATATCAATCCATTTATTTGGATCACCTAAGTATCTAGTTGCTAAGCTTTCTAGAGATTCACCATAGTTAATTTTAACTAATTTACCAGAAACATACTGACCAATATTTACATCAGGGTTGTTTGCATTAGCTCTAGCCAACGCAAATGGATCAATTGCTGTATCTACTGCAAATAAGTTTGCCAGTATAAAATCTACTGTCTTGATAGTAGATTCTAAAGTTAATAAAAAGTTAGCTTCTACAATTGTGGCATTAATCTGAGCAGGGATAGAGCTTTTATTAAAAGCCTTATTATAATCAGGGTCACTTAATCCAGAAGTATCCGCAACACGGTCACGGTACTCAATAATGTTTCTTTTTGCAATTACAAAATTATTCTTAGAAAAAGCATTAATTCTGGCAACTTCACTCTCCATGATTTCAGTCTCTTGATTAGTGAGATTGATAGCCTGAATTTGAACATTATCAAAAATAGCATAGAAACGAAAAAACGTACTCGCATCCTGGAAAGGATTTAATCGAGCGGCACTAGTTCTTTGAGACTCAATGTATTTAGAGAAATCTTCAATCTGTTGATTTAAGAAATCTGGATTAGGAGTCTTAGACATACTCTGAATAAGATCCGGCTTAATGAATTCCCAAGAATCTCTAAAGTATGGCCAACGAAGCGGAATAATAGAAGGCATATCAGCCAAAGACATATCGTCGCCACCTCTGATTTTTAACCAGAGATTGACATCAGCTATACTTTTATATGCGTCATTAATTGTTGCCATTATCTACCTAACACGTTAATTCCACCAACAAAAGAACCTATAATTCCTTTGGCCTGGCTAGAAAGAGATTTAATATCTCCAAGTACAGAAGATCCATCAACGCCATTTAAACCAAGATTTGCAAGTCTTTGAGTTAAAGACTCGTTTACTGGAGCAGCGATAGGTCTTAAGTTATATCCACGAAGTTGAATTGAGTAATAATAAAGCATTGGATTGTCAGCAGATCTACGCATAGTGAATCCACGAACAACAACGTCATATTGATTGTTATCTTTATAGTTAAAGAAAGTCAAAGGATGAGTTTGACGTCCTTGTGTGCTTCCACCAGTTCCAGCAGCATCTTTCTTATATTGAAGAAGAAATCTGTAAAGATTGTGGAATGCCACATAGCCAGAATTTTCAGGAGTAATACCTGTTTTGGCTTTTACGCCACCATCTAATAGATCAGCAGCTTTATTTTTAATTTGGTTAACAACGCCAAGGGTTTTAGCAAAGAAACCGCCAGCAGCAATACTCGACGCAATAGGTGTTGTAGTGCGTCCACTTCTACGCAATTGACTATAAAGAATAGATGAATCTTGTCCTTCGCCTGGTCGAACAAACTTAGGCGCAATACCAGTAGTACCTTCGATCGTTATATCATAATAACGAACATCAGAGTGCTCTTCTACAGTCCCATATAAGGTGGTTACTATGTTTGTGGCAAATGGAGTATTAATACTTAAATTAGAAGGATTAATAGGTAGGAACATGGTAAATGTTCCACCGTTGCGCGTCATCATCTTAAAGCCATAAGGCTTAGCTGAATACCAATTATTAAGTTCAACTCTATAACTCTCATCCATTTTTTTAGGAAGATCACCAGCTCCTGGCTCTTTTTGAGAAGGTGCATTTGATGGCTTTGGACGATCAAAAATATTCTTAATATCACTTATGCTAAAACCCATGAGTTAATTATATAGCAACCTTGGTTAGAGGCTACCAGTGATCTCCTTTATCTTTTGTTGAACACTTACTACGCCAGGCCATTGCGGACTTGAGCCAATTGCAGAGCAAGGCCCAACTGGAGAAATAGGAATCACTTTGGCTAAAGCTTCAATCATTTGAAACAATTGATCTAATAATTCAATACCTTCTTTACCAATGGCAACTTTAGGGCTATTAATCTTTACAGACTTTGATGCCTCAAGTTTAAACTCTTTAGTTTTACCATTGATTTTATCGTCAGATACAATATCTAATACTTTACATTTAAGCTCAACTTTTTCTTCTTTTTTAGTCATAGTGAGCTTAATCTTTCCAGAGTTAATAGTGATAGTACCTTTAGGCTTATCAATTCTTAAATTCTGAATTCCTTCTTTATCTTTATCATTAACTTCAATACTTCCAGTTTTATCAAATTGAAAGAATGATCCACCGATTTTATCATCGTATTTAGGGGGTGCAATAGCTTTACTAGGCTTATTATCTAAATCTTTGGCGTTAGTTGGAACTGCTTTAAATGTCATGGTGTATTCACCAAACTCATTTATCTTAGTTTCAATACCATTGAATTCAGATTGATACTGAGGTCCTTTAGTAATATCAAGTGTAGACTTGCGAGCTGGATGTATTAAACCACCAAGAATAACAGCCTCACGAGCTTGTCCATTAAGGAATGCAACTAATACTGCATCACCAGCTTTAGCTTCAAAGTTTCTAGTTGGATCTGGCTTATCATCAAATTTATAACCATGATCTATAACGTCTTCGTAATTGTAAACACCACCAAAGCGGCGCAATAGACGAGCATTAACTTCAATAGAGTCATTTCTATCTTGAACTTCAACAAGATATTTAATATCAGTAGTTCTTTCTTCTCTAAAGACTTTCTTAACAATACCAATTCTAAGATATGGATCTTGTTTATCTACAGCAGAAAATGACTTACTGTTTTGCCATATAGAGCTATCCTTAACAATATCAAATGGATTATTGCTCATTAAGTTGGATCTTCAGGAACTGATGTGCTGTTTACATTAACTGTGTTTCTATCAGCAGATTGACTCAGCTTAGTAGCGTCTTGATCCAACATTCCTTCGCCAATATTAATGTTATTCTTATTAACAATGATTCCACGAACAAACTGTATAGTTGTTCTATATTGACGAGCGCCATCTGGTGTAACTGAGAATTGATGCGACACTGCTTCGACATGGGCAAGAATATAATGATTAACACCATCTTGTCTTGTTTTAGCATTTATATTTGGAGTTGGATTAATCAACCCAGCATCGAATCTAATATTATTACCAACTGCAATATATTCAGTTGTTCCATGGATTGTAATTGTTCCATTTAGCATTCTATGAGTACCAAAGTACCATTCACGCAAAAGATTACACCAAACAACTAATTGATCCCAATCAACCCCAACATCATTTGGTAATCCACCTTTTTCTTTACCAGAAGGGAATTGTTTTGTTTCAAAAATTAAAGGTCGGAAACCTTCTCGCTTAAAAGATTCTTCATCAAATACTTGAGACTTTTGTTTATACCAATTGGCCACAATAGCGAACTCTTGGAATTGAGGTTTAATCTCAATAAAATTAAACTTATCTCTCCAGTTGGTTCCTGCATTAACTGATATAACTTCATCAGCCACTAGTTCATGTGTTTTAACATTTTGAAAGAAAGACTTTAAGCTATTAGAGCCACCTGGCTTAGGATTAAAATCTTTGTAAGCAAATGGTCTAATTCTATTATATAAAGCTAATTGAACTGTACTATCATTGTTCCAACGGAAATCAGTGAACATTTCATTTAATACTGGGTTGCTATTCTCCATAAGGATTTGCCATATAGAGTGAGTGCCTTGTAAACTAAAAGGATCAATAAAACCTACAGCTTCAGCCATATCTTTATAAGTATCTGGCGATTTTAAAGAACCAGTAATTAAAGAGATCATTTTATTAATAGATTTAGCTGATACTTTTTTGTTCTTAGCATCAGTGAATTTAAAATATTTAGCTAATTCAGTTGGAATTTCAAATTCATATATAGAGTTTGAAAGCCTACCGATTTCTTTTCCTGCTTCTGTATAGCCAGCAGTATTTTTTCCCATGACATCCAACAAGTTAGTTAGATTTTGAGCAACAGTAAAACTTTGAGGAGAGTTCTTATTTCCAAATAAAGCATTGCGAATAGCCACAGCAGCAGAGTTACCTTGAGATATAGGATCATTAGGTCCTGCAATTAAATTGTCAATATAGAGTTGAGCATTGAATATGTGACCCCAATCGACTCCACTAACATAGTATAGAGTTTGACGAGCACCTTCATCATTAACTGTGGTTTCACAACGAACAGTTTCAATTCGACCAAGCATCTTTACATGATCTTTATTTGCTTGCTTTAAATCTTGTTCAGTAATTGGTTTATTAGACATCAATATAACGCACCAGCTTCCAGGCGTAAGTGTTGAAGTCCAGTTTTTAAATGGCGCTAGCACTAAGTTAAATGAACCCTCTGGTTGTCCCTTAGCTTTATTAGTTTGAATTGAAACACACGAAAGCGTACTAACGATAACAGGAAGAACGTCCTTCTCTGTACCTTGAGGATCCTTTACTCCGGTAGATCTATAATCTCCAGTTGGGACTCCAACTCTGTCATTATAGTTCCAAACTAAAACGGCAGCATGTGGTGTTTTAATTTTAAAGTTAGCTGCCATTAATTAGTGCCCTTTTTTGTATCTAATACGTCCGGTCTAATTGGGTTACCATTACTTTGTACCCCAAGTTTCTCAGCTAATATCTTCACAGATTTATCAAAGGTTCCTACTGAAGTTTGAAATGTATTGGTTGAGGTTATAAAATCTTTAGCAAACTTCTCACTCATACCCGAGAATTCTTTCTCGTTGTTCATTCCATCTTTCTCAAACTTATTCTGAAGATCAGTAAATACTTTAAGTGCTCCACCAAATTTTTGTAAGTTATCTGAGGCAGTTGCCGCTGCCTGTGAAAGCTGCTGGAATCCACTAGTTCGTAGATTATCCATTTGCTTCTTCATGTCCTCAGGTCCGCCACCGCCCATAGCATCTGAAGCTTCATCAACTCCAGCTTGAGAATTTGTCGCAGTTATACCAAGAATTTGACGTTTAATTTCGCTTCCGCCGCCTTTATAGCCACCTAAACTTGCAGCTTGTGCTAAATTAAATTCATCTTTTTCTGTAGTCTTACCTTCATTTAATCTATTTACAATCCCCGGAATATCATTAACTCCAAGTGCCATCATTTTATCTCTAGCAACTTGAACTTGTTTTTGCCTTAACATTTCATTAGTAAATTGATCAGCTTTTTCAGGACTAATGTTAATACCTTGATTTTTATAAAACTCAGATGCTTTTTGAGGACCAGCACCTTGCATCGCTTTATATTCTTGAATAGTCAATCCTTGAGCAATAATAGCTTCAACTCCAGATACTCCAGTTTTTTGAGTGATAGCTGCAGTATTAACCATGCCGCTAAATGTAGCACTGCGATCCGTTGTAATTTGTTGAGTAAGTTGGGCTGCAGTAACTGCTTGTGAAAAAGCAGCTTCTTTATTAGCCATATTTGGATTTGTTCCAGCGGCTAACATAGTAGCAGTAGCTCCAGTGACATCAATACCGGAAGCAGCTGCACTTGTATTTTGTGCCATTGCTGCAGTATTTTCAACCATCATGCTAAGAGCTTTTGAGGAATCTAAGGATTTAGAGAATGCAGCTTCAAGAACACCTTGCATAGATGCAGCAGGATTATTTCCTCCTGCTTGAGATAATTGAGCCATTCTAGCAATATTAGTTTGAGCACTACCAAAGCCACCGCGCTCTAAATTACGAGCGCCAAATACTTGATCTCCTTCAAATGTGCTTCCCATTGTCTGAGCACCTTGTGCTGACAATTTAGCAAATTGTTCGGGAGAAAGTCTAGCTTGTTGCATCTTAGATAAATTATCGCCAGATATAGAGTTTTGAATAAATGAACTTGCACGTCCACCCATTTCCTGACCAGCAATATCTAAGTCAGTATAGAAATTACGAAGACCTTGTGCTTGCGAAGCGCCAATAGCATTTATAGCTTGACGAGCTTGCATATTGGCTTGATAACCAGTAAGTTGAGCAGCTCCAGCAGAAGTTTCGCGAGCTAAATCAGATACACCAATTGCCATTTGAGATGTACCTTGAAGAACATTCTGGCCACCATTAATAATCTGTTGTGTAGCAATTCCAGATGTCCCTGCTAAACTTCCACCGATAAAACCAGCACCTTTGTCTTTTAAGCCTTCAGCAACTTGAAATCCACCAGCTGTAGCTTGTGCAGCTCCAGCAGCAACACCTAAACCAGTAACAGTGTTTGTTGCGCGATACATTTCAGTGCCAAACATGCTAGCATCTTGTGTTTGACCTAATGCCAACTGTGAAGCAATATCTCCACCGCGTGCTTTTTGATACATATCATATTGTTGATTAGCTACATTAGCAAAGCCACCAACATTAGACATTTGTTGCATACGTTGATTAACCATAATAGCTTGTGCAGCGCCACCAAGAGCATTAAAGCCTCCAGCAGCAGCACTTGCAATACTAGAATAGTTTATTCCACCGCCACCAGCACCAGCTTTTTGAGCGTCTTGCAATTTCTTGAAATTTTCTGCAGACTCGTCTGCAGTAGCTCTTAACTTAGAAAGTTCATCATCCGTCTTTCCTACGCCTTCACTTAATTCTTTTAATGCGTTAGCTAAAGCACGAGCTTGATTTAAAACTTCTTTATTAATATCTTCATTAGCAATAGATCTCGTCTTCCCGCCTTGAGAGATGTTAACTGAACCACCAGCAACCTCTTTCGCAATTGATTCTGCAGAAAGGATATTATTAGCAACTCCACCCATTTCAGCAAGATTTCTAATCTTAGCATTAGGATCAGAGCCATTAGCTTTTTGTAAAGTTTGAGCAGCATTAATAGTAGCAAGCTCTCGGATTTGTTCTCTAGTTCCACCCATCATAACGCCAAGTGCGGCAGATTTTTCTGGATTAACTGTTCCTCGTTTTTCGAACATCCCTTTAACTTCATTTTGAGCATTACGCTCACGAACTCTTATCTCAGCTAAAACATCTTCACGTTTAGCAGATAGTTCATCATAACTTTGACCAGACATTGAGAATGCACGATTTTGAATAGCAGACTCACGCTGTATTCCTGAAGCTTGAGCATTAATAGTTGTTGATGCAAATTGACGACCAATATAAGTAGATGCTTCGGACTCAGCTCTTGTACGAGCTGTGGTATCCATTGAATTCATCTTAGTGCGAAGACCTTTGATGCTATCGCGCAAACTACCTGTTTGCTCTTGATAAAAAGGAGAGTCACGGAATTCAGGTGTTGTACGACCTTGATCTATTAAAGAGTTGAGTAATTTACCTTCACTTTTAATTCGATCTTCAAGTTGTGTACGTTGAAAACCTTTGCGTTGTGCACGTTGACCAATGCGTTCTAATTCAGAAAGAGTACTACTGCGGTCGATATCGTCCGCAAATGTATTCATGCCTTTTTTGTTAGACTGGTTTTGATCTGCCATTTACCCTACTCTTCAAAATTCTCTTCTATGTCTTCACCAAATGTATCACCATAGACCTGCTTAGCTTGCTGGAGTTGTTGCTCCATCCACTTAATATTCTCAGGATCTTTGGCAGGATCAATAGCAGGTTTTTCTTCAGATTTGGCAGCAGATGAACGCATTTCAGCTTCACGCTCTTCACGCTCCATCTTTTCAGCCCAATCTTCGGCTTGCTTATCTTTATCCTCTTCCATCTTAACATCTTCTTGCTCAAGCCGTTCTTGCTCTGCCTTTAGACGTTCAATACGGTCATAAAACTCATATAAGAGTTCTTCTATCGTATAGTTTTCAAGTAAGGGATCTTTTAATGGGCGATTATAAGTACGAGACCACCATGATTTAAGGAAAAGCAATAGCTGCTCTTCCGTATCTAAATCGGCTCTGGCATTGCGGGTAGCAATTTCTCTTATGGCGTCGACGGTTGAGATGGATCCGGCTTCTGAGTCTTTTTCTTTAGCTCTTCTTTCCATTCGAACTCAGCCTCCTGAACCTTACGATATAGCACAACTAAAGCGGATTCATCTTCAATACCATTACCGCCACCAGACTGTTTCCACCATTCAGGTGCTTCAACAATTTTAGCGCGTAGGTTTGCAAGGATGATTGCTAGACCAGCAAGATCATCTGTAGGGTTAGCATAATTTCCAAGAAGACGTGTCTTCTCTAATGCAAGGGCGTGTTTCTGCCCAACTGTAAGAGTACATAGCACTGTGAAACGGCCATCGTATTTTCGGCCAGTATCTTCACCGACATGTTCAAAATCGAAAGTCTTTTCTTTGCTTGGTAGATCCATTGTAACTCCTTAATCAGAAGTTATTATACCTATAGAACAGTAGAGGCTTAGAATCCGAAGTTTCTTAATTTATTTGCTACTTGACCAGCTACTTCTTGTAGTCGGCTTTGAGGAGAGGTTGGGCCAGAACCTGAGGCTGGAGTGGCTGACGTAGACTTAGCTCCGTCTGCTAACTCAGGCTTGCGCTCATCTTGAAAACCAATAGCTCTCCATTGAAGAGTTACATTAGCTAAAGAGTCGACACGTATGTCTTCACTTCTAGATGTAATCATAGCCTTGCTTGTATAGAATAAAAGTTGATCTGTTGCTGAATCTCTCACTTCAATAGTGATGTATTGTTGAAACAGAAAATTAAGTGCATCAGGTTGCCATAACTCAGTTCCTGCTGATTGACCAGGAATATGAAGTGCAGAAATAGTACCTTCAACAGAAATTCTTTGAGGTGCAAGTTCTGCAGGAAAGTAATCATCGATTGTATTAATCTCTGTTACTGCTGTATTAATTCTCCAAGAAATACCAAATGCAAAACCTGTAATTTTGCCATTGATTTTCATTGTGGTGCGAGCGCCAGAAGCATATTTAGCAGACTGCTTAGTAGAAAAGATACCAGCAGCGTTGCTTGCAACGTTATCTGTTAACCTTTGTCCTACACCTGGTCTGTTATTAAAACCTGACATTATCCACCATTAAACTGTTGACCAATACCAGAAAAATCTGCAACGAAACTATCTTCGTCTACGTATAGAGCAACAAAATTAAAGCGCTGAACAGCAGCGCCTTTTTTAGTTAAATTAAAGTCAGCTTGAGTGATACGAACATTGCGAATATTTGCAACACCAATATCTCCTGTAGCTGTCTTTTGATAAACTTGAATATCGAATGTAACACCGTTTTGAAACTTAGAAGGATCTAATGCTTCGTTTGCACGACCATCATTTCCTACTCCGTTACGAGCTAAAAAATCACCTAGAGTTCCGCCCCATACTCCGCCCCAGTTTCCAACGCCGTTACCAGCATCATTACCAGATAAACCAGGAGCAGTTTTGCCACCAGCATTACTCTTAATATCTTTTGCATAACGTATGACGGAGAAACTTCCTGAGACTGTGTAGCCTAATGGCTCAACACTGGAACCTTCATACATGCCTAAAATTTTAGGAGTTTGAGTGAGAACTTGAACTGAATAGGATAAATCAGTACAGAAAGCTAGCGTTTTGTCGTTAACTCTTACTTTGGCATTAGCGCCGGTAATAAATGTTGGACGAATGCCAGCCATCTGTATTGATTCCTAATTTTCTGATTACGTAAGGTCTGTGTCGCCAGAGAATGAAGCGTCGAAAGACTCATCATCCGCAACGATACCAACGAAAGCCAAACGATCAACTAAGATACCACGTTTATTCAACGAAGCGCTCTTACGTGTGAAGCGGCAATCTTTGATAGTAATGAACTCAACAGAGTCAGTTACTTGCGCAGTACCACCAGCAGCTGTAAGGCCAGTTTGTTCTTTTTGATAAACAGCTAAATCCCAAGTTTGAGAAATAAGCATGTTACCAGGGTTGATTTCGTTAGCGCCGTTTCCACCAGTTGTGTAATCGACTTTACCGAGACCGTTACCACCTGTGTTTGTTCCAGGCATATTGTTTTGTTTCGCGATACCAGTGTATCGAACAACAGACAATTCGCCAGCTACAGAGTAGTTTACCGGTTCATTGGTAACTGCTTCGTAACGACCCATTGTTTCGATAGGAATCGTGTCTACTGAAATTTGGTATGAAACGTCTGAAGCGTAAGCAAACGTTTTACCGCCTACTTTAATCTTAGCGTTCGCACCTGTTATAAATGAGGGCTTCTTTGCTGCCATCTTATTATCCTTTTGGTCTTGTGGTTGACCTTACCATCCATTTTTTTAGGCCGCACTATGCAACCCATTTATAGTTACTATACCCCACTTTAAGTTAATCACTGTACAATAGGCCTACCACTATAAGGTGGCAACAACAAAGGAGAGGCCCATGAGCCAGACCAAATATCCCGTACTTAAAGTACGAAACAAAAACCCAGGAACTATAAGTACTGGAGCTAACACAGAAGTAGAGTTAGATGGTAAAAAGTTATCAACTCTATCTTTCTTAAAGCTTGAATTTCATTCAAGAAGAGTAACGAAAGTTACTATGGAAATGTACGTCGATGTCGACATCGAAATCGAACCAGGCGATGCAACCATGACTATCAAAAAAGTCTCAGGATTACATTCAATCCTTGGATCACTTTATAAGAATTTCTTTAATAAGTAATCGGGAAAAGAAAAGGCCTAGCATTTCTGCTAGGCCTTTTTAGAAACTCAGGATGACTAATCCGTTATTAAGCGGTTTGGCTTGCGCGTTGCAGAGTGATATCTGCTAACACGAAGTCGATACCTTCAACTAATTTCACGATAACAGACACATTTACTGTGTTGCCGTTGATTTGAACAACCAACTGTTTGAAACCGTTTTTAGCATCAGACGTACTAACAGTAATACCTTGAGCTAAGTAAGTTGCAAGGATAGCCTCACAAGTAGACTTAATCTCAGCAGCAGAAACGGTATTCTTTAATCCAACATAGATATTCTCAAGTTGGTTACGGAAGTCGTAAGCTAATACGTCAGCCGCATAAAGAACGTTACCACGGTTGAAAACCCAGTTACCGTCTTTGTTGTAGGTAGTGTTATCAACAACCAAGCGGAATCCGCCAGTTTGAGGAGCTTCCCAGAACGTTACTGCGTTTTGGATAGCATCATCATACATAGTATCCGGATCAAATTCAACTACAACGTCTTGCTCTGGAGTAGACATTGGTTGAGCTGTGTGGCGGATACCAGACATGTTGAAATATTTGAAAGTCATTGGGTTACCGATTGGCGAACCGCCACGTGCTCCTGCAAGAAGAGCAGCGCCAGCCCAAGGTTGGAACCACTTGATGTTACCTTCAGAGTCCGCTTGACGAACGTCTTGGATAACCATTTGGATGCGTGCAGCAGCCATGGTTGCAATTTGAGTCTTAGCATCAGCATAAGAACCCTTGAACGACAAGTAACCTTGACGCTCAGACTTTTTCTTAGTAGTAGACATCAAGCTTAAGTGAGTTTTCACAGCTTGGTGGATACCGTCGATAGTGTATGTAGATCCTGCATCAGTTAACTGATCAGCGATATCTGCAGTAGCATCACGAGAGAAAAGAGGGATCACGCTGTTAACGCGGAACTTTTCAAACTTGCTTAACGCAACTACGATATCTGAAGAAGCTGTTGCTCCTTTAGAACCGCCGCTCAAGTAAAGAGCATTTGGAATTCCTTGTTGATCAGGAAGACCAACCTTCTTAACATCAGCTTGTGATGCAAGAGGAATCAATTCAACTTGTGAAGACAATGCAAAAAATTCAGCAACTTGACTTGCGTCACGTTTGATTCTTGCAGGTTGAGCTCCTGAAGCAGCGTGGAAAGCGCCAATTGCAGAAACTTGATCAAGAATGCTTGGAGATAATTGTCCCAAAGCAATCGAACCAGCAGATGCAGACCATCCAGCAAGTGTGTTGACATAATCAACGATTGCTTGAATGTTAGGGAAATCCGCTTTGTTTAAAACGATAGAAGCAGGTGTCGCACTTGTTTGAGCAAGTGTGATTGAAGAAGCATTGATCGATACAGTTGCAGCAGTACATCCACCAGAATTATCGCGACCAAGTTTTAACAAGATTTCGCCACCGATTGTTGCACTCTCTTCAAGAGTAGTAACAGGATTACGAACCATTAATGTTGCCATTGGTTCAGAACCAGCAACAGAAATTCCTGCGCTAAGTCCTAATGATGAATTTGCAGTACCAGCTAAGATCTCGAAAGATCGACCAGAACCGTTGCGATGTAAATTTGATCCTGCACCTTGAGTTAACTGTAATGCAGTCAATCCAGCAGCATCAACTTCAATTGCTCCACCCAAAGCGGTGTCAACAGCAGCAGCTAACAAAGCAGCAGTTGCGTATGACCCAGCAGCGATAGTTGCAACTGCAGCGTTTCCACCATTCAAGCGATAGTTAATAACATCGTTTGAAGCAGTAGTGATTACAACCGGAAGAGTAAGTGCAGAACCAGTTACAGTTGCAGCAGTCTCCGGAGTAAGAGTATTTTTGAAAGTTATTTGGTTACCAGAAGTTCCCCACTGACGAGCGCGCAAACGACCGAAATCAGTTGCACCAGCTTCAACAGGATCAAGCATTGCTCGAACTGATGAATTCGTTTTGTAGATATAAACAGCTTGCGCTCCACCTGGGATCGCACCGTCTGCACCAGGAGAAAACAAGAAGCTTGCAGCATCAACGATGTTACCGCGTCCGTATTTTTCTCTGATTTGAACTAGTTGGTCTGGACCGAATACGTTATTAGCGATATTCGTTTCCGCGGAGCCAGGAGCACCCGCATCTGCTTCTCCAAAGATCGCAACAATTCCAGTTGGCGATAGAGGAAATCCTCCGCCAAGATCGATTGTGGTCTTAGAGTAAGCACCTGGTTTGAAAATGGTTGCACCATTAAAGCTTACATTTATTGCCATGTGTTAAGTCTCCTGAGTCAAGTTTCTGACCTAATTATAACATGAGTGTCGGGCTAGGTTATGCTAGCTTGACCCCATACATTTTTAACGCTTCGTCGAATTCTTTCATTGTTGCGATCATAGGAACCTTGCGGCCCTTAAAATCAGCTTTAATGATTTCTTTCTTGTGGATCGCAGGAATAGCTGCAGCTCTTGCTGCGTACCATCCATCAAAATGAACCTGAGGAGCTTCTGCTCTTTTTTTAGGTTCTTCTGCTGCGATCTCTTCTTGAGGAGCCGCTTCCATAACTTCTTCAGTTACGTCAAGCTCCATCTCTTTTGCTTGTCTATTCTTTTTCGCCATGTTGGCTCCTTTTACTATATTTTAACAGCCTGGGGTACTTAAATATTTAAGTCGTCGTCCCCGTCGTCATCACCGATTCTACTGGCAATTAATCCGTTATTAGCTGTTGTATCGACTTCATTTATATCTACATCTAACGAGGCGGCTATATCACTAGCTGGCTCTAAGCCAACTGCAGGATCCACATTAAGATCCATAACTTCTTGAAATCGTTCAGCGTCCCAGAAGTTTTGAGTGGTACAGCGAAATCTAACCCAGCGGGTCCAGATATTCTCAGCCATCTTATTATTATCTTTATTGTAATCACTAGCACTAAACGTATGCAACTTTAATCCTAAGCGATGAGCCATTAGCTTATGCTTAAAAAGAATATAAGCAACTATATAGTACATCCACAGAACATAATCGCCTGCTTTATTAGCATGGATGCCAATATCCACCATAGCCGTAAAAACACCAGTTCCTGTTTCACCGTCTGCATCAAAGATACCAGCTATATCTCCAATAGAAGCTTTTGCTTCATCTTCGGTTTCATTAGCTAAGTGAATAGAAATACAAGGCATAACTTGAGCATTGAATGACCAAGCTTTAACTACAGGAATCTTGGTTGTTGAGAACCAAGCCCATAAGTCATCAATATATTTAGTTCCATAGTCATCACTAAGTTCATCTTGAGAGTATTGGTGAAATAAGTCATAGAACTCCGCCTTATTAGAACGAAGTTGTTTCAGTCCATGACTGATAACTTTCTGTACTACAATTTCAGGCATTACAAATGACATTAGAAACCTTCCTCATAACTACGAATAATCCCAAGAACAACTTCATCATACTCTTGATTTAGTAGATTATTAATCTCTGCTAAATCTTCAGTGAAGTCTTTAGGCTTCTCTGGCATAACCCATTGGGTTGCACGATTTTGTTTACTCGTTGCCGTTCTAAATTCAACCTTAGATCCTTTTGGCACAACTCTATTATACTGTGAAACTGCAGTTTCATAGCGTTCTGCTGCAATTGCTTTTTGAGCATCAAATATATTAGTATGAATAGGTGGCTTTGGATTATTACTAGATTTACCAACTGGAATAACTTTATAGACACCGCTACCGTCTTTCATTGGCTTTGCTCCCTTAGCTAATAATCTATCTAGCATTGGCATAGGAGGTTCAGTGAAATCAGTTATTCCTGAGTCAGTTTCTAATATGAAAGCATCAGGTCTAGGGCGTAAAGCATTAATAAAATCTGGTGAATCTTTTTGAACACCGGATTGAATCGCCAATTCCATTGCGTTATCTAAACGCTCTCGAATGGCAAGGGCAATCTCTTGATTTGCTTTTGATGCAATCACCTCTACGTGATCTTCTTCAATCCCGCGGGCTCGTAGATGTGTTTTAAGGCGTTCTAATTCAAGGAATACATTAACCATTAGACTTCTCGCGCTTCACAGCTTTTGCTCGCATATCATGCAAGAAATTCTGTTTCTCAAGGTCAGTCCAATCAGAACCGAAAGTGATCTTAATAGCTCCATTAGGAGAGATCTCAACTTGAGGACGCGGAAGGTATGGATAATTCTCGTCATGAATGCGCATAGGATTAGTCTTGTGAGAGCTAACAGCAGTCACAGTTTCAGGACCTCTACCCATGTCATCGACTTTGCTTTGTAGATCACGAAGTTTAGCTTCTAAATCATCAATTTCTTTTCCTGCAAGTTGAGCTAATTGATTGTGTTTATCAGATACAGTGTGAATGGTCTCTTCAAGTTTATCAAAGAGTTTCATAATGCGAGCTTCAACTTGTTGCAAGTCCACTGCAGTTCCATTGCGGATCTGTTCGCGGATTGTTTCCATCTCTTGATAAATATTTCCAATATTGTGACGCTTGTAATTTTCAACAAGAGTTTGAACTCCACCATGAATAACATCGTCATCCAATGAATCATCATGAAGGTCATTCATAAAGTCTTCATCTTCAGGGAGATACCATTCAAATACAGACATTAATGCTGCAGTGAGCTCAGGAAGTGATTTATTAGTCCATTGATAGATCATTTTGTGACCATCTTCAACGCGACCAGAATACATATCATTCATGTGTTTACGAATAGAGATTTTATATGTATCAATTTGAATATCTTTAAAATCTTCATCATTCATATCCTTAACTTCTTCACGAAGCTTACGGAACATACCGTTACCAACAAGACGCAAAGCGTCACCGTGTGTAACTTCAAGAACAGCATCACCTCTAGAGCGAATAACATTCTTTTCTAATTTTTCAATTGATAACATACCTTGAAGAGACTTACCAAGCTTAGTGCGGATAAATTCTTCTAAAGGTTTATGGCAGCAATCACGCATATCGTCCCAAGGGATATCTTCTGCGTCAAACCAACGTGGGTTTTTTAATTCATCTGTAGATTTAGGTTCGCCAGTAAATGATTCAATAAGAAATACGTCGCACTCATTTCCGTTCAGTTTACCTGACCAGATTTTCTGAGGATTACGACCAACAATTCCCATTTCTTCTTTTAATTCACGGAGTGCACAAGTAGCTTTATCGCCATCTGCTAAATCCATGTGTCCGCCAGCAAAAGCCATTCCGCCAGTGCTGTGTCGACCAAGAAGAATTTGGTTGTTATCATTCATTACAAGTGCTGCAGCTGCATGTCCAGAATAATGGTCTTCAAAAGACTTCTTAAGTTCTTTTTTAGACTTCTTACGCTTTTCGCGTTCTTCTTTTACTTTGGCTTTAGCTTTAGCGTGATGTTTTTCACCCCAAGAACCACCGCGGTTTTCACCATGAGTTTCTGGAGCATCTTTTCCAGGACTAGAGTATTTGGCAGCAACTGATTTTGGAGGCGTGCCACGGCCTGATGACTTCGATGCATCAACCTTTCCGTGAAGAATGGCTTGCATCAGACGATATTGCTTGCGTGATACAGCTTGTGGCATCTAATAGGCTCCCGTTAACTCGATAGATTCATTATAACTCGTCTGGTGAGTTAACTTAGGGTACGACAGGATTAACAATCTTTTCACCAGAACCTACCATAAAGTCTCTTCTTACTAATATTTGCTGTGGTAATCTACGGGCTGTTTTTACTCCGCCAATTAGCTCCTGTGTAATTCTTAGTTCTCTAAGTGATTGTAACACGACATAAACTGGGTTAGCAAAGTAAGCCCAACCTACAACTTCACCACGTTCTAGAGCTGAATTATAAGAAGGTTCTTTGCCAGGAATCCATTGGATATTGCCATCAGTAGTGACATTAAAATCAACACCAGGCATATAGAACTTCTGAACCCCATCTGTAATTGAACTTGCATACTCAACTTTTTGAACTGGATATCGCAAGCTTTGAATTCCATCTGGGCGCGGTTCATAACCCTTTAATTCCCAAAGACGAACAGTAAAATCTGGCATCTCTAATTTATCATAGGTATTAAAGTCAGCTTGTGTTCCATCAGGATACTCAGTAGGAAATGTTACAACAGCGGTACCAGTTTCCCAAACACCATGTGCTTCAAATGTCTTCTCAATACTATTTCCTTGAAAGATACCGTGAATTTCTTTACTTTCGTAAAATATAATTCCGCTGTCATCGCAAAATGGACAATCTGGTTCATGTGCTTGAAAATCAGTAGATTGAACATTCATACATGGTATAGCTTTGTGATGAATAAAGCGGATACCACGTTGATTCAATAGTTGATCAAAGCTAATTCCCTTGATCGATGGATCCGGAAGATACATTGGCATCGGCGACTGCGTTGACGTAATCGACGTTGCTGGAGGAGTTGGGTATGGTTTATTCGGCTTATCCATAGACATATTTCACTATTATACCTGATAGTAGGCTGGACACCCTAGCTGAGTTTACCTGTATAATATGTATCTAGCCACTGGATCTGAATCAAATGGGGAATAATGAGCATTTTAAATAAGATTATTCAAAGCGACGGCAGTTGTACCCAATGGGCAAGTAAAGCCGTTTGTGCTCAATGCCCAATGTCAAAATTACGTAAAAAAGAAGATGGAACATATCTAAGTTGTGTAGAAGCATTAGGCGTTGAAAATATGACTGAAGAAGAAGCCGATGCTAAGTATAAAGAAGTTGCAAGCCGAATCCTGCTTGACGAAGCGATTGACGAAATCTTAGGAGAGCCTGATGGCACTAAGTAATAACGACAATCGAATTCTTGAAGAGATAGTAAATCTTGATGGTAAATGTATGGATTCACAAAGGTGTAAACTATGCCCGTTCAGAGTAATGTGTCTACCGGAATTTCTAAATCCAACCCCACCAACAACGGAACAGAGAGCCAAAATGGCATTAGATGTCATGACACATCATGCACTTGTGGACGAACAAAGCCCGCTGGACATCGAACAGCATCGCTGGGACAAAAAGTAACTTCAGATCTATTCCTTAGACAGAAGCAAGATCAGGCCAAGTATAATTTCTATATGTTTATGGTGAAATTATTAAGGCTTTATGGATCAAACACAACGAGATAAAGAAGAAAAATTTAGACAACAAGTTCGTCAGATGTTAAGGAAAATGTCTACCGACGAATTATCTTACACACTTGGCCGCTACTGTGGGCCATCTAATATTATGCTTTGCGAAAAGAAATTCGGCTTTATAATCCCTAAAGAATTAGTTGAATCTGAATTAAAAGATCGTACATTCGAAGATGCGATCTTCTTCTCTGATACTGAATAATCTGTTATAATTAGACTATCCCACTCAGGGATTTACATAGGAGGCAACCATGACTAAACCTAGTCCAATCACATGGGGCCTCATTTCAATAAAATCTGATAACAAAGGAAGTACTTATGGAAAAGCGATCAGCTCGTCCAATTCTCATTCGTTTCAAGGATCACCAGGAAATGGTGGACTTGACAATCAAGATAGAATTCAAGTACTTTATGCTCAAGTTGCTTTATGCTCATCGCAGTCGAGAAGTATAATTAAGTTAAATGAATTCACCAGGGGTCCCAAAAATACATGAAGTTAGAAGACTAGAGCTTATTTATAAGTTCTTATTCTTTCTTCGCGATTTAGGGATTAAGTCTGCTGTTCAGCCATCTATTGACGTATGGACTGATTATATGCATATTACTGGACATTTAATCTTAAGCGAGATTGATGATGATATTTGAAAAAATAACTTCAGAACAAGTTACAGCTGTTCATCAGCTTTACGCTTTCCTACGTAAATTAAAAGTAATTGGTATTGTTAAAACTAGCACTGAACAAGTGCGCATTACCGAAATGGGAAGACCAATTCGCTATACTCTTAAATATCATGGATATGATGCAAGTATGAAGGGTAAACTTACTGCTGAGGAAAAACTTGATCGATTGATGCAGATGAAGATTTTCTTCGATAACAGTACTCGACAGACAGAGTAATATCGCCCACATGACTCCAACTCATCTGGACATCTTTTACACCGATTTTTAATTTAGCTAATAACAACAAGAGATCGTGGTAGCGTATTGCTTTATCTTCATCTTCTACATAATATTCGTAATGAACTCGATAGCTAGATAACATCTTCTAAATCAATTCTAATATTAGCAAATTTCATTGCTCTTAAAACAGATCTCACTTCTAATTGCCTTGCCGCAGCTTTAATTCCAAGCTTGGCCAGTAATTTTAAAAGAGCAGTTTCATGTTTGTTGTGCATCATTGTTTAATTATACTTTGTGCCACTTTTTGGCAGCAAAAGTTTTATAAAATTATGAATATGTGTAATAGTTATACATAGGCCCATGATAAGTAGTTGATTTTATTAGGGCCAATTTTTGAAATGTGTATTATATTGTACACAAAATAGTTTTAGGAATCGTAGCTCTTATCTGAGAACTCTATATCGCCATCATCACAAAACCAATAGCCATGAGTCTCTTTGAAATAGCCATGCTCAATACCATTTCCTCGGATTTGATATCCAAGGAGTTTAAGTATCATCTCTAGCGTCTTCCACCCAGACGGAGTTTCAGACCAGTATTTTGAGAGTGCTTTTGCTTTGTCGTATGCCATGAGTATTTTTCTTCTGGACTAGGTCCACGTTTCTTTTTATTCACTTTAGGTAATTTGAAATCAATATGACTACTAATTGTTCCTGGAACTGTAACTATACCAACTTTCTGTTCTCCATTAAAAGTGTAAACCATTGAATAATCGCCAGGCATAACATTGGTGTATATTGCCATCGTACTTCTTTCTGGAGCAGACTTAATACCTAATTTATTTAAAAAAGTAAACAATGCTATATGTGGTTCTGTAGCAAGACGAAGAAAACCGTCAATTGTTATATAAATCGCTACTTCAGTCATCTTGTAATATCCGATATAATAGCTGCAGCCCAAATAATAATTGCAGAGAGTGCGATACTAATCGACAGACCTATCATCAGTAAGATCCCTAAGAGGTTCATCAACATTGAAAGATACTCCTTCTGCAAAAGCAATTTCTTTGCCATCTATCTTTAGTTTTAATTTATAACCTTTATAAAAGGAAGAGACTCTTTGTTTTGCACTCTTAATGCCAAGCTTATAAAGAAATTCTAATAGATTATTAGTAATTCTACTATCATTGGTTCTTCCGCCCCAAACACTCGGTATGCGTATCTCTTGCCTATTAAAAACTCTATTAATCGCCACAAGATTTCCTTGGTAGAGGAACTATTTCCATGTATTCTAAATTCATAGATAACACTGCCATTTGAATCCAATGTGGTTCAACCTTTGGAATTCCTCTGATTGCCGTCATCGGTGAAAACGAATGCTTCTTTGATCCCATTTGAATTACATCAAGCTTCACTAATAAAGCAACTAATGAAATCCAGCTAGAGTAACGTGGATCAACCGTCTGAAATGCAAGACTATTCTCTATGAACATGCTAACTTGCCCCGCACAGCGTAAATCGAAGGGGCCCCTCGCCAGATGCAATATACTGAGTTAGACATAGTTACTTCTTACTCAACTTTTTAAATTGTTCTAAGCTCTTTGGATCCATAAATAATGTTGAAGGTTTCCCGTGATTATTAACAGCTTGATTAATTGCCGCTTGAATCGAATTCATTCCTAGTTTATCTTCCCACTTAGCACTCTTAATTCCAAGCTTTAAAAGTAGTTTTCTTAAACCAAGTTCGTGTTGCGGACATCCACCAAAGTACATATCGTATTCAATAGATTCAAGTAATGCTTTTATAGTAGAAGCTGCAGAGTGTTCAATTGCCATGCGGCAATTATACTAATCGCCGACGCCAGGGTTGCGTGCGTTATGCTGAGACTGCATTTGGCGTGCGGGCTTGACAACTTGCTTGATATCAACGCGACCACCCTTAGGTACTTGTCCACCACCGTGGTCATGCAATGTTCCTTTGCGGCCAAGGTCTTTCGGAAGGTTTCCATCAAGGTTTGTTTGGGTGCGAGTGGCATACGTAGCAGAACCTGGTTTGTAATCAGATTTGGGTGGTACTCGATCTGGTCCGGTTGCTTTATGCAACTCCCATTGTCCACCCTTATTAAATGCTAAATACTCACTCATGTACTTATTGTACTAGAGTTTGGGCCTGATATACTTACCCGGCGCCACAAACCCCTCGAGTACCTCTCGGGGAGTTTTGAGTCCAAGCAAATGAAGAAGTACCATCAAGTGTCCAACCTCATTCAGCACCGGTCCCTCGTCCATTCGCCTATGGCTCAAACACGGACTACCAAAATCTGTATTGATATCATCCGGTGGATAATTTCTATTTCTTCTTCGCTGTGGCCTCATCGGTAATACACCTCAACTAAGTAGCGCTCAGTTCCAGATATTCGCACCATTGTGATGCGGCGGATCCCATGACTTATTTCAAACTTTTGTAATAGCTCGATGAGGCTCCTCAGCGATTTGCCTTGTTGTGGAGTCGAAGAGAACTCACGGTACTTGGATGGGCTGCCGGCGATTGTCGATGGTGGGCCTGGCCAAGGAGGTGGAGGGAAGCAGGGTGCGTGGTAAGTCATATTGTTTTTTGGACCTCGTCATAGACATAGGCAAAGAGGAAGGGTGTCCAGGTTTCATCATTAATGATGCCAAGTTTATAAAGGAAGTGGGCGAGGTTTATGTGGTGTTTTGTCATGGGAATAGGTTGGTCCGTTTTATAAGTGTTTCGTATGGATCCATGACATTTAGTAGTTGAAGGAGGTGATAGGTGGATTGAGCTTGAATTGCATCATAGTGTGATGGGAGGGCGATAGCGAATTGTATGGCATGTTTGCGGGAGTAGAGGCGTATGTATTGTTTTTCCATTAGAAATTTATACCTATTAGGAAAAGAGGTAGTGGTACCTGTGTTTGACCTAATAGGGAAGGGTGGTGGGGCCTCTTATTTAGTTTTGCTTATTTAGTGTGGGCTGTTGGGTAGTCCAGATGTGGACCATAGAGTGGTCCAGTAGTGGGCCAATTGATTGGTTTAGTTTTATATTTATAGGAAATAAGAGTACGGGGTTAATGTTTGTCTATTAGGTTTAGAGGGTGGCGGGGGCCACTTATAGGAAAAAGCTTATGTACAGAAAGAGTTGGCGGCGGGTACCCGCCTGAAAATAGGGGTTCCCTTTTATGCTGAGGGTAGCGGGCGCCCTTTTCCTGAAGCTATAGAGTATTGTAACGAGGCAATAATAAGAAAATTGCTGAGTGATCTGAAACTAACAATAAATGTAAACGGGCAATGACGCCCACAAAAACAAGGAGATATGTATGAGCAAAATGTCACAAAAAGAAGCGGTATTCACAGCGGTATGCAACGTTACTGGCTTTACTGGTGAAGGCACAGTGGTTATCAGCAAGGAGCAACGAGCGCAAGTGAATGCGATCTTGTTCGAGGGTTTCCGATCTAATAGCATTGAGTTAGATCGTGAGTATACAGATAGCGATTTAAAGTCGTATGTGTCTGGCTTACAAAGCAACTGGTTACGTAAAGATAAGCGTTTGAATGGTGGTACACAGTATGTAGCGAAGAACCCAGGGTCACGTGCGGGTTCGGCTGATCCTTCTCTTAAGGCGATGCGTGCTTTGATGTCTACTCTGACTGACGCATCTGAGATCGCTGAAGTACAGTCGCATATCGATGCACGTATCAATGAGATCGCTGCAACGAAGCAAGCTAAGACGGTTGACTTCTCCGCTCTGCCTGCTGATCTACAAGCTAAGTTCTCTAAGTAATGAATGTGGGTTGTGCGCTGGGTAATACACCAGCGCATGACACTGCTACGCTTGGGAGCTCAGTGCCCGATCCTATACTTAATTATAACGAAGGAGAAAACAATGAATAAGAACGTAATTATATTTGGTGCACTTGTAGTAATCACTCTTCTCTCTGGCTGTGCTCAACCTAAAGATGGACTGAATGGCAAAGACGGTAAGGACGGATCTGATGGCAAGGATGGATCAAGCTGCTCTGCAAGCTCTGTCGCTGCTAACCCTGCTGCTCCAAATGGTGGAGCTCTTATCTCATGCACTGACGGAACGAATAACTTGATACTAAATGGGTCGAATGGAAATGACGGCAATGATGGTGCCGATGGGAAAGACGGGCAAGATGGAACGGTAATTACATCCATCCAATTCTGTCCAGGTGTTACAAGCTATCCTGCTAAGTTCAATGAAGTGGGATTCTGTGTAGGCAATCAGCTGTATGCTGTATATAGCACTAACGGCGGATTCATGGCTCTTATCCCTCCAGGAAGATATAGCTCTAATGGTGTGAATAGCTCTTGTTCATTCACTGTTAAGCCTAACTGTGAGATTGAACGGTAGTAATACAACCCAACCTAATCGGCTGACGACGGGCTAGAAACCCAGGTCGTCAGCCGACACTGCTACGCTCAGCCCCACTATGAGGCAATACCTGAACCTACACACCATCACAACAACGGAGGATATGATGACCGACCAAGATAAATGCAATCTGATACTACAGAAGATGAGAGATGCAGGCTATACCGATGTAGTAGATACATGCGATGGATGGACCTTAGATGAGATCGAGTATTTCCTTGCTAACTATGAACCACATTACCTAAAGGAGAGTATATGAGTAAGAACATGAAGTGCTGGAACTTAGTTAATCTTGAAACCGATGAAATATTAGTTAGAAATTTAACTAAAGCTGAAGCAATGGCTAAAGAAGAGAAAGCCCATGATTTAGGTATTCCAGCTATGGCTATGAATAATGATGATTTAGAACTTTGCTTTAATATGGAGGAAGCTATATGAGCCGTCAAGAACTTATCAAGCTATTGTTTGCCCTACAAAACGAAGCCTACCGCAAGTCTGGCATGGACATCAACGACTATCCTTTCATCTGCTTCGACTTCTGCACTGACCAGCAACTACAGGCTTATTACTTCAACATGGCAGGTAATTAATGGAAGGCTTAGCTGTATCTGCAACCGTGCTATACTCACTCTTCTACCTGATTCAAATTCTGTCCATAACACTAGGAGGATAAGATGATCGATTGGCAAGACTTCAAGTATACAATGGCCGTCACTTACAAAGATGGATCTGAGCACGAACACTCTTCCGACAACCTATTATTCCTAATCCATCTAGGAGAAGACGGACTTTTATCTGGTCTATATACATCCGCTACTCTATACTCCAATACAGCAGTCACAATATAACCCGACAATCTACCTATAGGTCCTGATCCTTCTCGGGCAGGACCTGACACTGCTACGCCAGGAGCTCTGGGTTCGGCTAATCATCCCGATACTACATGATAAACCCCTCGGGTAATGCCTCGGGTAGATGTAAAGCAAGCCTGAATCTATGCCTAGATATAACGAGGGGATAAGAGATAGGGAAAGAACAGGCTTAGACAGGCCAAGGATAAATGTATAGGGAAAGCCAACTCAGGGTGGGCGTCGCTCAGCCCCCAGGCCCTCACTATATCCTAGCTAGTCTTTTCAGCAGTTTAGCTCTCCTTCTCATATCTCCCTATAACAAAACTAGGTATGGCTTAGGTTTAGTCTAGGCTATATCCTATAAGTGCTATAGGTGGATGCTAGAAGTGGCCTATTAGTTGTGGGTGAACTAGATGAAGTGATGATCCGATACTATGCCTAGATATAACAAAGGAATGATATGAACGACATTAATATAACAGTTGGTTCTTTAGTCCTAGTATGCGAATATGGTAGTGATCCGTATTGGTGTGAAGTCATAAGCATGAAAGGTGATGTTATTTGGTGTACTAACGGACATGGCATTTCTTTTAGAGTGCACCGTGCAGATATTAGCCAAGTAACAGATGATGACTCAGTTCTTAAGTAATTTCTGAAACTACATAACGATATAACAAGGAGATAGTGTATGAAAGAGATGTTATTTACAGTGCTACTATTCTGCTTTATTGGTGGTGTAGTTGGATATGGGTTTAAGACTCTATTTGATGAGCTCGCTACTGTTCAACCTAATATTGAGAAAATGCTCAATAACGTAATAGTGGAGGAATAGCCATGAAATATGCTGTAAGACATACTTTTGGGAGCTTTATCCATGAAGGCACTAGGGCTGAGTGTGAACTTGTAATGAAGGCTTTTGCCACTTATGGTGTTGGTGAGTTTAAGTTTGACATAGTAGAGATTCCAACTCCTAAGCTGAGTGATAAGACTCGTGAAGAAATCCACGTCTATTTAGCTGATATGACTAGTGACAACTTAGATACAGAAATTATAGAGGATTTACTTATCAATGGGTGTAAAGGCTTTGCAGAAATGACTGATGAAGAGCTTGTTGAAGCACTTGAACCATATATTGACTTTGAAGAGTCTGAAGCTGACAATACTGAGCTTTATATGAGAGCTTGTGCTGAGTTGGGTATTGAGCGAATGCTAGGTTGTGGTGACTTACCTTTAGCCAATGTTGAAGCAGCTGACTTAATTGGTCTTCCATCTTTAAAAGATAAGAAGGATTAGTGTATGGGAAAGACAGTGAGTAATAAACTATTGGCACTTATTAGTGATAATGGGTGTGTTATTAAGCCGGACTCAGAGTTACAGAAACTCCATATAGGTACTTGGTTTAAAGCCACAATGCATGGTGCTTATGGACTTTATAGCTCTCAAGCTGATGCCTCTTCTATCTTCTTTTTTGAGAGTAATTGCCCTAAAGGTAGTGAAGACTATGTATTAGCTCATGAGTTTGGTCACTTCCTTAGCTATTCATTAGAGCATGGTATTCATACACTAGTTAAAGCTAATAAGCACTCGGAAATACAAGCTGACTTTAAGAACTTAATGACTGAGGAAGAGTTTAGAGCTGATACATTTGCTATGCTTATAGCTAATTACTTAGGTTTCAATGCACCTGAATGGGTTATTGATCGTCGTCTTCCTCAATATGACTCTCTATCTATGGATAGAAAAACTGATCTGACATTAGAAGTAATTAACATGATTGGTTTGAGTTTTATTAACCAAACAAAAGGAAAATAATGGACTTACAAAGACTCATATATTTATGCCATTTAAAGAATGAATTAAATAGACGTAGACGTAGGTTTCATTACTATATCGATAATGGTTGTTCTGACCATATTAGTAAGCGAGAAGCTATAAATGGCTATAGAAAAGCTAAACAAAACATGAAAGCGATGACTCATGAAATGAGACAAATGCGACTTGCTATGGGTGTTAGGTTTATATGGAATTGGAGTGGGCATATAGAAGCAATTGAAGTGCTTAGTACGAAGCAACGTATTCGCATGAAAGATTTTAAGAAGTTTTATGATTCAGAGTTGTTTGAAATGACTTTATTTACAAAGGATTAAACATGAACGAGAAGCTTAAAGTACTTACTGTGTCGATTGATGTATCTGATCTGAGTGCTTCTCAGATTGAAGAATTGCAATTAGCTATGGAAGTACAAAGCGAAGACTATGATGGAGCTGTTATCCTTAACTCTGCTGTTCAAGACATGGACATGGATGAGCTTATGGAAGAGGACAATGGCGATAGCGACAACCTTCACTAGGTTGTTATCCGAAACTAAAATCCCTTATAAAAGGAGGATCTATGTCTATTGGTAACTATAAAAATTACCCACAAGAAGTTGTCTTAAAAGCAATTGAAGTATATAATCGCCCAGGTATGGTTTGGCAAAATGTCCCTTCTGTTTTGGCCGAAGAATTTGGCATGAAAAATGGTGATCAACTATATCACAATCATGGATTATGTTCTGCAGCTAATGGAATGAAAGAATATAAACCTAAAAGAAAGAAAAGAGGATTTATTAGTCCTGCAAAGACTAAAGCTTTAATGCTTGCTCTTGTAGATATGGGTGTTCATGTTGATATAAATCAACTAATTAACAATGCACAAACTAAAATTGTGAAACCCAATAAATCCTGAAACTAGAATGAAGTAACAAAAAACTTGGTGAATGGTTCATCAAGAAAATTAATAGTCAAACCTCGGGAGGTTAATATGACTAAGATTTCTCAGAAAGAAGCAGTTTTCCAGGCCGTAAAGAATGTATGTGGAGAGCAAGACTCTTACACACCATCAAAAGAGCAGCGCGCTCAAGTGAACGCGATTCTGTTTGAAGGTTTCCGCAGTGGAACTATCGAACTTGATCGTGAGTTTTCTGATACAGACTTGAAGTCGTATGTATCAGGACTTCAGTCAAACTGGTTGCGCAAAGACAAGCGATTGAACGGTGGAGTTAGCTACGTAGCTAAAAACCCAGGTTCACGAGCTGGTTCTGGCGATGCATCGTTGAAAGCAATGCGTGCATTGTTAACAACTTTGACTACTGAAGAAGAAAAATCAGAAGTTCAAGGTTACATCGACGCTCGCATCCAAGAGATCAATGCTAGCAAAGTTAAAGCTAAGCCTGTTGATTTCTCAGCTTTGCCTGCTGACCTTGCAGCTAAATTCCAAAAGTAATTTATTAAGCGGGATGCAAGTCCCGCTTATCCCCACATTCTAATAAAATCTAACGACGCAAGTCGTACCAAAAGTGGCGCATAACCCAACACCTATACCAAGCCTGTTAAGCGGGGCTTGGTATCTTCATTTGCCCATGGGCAACTGACACTGCTACGCCGGGAGCTCATAGTCCCAGCACTGTATCCTGAAACTAAAAACAAACATCGGAGAATATATGTTTAAAGTATGTAATGACTCGCATTCTGTCAATGGAACTAGTCGAATGGGTGAGATAAGTGTTGTATATAAAGATCTTATATTAGCATTTGGTGAGCCAATGGAGAGTGATGGTCACAAAGTAAGTGGTGAATGGGTGTTCCATGATGACGAGGCCGATATTACATTTACACTATATGACTGGAAAAAGACTCGACTGTATGGTAGTGGTTTAATGTCTGTTGAGCAACTTCGCACACAAGATAAAGAAACAATAGTTAATATAGGTGGTAACCATAAAGGTGACATTGATGCTTTTAAGTCTTGGGTTAAAAATCAAATTGAATATGCAAAAGTTGGTAAACCATTTGAACAAATTATTCTTGGACTTAAATCCTGAAACTAAAAACAACCATCTGGAGGTATTGTATGAATAAGTTTTGGGCATTAACAATTACAGCAAAACTAGAATTAAAAAGACAATGGATGAACTCTGAAATGGTGATTGCTTTCTTGCAGGAAAACAAAGGCGGTAAAGTATATCGCTCTGGTACTGACCAAGAAGCAGAGATTATTGCAGATCCTCAAAATGAATTAGTTTGGAAAGATATTCCACAAGTTGGATAAGGAGTTACATGAACAAGGCTTACTTGCAATCTTTAGGTATTTATTTAGTATTTAACTCTATTGTATGGTTAATACTTTCAGGAATAGTTGGTGGACTAACAACAAGTAGTTTCATGATGTCTACTTTATTTGCTGTATTGATTCATAAGTATTTTATTTATGGCCGTAAAAGCTCTTAGAGACAAACCGAGTTCTAAAGCTAGAGAAGAGAGTTACGCAGCATTGCGTAAACTCTTTGATCTATTAGATAAGTTAATGATCTCTCATCCTTGGTATACAGGTGAGATGGGTGAGATTAAAGTTGATTACAAAGGTTGGAAAAAGTGGGTAAATAAACACACTCCGCCAGATAAACGAGGAGGACTTAAATGAGTATCATGCTTGATAACATTAGACATGAATGTCGCAACTTTATTCGTAATGGCACTCCATTACCTAAACGAGATTCTCGTTGGGACTCAGAAATATCTCGCATTATGGCGGAAGAACAAAAGATCTTCGATAATGAGCAATTAGCTGAAATCGAAACTATGTATGCTAATTATCATAAAAAGCATATTACTGGAATCACATACGAAGAATGGATGGATAAAGCTAAAAAGCTTTATAAAGTTAGTGGCTCAATGGTTTACTCTATCGCTCGTGGTCCTGACTATGAAAAAGAATGGGGACCATATAAAACAGAAAAACAAGCTCATAAAAAGTTCTTACAATTAATTAGTTATAAAAACTATGATCATTTTGTTCGTCAATGTGACTTTGCCTATAACCCAGATGAACAATAAACTATATAAACCAGTTGAAAAAGCATTATTTAGACCTGTTGATTCTCATGCAACGCGCACTGATCCAGCCGCAACAACATTTTTCCTATTAGCTAGAATTTTTAGAATGATGCATAAATTTAACATGAAGTCTCAAGAATCTATTTCTCAAACTGAAGCCATGCAAATGGCACAACGTATTACTTCAAAACTTAAATCTGAAACTAAAGAATAACATGGAAGAAAATACAATTAACAAAGAATATGAAGAATGGTTAGATAGCTTAGAGCCAAGTTATCCTATGCCTGAGGAGAATAGTAATGGATAGACTTAAATTATTACAGCAAATCTACTCTAGATTAGCTTCATTAGAAGCAGATAGAGAAGAAGCAAGAATAAACAATAGATCTGTAGAGTTTATCGACTCTGAAATGAAAGCATTAAGACTTAAATTACAAGATGTAATGAATAGTGTTTGTCCTATTATTAAAGGAAAATAGTGTGGCAAAGATAAAGCGTAAAAACTATTCCAATCACATATATAAAGCTTATAAATTGATGAATATGCTTCTTGAAAAGCATGGCAAAATTCGTGTCATCTTTCAAGATTGGTGTAATTGGTCTCAAGCAATGGGTAATGATTATAGACGTAGAGTAATTACTTCTGATGGTAAGTGTAAAGTTGCTTACAAATCTCATGGTTACCCAAAATATAGCAGCTATTCACCATCTTGTTTCTATACTTATTCTGAAACTAAATCTCTTAAAGCAATTATGAAAGAGATGAAAAAACACGATAAGCAATATCACATTCCAATTGAGATACATTATGGTTGGTTCTTTACAAAAAGGATTAAGTTATGAAAAGAATATTAGAGTTAAATGGTGTAGCAAATATGTCTTTATTACTTCAATGTGAAGTTGATAAAGCACAAGATGCTGAAAGTGGTGGAAACATATACTATATGAATGAAGAAACATATAAATCTATGAAAGAACAAGTCGAATTACTTGAAAGATATATGTTGGCTTATCATAAAGCGGTTCGTAATAATACTCAAACGCCAATGTGGCATGAAGTTCGTGAAAAACCTAAGCTTTATCCTTTAAATAAGGAGACTGTGGATTAACATTGTTCTGGGAGGGACGTATGTTGTATAAAATTGTTATAAGCTCAGATAAAAAAGATGGTCGAGTATACTTTGATACCCATTCAGTTGGGTTTTATCACTCGGATGGATTGGTAATGGAACTTATCAATGAAATAGTTCTTGAGCCAAGTATTCGATTAGAAGCCTACCATATAGAAAAAGAAAGAAGAAGATTAGAAGCTCTTGAAGTAACTCAAGTAATAGAAGTACAACTTGATTTATTCAAGGATGTAGCATGAGACACTTATTACCGCTATCGTTTTTGTTATTGACAGCTTGTGGTCAAAACTTTTTAAACAAAGATCCGAGAACTATTAGCGGAACTAATTCTGTGTTTTATAAGTATATTAACTATTATGTTTTAGTTAAAGGCTCTAATTTACATCGAGATATACCTATTCAGTTTAAAGACTTAGATGGCTCAACTGTTGGTTTATGCACTCGATGGTCTTCCGGCGAAAGACAAATAGTAATTGATCCTTCTTACTGGGATAATTTGGATGAAGGATCTAGATATCAACTAATAGCTCATGAGCTTGGTCATTGTGATTTAAACAGAGATCATGTTGAGCATAAATACCCTCCAACATCCATTATGGATCCTTATATTTTTAGTTTAAACTCGTACAACACTTCGTATTATATGAATGAACTCTTTAATTTCTCTTTGCAAAACATTGTTGCTTCAATGCCATTGACATCAAAAACATGTGTTGAAAATATAGAAGTAAAATAAAACTTATTCTGAAGATAGTTTTAATTATAATAAAAAAGGAGTGTTAATGAAAAAGCTTTTACTAGTTCTGGTTGTTCTAGGTCTCAGTGCCTGTGCACCAGAAAAAACAGAAACGACTGTTGTCGGTCAAGACGGAAAAAACGGCATCAACGGTACAAATGGTACAAATGGTGTTGATGGAAACAAAGGCGACAAGGGTGATAAAGGTGATAAAGGCGACAAGGGTGATACTGGTGCAACCGGAGCTGTTGGCGCAACTGGTGCAACCGGAGCTAAAGGTGCTAATGGTTCGAATGGTTTAAATGGTACAAATGGCACAAATGGATTAAACTTTTTCTTTAATACGGGTTTACCTGCTAATTCATTTGGTGTTGAAAATGAAATTTACTTAGATAAAACTACTCTTAACATTTATAAAAAGTTATCTGGAGTGTGGGTATTGCAAGGCAATATTAAAGGCACTAATGGCTCGAATGGATTAAATTTCCTTTCAGGCTCAGGTGTACCAATTTCCACTCAAGGAACTGATAATGAATTGTATTACGATATTGTTACTTATAATCTTTATAAGAAAATATCTGGTACATGGACTTTAATTTCTAACCTTAAAGGTGCAACTGGTGCAACTGGTGCGCAAGGTATTCAAGGCTCAACTGGATTGACTGGTGCGACAGGGGCAACTGGTGCTAAAGGTGACAAAGGTGACAAAGGTGATACAGGTACGCAAGGTATTCAGGGAATTCAAGGTCTTCAAGGTATTCAAGGCGTTGCTGGATTGATCGGACCTAAAGGTGACAAGGGCGATACTGGTGCAACTGGTGCTGCAGGTGCAAATGGTTCTAACGGAGCAAATGGCGTTGCTGGTCCGCAAGGTCCTGTTGGTCCACAAGGTCCTGCTGGCGTGAACGCATCTAATTTAGTAATCTTTTCAAATATTCCTAAAAACACTTGTCATCTACTTGTTCCTGGTGTATATGTTTGGAATACAGGTTCAAATGTAACATTTAAAATGAGAAGTGATTGTTATCATGGTTCAAATGATGAATTCATATTCTGTTCTGAAGTTGCTCAATATGATTCTCATGGACACAGTCATGTCTGTTGGATTGGAAGAAAAATGTATACAGTAAATGGTGTTAACTCTGCTCTTAAAATTTACGAAGTAACACACAACTAAAGGACATAACATGAAATATCTATTAATGTTAATCATAATGATGGCTAGTATTGCAAATGCTGGCCAGCATTTTAAGACTGCAAGCGATGTTCCTATGCCTGAGCTAATCAAAGAATTAGAAAAGGTTTATAACGAACAAATTAAAGATAAAGAAGTGATTAGTATATCTGTTGAAGGACATACAGATCAAAGAGCTTCAGTTGCTTATAATCAAAAGCTCTCTGAAGCTAGAGCAAAATCAGCAGTAAACATATTAGTTAAGTTTGGCGCTGACAAATCTAAGATTACATCTGTTGGTAAAGGTAAGTCTGAGCTGTTAACTACTGGAACTACTGATGAAGAATATGCAAAGAACAGACGTGTTGTAGTGATTGTAAAATCAAAAGCTGGAACTACAACTGCTGTTATATCTGAAGCAAAGAAGTGTGAAGAGAAAGAAAAAGTCGTTGAAAAAGTAGTTGAGAAAACTAAGATTAAGAAACATATTGTGTCTGTGTTTGTTCATCAAGGTGTAGTAAACAATGAGACTAAGTCTTATACTTCAGGATCTAAAGCTATTGGTGAAGCTGCAATCGAAGAGAATTACATTCCTGCTGCAATGTATCAATACCAATTCGACAATGGAATAGTTCCTATGATTGGTATAGATATTAAACGAAGTCCTAAATTAAACTTTGGTGTTGGTTACGAGTTCTAAGTTCATACATCCACGGACGGTATCTCCTTTACGGACTGCAGCAATGCGGTCCGTTTTCTATTTCCCTACTCAGCACCCCACTAAGTGCTGACACTGCTACGCCGGCGCCCTTGCTCGGGTACTCCCGCCGATACAACATATCTATAATGGGAGGTCGTATGGTATGGTTCACTAAGGCTAAAATGGTTTGGACATCTAAAGACAGCACAACAATGATTCCTGAGGTTTATTTGACTAAAGGTAAATGGATGTGGATTGTTAAAGAAGAAAATCAAAGACCTGTTATTGGTGAAGCAAATCACCCCATTGATGCTATGAATGCAGCTGCTTCATATATCAACTCTCAAATCACAATGAGAAAAGACGCTGCTCATGCTGAAACTATAAAAGCTAAAGGCGAATTAAATAAGCAAATTTGGGAGCATAATTATGAACGCACTTATTAAAACATTAATCATTACTTGGTTGCTGTTCTGCATGGTAGTTATATGGCTTGGTTGCGCTGCTGCAGGCTTTGTATTAGCATTTAGTGAATTCTCATTTATGTATGATGTAACACCCACAATTGGCCTCACAGGTTCAATTTGTATAATATATTCAATAGTGCGAGTTGTTAAATCAAATCCTAAAGAGTTTCTTTTTAAGAGTTCTATATGAAACATCCTATTCTTTACAGAGTAGGAATGTATAGTTGCATTGGTGCTATGACTACAACTATATTGTTTCTATTGCATCTAATGAATGAAGCTCCATTTAACTCTGAAGATATGCGTAGTGCTCACATGTATGGTTGTCAGTTAATATCTAAGCCATTAACAGACGAGTCAATAGATAAGTGTACAAATAACGCTAACAACTTTAAAGACACTTTAGATGATTTAGATAAGCAAATGGAGTTAATTGATGCACGTCGCAAGCAAGTTGAATAGTTTCAGTGCTTATTTATGTTTAATAAGACTTCTTTATAATCTAAAAGTTCCTTTCGATGATCGAATGAGTATGACGGAGTTTGAAATTTATGCAAAAAAAGTTAAGCAAAGTCAAAATAAAAAGATCCAGTGAATGTACTTCTAAAATCTTTGAACAATGCATACGTGAAGTTCTTGGGACACCTGATTGGTCAGAAGAAGACTTACATAATGGCATGGATATAATTCGTCATGCTCGACTGTACTCAGATATTTATGACACAGATGAGCTTAAAGAAATGCTGCAAGCTAAAGAATCTGTTGACAATCTTTATCAACAAAAAATATCAGAGTTGTCAACTAAGCAACTTCAAGAAATATTAGAGGTCCATGAAAGTGGAGCTCTTAAACGAACTGGTCGCACTATTAATACTATTTTAAGCGAATTAGCTCGCAGATCTATTCTTGATGATAGTAATCAATCCGATCTTATATCTAATAACGGGGTAGTGGATGGACGTAAATCAAAAAGTAAACTCAATAGCAAGAAAACTACTAGCAAGAGGAATAAAGCCTATAATGGTAGATAAAGGCACAGAAATGACAGATCCAGCTATATGGATTACTGAGTCAATCTATATCCAAGTTGGTTATGATTACGTAGTCGTGTTTAAATCTCGTCCTGGCATTCTTGCTACATATAGCTGTTCTATGCAAATAGATGACATTATTAGCGCATTAAAACAAGCAATAAACGAAGGGAAATAATATGAATAAGCTGAATACAAAATGGGAAAACGACGAATATCTATTGGACGATGAAGAACAAATTGAACAAGAAGATGTCTTTGAAGACGAAGATGAAGAGTATGTTAAACAAACTGAAACTTTATCTGACGATGAATACCCTGGTGACGAAGATGACGAAGATGGCTCTTATGATCCCTATGAAGAAGACGATGAGTATTAATCCGAAATAAAGTTAATTTTGGAATAGCAATTCCGCTATTCCTTTTTTTATAGGAGGACAATTTTATGTCCAAAATGTCTCAGAAAGAAGCTGTTTATAATGCAGTCACGTCTGTTCTCAATGAGAACAACATCACAGTATCAGAAGGTACAGATGTTTCGACGTTGATGACCCGTGAATTACGTTCACAGGTAAACCAAGTCTTATTCGAAGGATTTCGTAGTGGATCTGTAGAATTAGATCGTCAGTATGCTGACTCAGATCTTAAGGCTTATGTCTCTGGTTTGCAATCAAACTGGTTGCGCAAAGACAAACGTCTTAATGGTGGAGCTAAATACTCTGCTAAAAACCCTGGATCACGCATCGGATCTTCTGATCCTTCGCTTAAAGCAATGCGAGCTCTATTGACCACACTTACGACTGATGCTGATAAAGCTGAAGTGCAAACTGCAATTGACAATCGAGTTAGCGAAATCCAAGCTTCTAAAGTTAAGAAGACTGTGATTGATGCTTCTGTATTGCCAGCTGCATTACAATCAATGATTAAGTAATTGCTGAAGCGTCACAGCGTTGCAAATTAAATAAGCGCAGGTGGGAAGACTAATAATCTTCCCATCTTTATTTCTTTTATCTGAAACTAAAATACATTATGAGAAAAACTACACAAATTAGAAATAATAGGCAAACAATGGTGTTAAGAAAGCTTAACGCAGCTATATTTGCTATAGTTGGCTTTTGCTTATCACTGCCGTTTGTAATAGATATGATCTTTACAGCGCATCAAGCAATTATGCCACTATCGACGATTCTATTCATACTGATATTTATTCCTGGCCTTCCGATGTTTTTCTTTGGAATGCTTGGATTAGTTATTAATAGACCATATAGCTCTAATAGTTCTAATATCGAAGGTGATTTAGGAAGAATTAGGCATGCGGTTGAAACTGACAACCAAACAAGGAGATAATATGAGAATTGCATTTGGAATATATGTTTTAGCTTTAAGTTTACTATTAATGCCTCAATGCTCTGAAGCATTTGAATATGAAGTAGATATGCCGAGTTCAGTATATGGTAAACATCACATGATTCGCATTAAAATCAATAAATGCGATACATTCTTTAAAATGACTGATGAGCAATTTAATAAGCAAATGGCTGGTAATTTGAAACTTAATACAGCTAAAATGGTAAAGATTGCTATTGAGCGTGAATCAGAAGGTTGCGCCAAAACTGTTCCTGAACCAATATATTTCTAAAGGAGAACTAATATGAAATCAAAACAAAATATGCGTCAACAGTTAGAAGCTGGTATGGCTGTGTTCTTAAGCCAAGGAAATGAAATCAAGAAAGTACAAGCTCAAAAACCACGAGGTCAACGCTCTTCTCAACCTAAAGAAAAGGTTGTTGAGATTGAAGTAGATCTCTTACCGAAAGCTTTACAACAAAAATACTTTAACGAGTAGTTATGAATAAACAAAAGCGAAAGAAACTTAAAGAGAAAATTAAGCTTAGTAAGCCGGTAACCCGTCTTTCGCTTCCTTCTAACAAACGCCATAAGTCTATTAAAGACTATAAGCGAAACAATAAGGTTAAACTTCATGAAGTCCAAGAAGATTAGTCTATATAGCTTAGAAGATGTTACTATTACCATTGGGTTAATGAGTTTTTTACTATCAATTGGTATTAACTCAGCAGAAGAAAAATTATCTGAATTAACTGATACACAATCAGAGGATTTTTGTGAGTATTGTGAAAATCATAATGATGATTGTGGTTGTAACGATGTTCGCTATATGGCAGAGTATGATGATGGTGCTTCTTATGAAGACTGAAAGGTTAATATGAATGTTAATTTAGTAAAGAAAAGCAATGAATGGATAGTTACACATGTAGTTACTAGAACTATTGTTCATGATAAGTTTGATTCTATTGAAAAAGCTTCTATTCTTATGGAAGCTCTTGGTGTTAAAGATGAAGACATTGATTACGCTTTATGTGAAATGCTTGCTTATAATCATAATAGAGCAATATTCACAGATGAAGGCTATTCTCATTCAGAGGAATTCTAAATGTTATTAGAGGCATTAGTAGCTACAACTTGTATTGTTGGTCAAACAGGCTGTAATCAAGCTAGTGCCGCTTATTATCAATCAAATAAGCAATTGCAAGAAGCAGTTAAAAATGCCGAAGAAATAGGTCAAAGATTAATTAAAGGTCACGAGTATATAGTCTACACCCTCACTCCTGTTTATGCTATTGCAGTAGGTAAGCCTGCCGTATTTAAACTTCATAAGAACTTAAATTTAAACATTGATCCTAAAGGCAATGCATTAGCATTGCAATGGAATTACTAATGAAAATCTATTACATAAATGACGAATCATCTCCAATTCAAATTAGACTAATATCTAAAAATGGAGATAATATTTTGATTACTCTTCAGCCGCAGGAGGGTAAGGTTTTCGACATTGAAGCGCCTGAATCTGCTGTTCCGTATGTGAAACGATGGGACAATCGCATTGTTCTTCTGAGCTACATTTCCTCTTCTGCACTAGAGAGTTTGTAGCATATTTGCATGCATTCTTATAGCGAGCATGAGCTTCTGGTACAAATTCTGTATATCCGCATGTTGGGCATTTAACCCAAAAAAGAAGTTCAGAATGTTGTAACATGTGAGCTAAAATACAGATTTTGCAGTTCATAGTTATATTATATAGTGGAGAATGGTTATGAGAACGTTTGTGATCTTTTTAATAATCTTATTAATTAGTTGTACCATCACTTTTAATAAAGTTGAAAAAGATACTTTATATAACCCAATTGATCCTGAATTTAGTCTTGTATTGCAATCATTTATGTATGAGGCTGAATTTCGTGGACACTCAGTTAGCTTACTTAATGTGAATATACAGTTTGCAAATTTAAGATTAAAAGCGGAAGACACAGCAATTGGCTATTGTTACGTAAGTCCTTTGTATGGTGTTTTTATTAAAATACATAAACCAACTTGGTATGAAATGAGCATACATGAAAGAGAAGAATTAATGTTTCATGAACTTGGCCATTGTCTTATGGGTAGAGAACATTGTATAAAATTAAATGAATATGGGCCAATATCTATCATGCATCCATTGTCTTTAGATGCCGACTATTATAAGTCTAATAGGGAGGAACTAGTTGATGAGCTCTTCAACATCAGTCCTGAGTGTGTTGGAAACAATAATCTTACTAATGAGATCGACAGGTAACTATGTATATAGCAGATTAGGATCTCAAGAGAATAAAGATGCTTATCGCCTTGCAATGAAAGATTGTATTGGTATTGCTTCATCTGGACTTGAGAACTTAGATATTATTAAAACTAAAATTGAAGGTCTTAGAACTGAAATTGAATTTAATTTTCCTAAAAAAATGTTTAATTCTAGATTAGAAGAAAAGCGAGCTTTCAATATGGCTATTGATCAAGCTCTAAACATCATTGATTGTCTTGAAATGCGCTTTATCAAAGGTGGCTTTGATTCTGAACCGAGAAATTATCGTGGAAAAGGGATGGTTTATGAAGACGAAAGTATTTTTTGAAGAGTTTAAGGGTAATAAAATGTTTGCAGTATGGGAAGTTGATGACCAAGGTAATAAGGTCGGTGACTATCCTTTATTCTCTTTAGGTTCTAAGAAAGCAATTGCTTTATCTAATCACTTAGAAGAGTTTAAAGATTTTGCTAATACAGCAAGAGCAACTTTTAAACAAAAAGGTAAGTAATGAAAATCAGTGGTAGACAACTAGACATGGTTCTTAATAAACTTAAATACACCATGATTGGTTACAGCAATGATGAAAAAGATTTTGAGGTTGAAATCGGCATAACACAAGAAGATCCTGGTAGTGGTGTTATGGTTAATTGTCTTACTTTAAAGTGTATTAAAACACCAACAGAAGAAGATACAGTTCAAACTATGACCGTAGAAATCTATCCTGCTAGTGAAAAGCAAGAGCCTCGTGCTAATAAGATAGAATCATTTAAAATTAAAAGCAAGTATTAAAGAATTTTACCTGGTGCAACAGTAGCTTGATTTGTTGGACCACCAGCAGTAGGAATACCAGGTAAGACCTGAGCATTCTGAGTTATTTCCATAACAATATCAGCTGCAATACCAGAGATAGCTTCAGCCATCTTTTGCCATTGTTCGTCAGCGATAGGAGAATACTGTTGGCCTTGCGATGCAGATGAACCAAACTGAGCTTTGAGACCATTATAGATAGTCTCTTTCATCTTAGATTTGAGTGCTGCAGGTGCCATTGCCATAAGTATAATCTCCTTAATAAGATAGGATCATTATACTATGATAACTAGTCCACATGATGCTGACGCTAAAGTATTAGCAGCGCTTCAATTGTTTCTAATTAAATTAGGCTTAAAGAGTGAATTATTTCTTAATAGACTTAATCCACCAGCATCATGGTCACCTATATTAATAGGTGATGATTTAATTCAACAAGCAAAAGAGTTTAAATTAAGGATTACTAAGTGAAAGTAGAAATATATGCAGATGGCTCCGGGAATACATTTAACTCTGATGGCGGCTATGGATGGAGACTCGTCGTTAACGGTGCCTTGCTTGGTGAGGGGAACGGATATCTGTCTAGCGCTACTAACAACGTTGCAGAAATTACTGCCGCAATCAAAGGTCTTGAAGAGGCTTCCGCCTATATCAACCGTCCAGAAATACAATCACAGGGTCCTTTCCAAGTCGTGCTTATCTCTGACTCACAGCTTGTACTCGGATATGCAAATGGTGCCTATCAATGTAAAGCTATCCACCTTGCCCCGCTTTATATACAACTTAGAAGAATATACCAAACTATTGGAGCAAGTACACGTTGGGTGAAAGGACACTCCGGTGATGAGCATAATGAAGGCTGTGATAAATTGGCTAAAGCAGCGCGTGAAGGAAAAGGAATTACGGGAATTGTCACAACAACAATACCTTGAAGAACGTTACGACATTACAGAAGGTATGCGCATCATTAAAACACTTGAATCCTTTCTGAAACGATTAAGTGTTATCGACAAAGATGCATGTGTTATTCAAACAGATTGGCATGATCACGAAGAGTGGCAATATAGATGCTATCGAGAACGAGTGAGGAAACATGAGCAAGAAAAAAGTAGAAAGACCTCTGCGAGATCCAGATCATAAAAGTAAACGTGGAGTTCCATATTGGTGGGCACCTGAGTGGGTTCGTGCTACATCTTCATCTGAAACTTCATTTGGCAAAATTACCGCTGTAAAAGAAAAGAATGGCGAAGTAAATCTTTATATGAAAAGTAAAGATGGCAGTCACTCTTATATTCAAGGTTCTATTCAACAAGAATTTAAAAAGTGGCATGAAGATAGATCTATAGATTACATCCTTTTAGGAATGGATATAGATGAGCTCATTATCGACTCAAATTAGTTTAGATAAACTTCTTAATCAGATGTCTTCTACTCAAAAGCTTTTTCGTTTACTTCGTAAACTAGGAATTAAAGCGCAATTTGAAGGCAATCACATGCGAGCATTAAGGATATTTGCGGAAAAATATGCAGTCATTCCATCCGATAAGACATAGTTTAATTAAAGATATTAAAACTTTACGTCAATTCTTATTCTTCCTTCAAAAATTAGGTATTAAATCTGCTGCTTGCCGAACTAGCCTTCCTGATACTGCACAGCACTGCAAGCGTGTTTACAAGTACAGCGCCAACTGACACTGCTACGCCGGGCCACTCCATCCCGATACTATAAACAAATACGTAATGGTACGACAAAGAGTGATATCAGCTGTAATACTCTGTAAGTTAAATTGCTAGAGATGTAGCTTAGTGGTCAGAGCGCGCGGCTAACCGCCGCGAGGTCGTGGGTTCAAATCCCACCATCTCGTTTTTTACTTTGGAGGTTTTATGCGTACATGCTTTAAGTGTGATGCAGAGTATTGTGATTCTACTCGTAAAAACAAGCCAGGTAAAGTAACCGAATGTAATGATTGTGCTGAAGAATCTACAGTCAAATTAACAGGCAATATGATTTATGACCATAAAACTGGTTGCAGTATTCAAATCAACTCAGATCCTGGTCTTACAGCTTATATTACAAAAGCAACAAAGCTGCAAAACAAAGGTTCTAATTTAGGTAATAATCTCAAAGTAAGTTACAACACTAAAGGTGAAGGTCGATGTGTGGTTACAGTTGGCGCATCAAACGCTAAAGGTAAACGCACTTAACCTTCACAAGCCGCACACTCATCTTTGGACTGTGTCTTTGGTTTTTCAACTGCTTGTCTAGATGAAGAGTCAGCTTTTAATACGCTCGATGATCTGCAATAATAAAGTGTTTTAACTCCACTCTTCCATGCTTCCATGTGAACCTGATGAAACCAATTAGGATCGCAATTAACTGGAAAAAATAGATTTAGCGATTGAGCCTGATCTATAAACTTCTGACGTTGACTAGCTTGGCGAATCAAAGCCATTTGATTTATCTCTCGAGCTGTTAAAAACACTTTCTTTTCGTCTTCAGTTAGTTCTGCTAAGTGTTGAACTGATCCACCATTAACAACAATAGATTTCCAGATTACAGGATCATCTAGGTCTTTAGATTTAAGTAATGCTTCCAATGTAGGGTTCTTAACCAAGAATACTCCTTTAGAAGTCTTATCTGCATAGGCATTAGCTGGAATAGGCTCAATACCGTAACTAACTTCGCCACTGATAATAGAGTTAGATCTAGTAGGGGCAATAGCCATAAGATGAGTATGACGCATACCAGTTCCTACACACCACTCAGGCTCGCCATGACTAATAGCCATGGCTTTGCTAGCAGCTTCAGCTTTTTCTTTAATAGAGCGGAATATAGAAGCGTTTAACATCATTGCTTGAAATGAATCAAAGGGGATCATCTTGGATTGTAAAAGAGTATGCCAACCTAATACACCAATGCCAATAGCTCTAGATTTTCTAGCAAATCTAATAGAGCGCTCAAATCCAGGAATGTCTTTGGCTTTGCTGATAAACTCTTCTATAACTCCATCAAGGAAATATACAGCTATCTCTGCGAGATCTGTGTCTTTCCATTCATCCCAGCGAGCAGCATTCAATGAAGACAAACAACAAACAAAGCTATGGTCATCATCTGTGTGTAAGGTGATTTCAGAGCATATATTAGTCATCTCTACTTTAAGATTATTATTGATATATGCTTGGGGATTAGCTTTATTAACTGTATCTTCAAATAAAAGATATGGTTCACCAGTTTCAAGTCTAGTCTTAAGGATTTCAATCCATAGCTTTCTAGCTGCAGGATCTTTGGCTTCAACCTTATGCATGAAGCTATCAGATATGATAATGCACTGGTTTAAATTAAGACATTGGCGATTTACATCTCCTGTTTGTCTACGAATTCTAAGAAACTCTTCAACATCAATATGGTCAACATGTAAGTTGACAGAGCTTGCGCCGCGCCTTACATTTCCTTGTGATGTTGCAATTGTAGCTGAATCAAATACTTTAGCCCAAGGTACTACGCCCTCAGATGCTCCGTTGATTCCATTTTTAATCTTAGCTCCACGTCCACGAACTCTAGACATACCAATACCAACTCCACCGCCATGTTTGGAAAGCATTGCCATTTCATGTACTGATTTATATATGCCATCAACAGAGTCAGGAACTGCAAGTCCAAAGCAAGAGATTGGAAGACCTCTATCTGTGCCCATATTAGCTGCAACAGGTGTAGCAGGACAAAGCCAGTTCTTAGCCATAGCTTCATAAAACTTATCTTCTAAATCTAATCTATTTACTCTTGAAGCTGCAGCATGAGCAATGCGGCGATACATACCAAATACGTTTTCGCCCGCTAACATGTAACCATTTTTAAGAGTCTTTAATCCAGCTTCTGTAAGCCATTCTGGATAGTCAATGCCTTTAATCATTCTTAACCTCATCGCGAAATACCGATTCATCACTCCAGTCAACTACTCCTTTAGAATAGTCTGAAACTCGACCAGCAAAGAAATCTTGGTGAGCTTCACCTACAGTCATATAATCAAACCAATCTAAACGTGCAACCGCATCTTTATCTAGATTTGTCCAATTTGACTTAAGACCTAAGTCTTGTAATTTAGTATTAGCGCGATACTTAATAAATTGTTTTAAATCTTCAGGATCTAAGCCTAATATAGGTTGACCATCTTTGAAGACAGAATCGATAAACTTTACTTCTAATTTAACTGCATCTCTAGCTGCTTGAAAGATTTCTTTTTTAAGCTCATCATCCCAAATTTCTGGATATTCAGCAATCAATTGACGAAACAACCAACAACCTGCAGTGGAATGTAAAGATTCATCTCTAATAGAGAACGTAATAATCTCTCCCACGCCTTTCATTTTATTGTGTCTTGAATAGTTTAATAAGATTGCAAATGAAGAAAATAACTGAACACCTTCAGCAAACCCACTAAATACAGCTAATGATCTAGCTTTGTCGCGAATACTCTTACCGTCTGTCTCTATTAAATGATCTATCTTTGCTTTTCCTGCTGGATCTTCAAGGAATGCAGCAAAGTCATCTAAGCCCAGTGACTCATTCAAATATGCGTATGACTTTGTATGGATAGTCTCCATATTAGCAAACGCTGCAGCCATCATTTGGATTTCTGGCTTTTTAAACCAATTGTGTACTTTTCCTAGCCAATAATCGTTGCCTACAACAATTTCTAATTGTGTAAAGCTTTTGAGAACTCCACCGATTACTTGTTTTTCTTGTTCTGTTAGGTTTGTGTTCCAATCCGTGATGTCCCGTGCCATAGAAATTTCAGTGTGCAACCAATGAACTTGTTGTTGCTGCAACCAAAACTCGTATGCTTGAGGATATTCAAACGGAAAATAAACTAACCTAGGTTTCATCAAACCCATCAGCGATGCCTCCCTAATTAGTATGTGTATTGTGACGTTTCTGTTATAGATTTTACCGATGTTTCTGCAACAGCTTTGTTTCTTAAAATTTCAATGTAAGTTGTCATTGTCATCGGTAGAATCAATTTTAACATAAGGAGAGGTAGAAACGTGCAAACAAATGATGCAATTTCGCAACTTGAAGAAATTTCTAAAAGTCAAAATTTAGTAGAGCTATTATCGGTAACGCCAGGTGCTGAAGAGGTAATATCTTATTGTGCTAGGGTATCTAATCCAAACAATCAACTTAATTTTAACAATTCTGCAAAATTAATTTCTTATCTCATTAAGAATCAACATTGGTCACCATTTGAGATGGCCCACATGACCATCCAAATTAAGACATCCAGAGGCATTTCTCCTCAAATCCTTAGACATAGATCATTTACTTTTCAAGAGTTTTCGCAGCGATACGCAGCTGTAGATGAAGGCGGAGTTGTGCTATATGCTGCGCGACGTCAGGATGCAAAGAATCGTCAGAACTCAATAGACGATCTAACAGATGAAGTAAAGCAAGAGTGGCATAAGCGCCAGAGCGAAAATTGGAAGCAAGCATTTGAACATTATACTTGGGCGCTTGACAACGGAATAGCAAAAGAATGTGCTCGTTTTATTCTTCCATTGGGCTGTGGAACAACTTTATATATGAGTGGTTCAATCAGAAGTTGGATTCATTATATTGAACTGCGTGCATCAAATGGAACTCAACAAGAACACATGGATATTGCTATTGCTTGCAAAGATATTTTTAAGAAAGAATTACCAGGCGTTGCTGCAGCTCTTAATTGGACTTAACATTTCCAACGACGACGAGCTTTACAGGCTCGTTTGTCTGGATCAGCTTTGCAATCAATATTGTGCATTTTAATTTGACCTGCATTTCTTGCGCAGAAAGATTTCTTTCTTGGTCCGCCTTTAGGTTGAGGCGCTTTAAGATTACCGCCAGTAGCATTATTATATGACTCTCTACCAGCTGCAGTTAATCCACCTTTTTCAGACTTATGTTCTGCTTTTGGTGACCATTCTTTCTTATCCATTTCTTCGCAATCAGCTTTTTCGCAAACTGATTTACAAAGAAAATTAAAGTCATCTTCTGGGACAGCTTGGCCAGCAGCAATATCAATGTCACCATTATCCCATTCAGTTATTTCAAACTCATTGTCTGCTAATTCTTCTGATTTTGCAAAAGACTCTTCAAATGTTTTCTTATTATTAGAACCTTTGGGAGCAACTTCTGCTTCTTCTTTTTTAATAGGTCTGCATGAATCATCTGAATATGCTTTTTTACCAGGTGTTGGCTCGTATCCTTCCCAACATCTTTTTTCCATATTCCACTTTTTAATATCCCATTGGCCATTTTCACCACAAGATAACATTTCTTCTTTTAACATCTTGTCTGCAATTTTTTTAGAATCTGGTTTATATGTACCACTATCAATTTGACTTTGTAAATTTTTAATCTTTGTATCTTTAACTTGTGCGGCAGGAATACCAACAACTGGTGATGATGAAGGGGCTTTAGAGGCAGCTTTTTCTAACTCAGTTTTAGTGTCTTCAAGTGATTTGATCAATTGTTCTAAAATGTCCATAAAACCTCTTTATTTAGATATTTTACCACACTAACTTAGTTGCAATCAATATCAAGAAAGTAGAATTATGAAAAAGGCGGTAATAAATGATGGAAGAAGACATTATGCACATCCTTAAAAAAGAAAAAGAAATCTGGGTAACTAAGTTTGATGAAGAACATGCCCAAAAATTCCGCCTCCAAGTCATGGAAGCTGCATCTGGCGATCCAACTCGACCTATTATAGTCTATATCGATTCTTATGGTGGGTATGTAGACGCATTAGCCAAAATGATTGAAACCTTAGACGAAATTCCTAATCCAGTAGTTACTTGCTGCATGGGCAAAGCAATGAGTTGCGGTGCGATGCTATTGTCACACGGGGACGTCCGTTTCTTGGGCAGGCATTCGCGTGTCATGATCCATGAAGTATCATCTGGGACCGTTGGGAACGTCCAGGATATGAAAGATGATGTAAAGGAAACTGTCAGATTAAATGAGCATTTTATGGGATTATTGGCTCGTAATTGTGGCTTTGCAAACTACGCTGAATTGCGCTCTGTTATTAAAGAGCAAGATGGTAGAGAGCGTTATTTAGTGGGTGAACAAGCTTTAGAATTTGGCATTGTAGATGCTATTGGATTACCTAAGATAACTGGTCGGATGCAATTTGAAGTAGGTAAACAACATGTGCGAGCTCCATTTTCTCGTAGAAATAGGCAGTCTCTCATTAAGAATGTAAAATCTAAAAAGAAATCTACCAATAAAACTAAAAAATCTGAAACTAAGAAACGTTAATCAGAGGAGACCTCATGTCGGATAAAACTGGACAAGAAAAGAAAAAAGAAGTTGTTATTAGCCCTGAAGACTGTATGGCTGCAATTGATTTTTGGAAGCACTTCAATATTCCTATTCCAAATAGTTTAGATGTGGCATTAGCTGCCTTCTCTTCTAATCCTTCTATTGAGAATCAAGAGTTAGTAAAACTTGAAGTATGTAAAGCAATATCGACAACAGATCATGAGGCCTTTAAAGATGAAATGTTTAAGCGTATTACAGAAGAGTGTGAAAGTGCCACTTTTGATATGGAATTTGATAAGGATTTTGAAGCTGAAGTCTCAGTAAAAGAATAAATATACCGTTAATAGGCGTCAATTAAGCTTATACCCTTAGTGGTCTAGGTGATATAATTAAGTCAACCGGGAGTTTAATCTGAGCAAAAAACTTAAGCGTCGAATCCAGGAATTATGTGGCTTTGATGAACTTGAAAGAGAAGAAAAAGTATCTAGGGCACACGAGATATTAAATAGTACTGAGTTAAAGCAAGCTATCTGTCATAAAATTCTAGGGACTACGTTTAAAGATATTGAAAGAGCGATGACCGCTATTATTAATGAGCGTCAATTAACTCCTTCTCAAGAAGAAGAGATTGAGCTTCGCGAATCGCATCCAGAGAAGTTTGAAGAACCAACGTACGATCCTTATGTTGATTTTAAAAAAAATAAGCAAGCGGCGGATCCAGAGAAATATAACGGTTACTCAACATATACAAGAGAGCAAACTGCTGCTTTATTAGCAGCATCTAAAGCTCCACCTAAGCAGGCGGAAACTATGGAAAGAGTGCAATATCCTCCAATGCCTAGAGAAGAATGCGAAAGACTTGTTAGAGAACATTATGAGTATATTGAAGAGCAAAAGAGAAAACGACAGGAGCGAGAGCTATGGGATTCTCAGAAGACGACAGAATTAGAACCAAAAATCAAACCTCTAACGAAGCGTATAAACTCTTCGAAGACTTAAAAGCTTTCGGCTATGATGAGGCATATATTAAAAAATATGCCGAATTTGCTTTATCAACCACAACCTGCTCTGTCCGAAACGAGATTTACAGTAGATTGATATCTATTGTAAAGGGTGTGGAAAATGATAAAAAGTTTAGCGATACTTAATTTACTAATTGTAATTAGCTGTACTGCTAACAGCTCTGATAAAAAAGTAGTTAAAAACAAACAAATTGTAGTTGCTGTTATCGATACCGGCATTGATGAAGCACTAATGAAAAAGAATTTTATGTGCGATAAAGGTCATCGTGACTTTACTGGCACAGGTCTAAAAGATAGACATGGACATGGCACTCATATTAGTGGCATCATAGATCAATACGCAAAAAACTTCATATTTCTAACAAAATCCGGCAAAGTTCCATCTAAAATAGATGAAGTTGCAGTTGATTATTGTCAAATCATTTTAAAATACATTGATCCAACTGCTGAATATAATGATAATTTAAAGTCCACTATTAAGGCTTTTCGTTGGGCGATTGATTCTAAAGTAGATATTATTAATTATTCTGGTGGCGGTACAGAATTCTCTCAAGAAGAGCATGATGTCGTTATGGAAGCTCTAAATAAAGGAATTAAGGTAGTTGCAGCAGCGGGCAATGAAAGGTCTGATATTGACAAGCATAAATACTATCCTGCTATGTATGACTCTCGTATTTTCATAGTTGCAAACTTAGTCGACAACAAAGTTGAAAAAACAGTTACTAAATCTGTAGGACTACATGGAGCCATAATCACTACAGAAACTGTTAAGAGAAATATTGCAGCAACTTCTAACTATGGTGTATCTATCAACACTTATGAAATTGGCACAAACATCTTCTCTCGTCTTCCTAATCAAACTTTTGGATTTATGACAGGCACATCACAAGCAACTGCCGTAAAAAGTGGCAAATTAGTGAGAGAAATGCTACTTAATAGGTAGTTCCAACTTGGAGCCAAGGTAAAATATAAGAATAAACTTGGAGAAGTTTTGAAATTCAAAATCAAAATCAATGAAAAAGTTATGAGCTTGTTTAACAAGTCTATTGCACTAAGTAAAAAAATACTTAGTTATGCTATTGATACTTTCTTGATTTTAACAGTAATTGGTGCATCGCTTTATTTAGCTGTTCGTGGACCTGAATTTCATGGTCATTGGCTTCGCCACTCAGTAGGCTCAAAAGTCTATACAATTAAAGATATAAGAAATCGTGGTGGAGGAACTGGATTTGCTATTAAAGCACCAAGTGGCAACTCTTATATCCTTACTAATGATCACGTATGTTCTGTATCCAGTGATGGTGAAAATGTTTTAATTGAAAATGAGTCTGGATTAAGCATGCAACGAAGAATACTATCTAAGTCAGACTTTACTGACTTATGCCTTATAGAAGGTATTCCAGGTGTTGAAGGATTGTCTATGGGTTCAGAGCCAATGATTGGGCAAATTGTTGCTGCTGTCGGTCATCCTGCCTTAATGCCAATCACTCTCTCTAGAGGAGAGATAATTACTAAAGAAGATACAACTATCATTATGGGTCCAATTTCTGCTATAGGACCTGATGGCAAAGAGCAATTAGCTCCACCAGAATTCGGTGGAATTTCTGCAAAAGAATGTTCTTTAAAAAAGCACCGACAAGTAGAGCAAGTTCAAAATTTTGGTTTCTTTGTTATTAAATACAAAATGTGCGCAGTAGTTGTTGAAGACGCATATAGAACAAATATGTTAGTACAAGGTGGCAACAGTGGATCTCCAGTTGTTAATTTCTGGGGTAACGTTGTTGGCGTTGTATTCGCTATGGATTCTGCCGGTTGGGGCATAGATGTCTCCCATAAAGACGTCATTAAATTCCTTAAAAACTATTAATTTTATCTGATCGTATAATCTCTCTGGAAAACCAGGGAGATTTATATGATTAAAAAGCCTATGCTTGCCGCTTCTATGGAAAATAGTAAAGGCGAGCCGATGGAATTCAAAGATCTTACTTATCCATTGGGCGCATCTATTAAGTTAGATGGTATTCGATGTCTCCGTGTTGACGGTAAAACTCTCTCAAGATCATTCAAACCAATTCCTAATAAGTATATTCAAGCTCAAATGGCAATAATCGATCCATCTCTGACATTGGATGGTGAGCTTGTTACATATAATGCTGACGGATCTTGTCGTACATTCAATGAAGTACAAGGTGATGTTATGCGTGAAGACGGTGAGCCTAATTTTAAATTTGAAATCTTTGACTATGTTAAAGATGATCTGAATAAGCAATACATTAAGCGTATTTTAGATTTAAAAGCTTTATGGCAAGATGGTCAATTAACAGATTTTTGCCAACTAATTCTTCCGACTATCATTAACAATGAAGCAGAACTATTGGCTTTTGAAGAGCAAGCAATTGCTGATGGTCATGAGGGTATTATGACTCGTGCCTTAGGTGGAGGATATAAATGTGGTCGTGCTACATTTAAGTCTCAAGATTTAATTAAAATTAAAAGGTTTGTAGATAGTGAAGCAATAATTTTAGGATTTGAGGAGAAATTACGCAATGAAAACGAAGCTGAAACAGATGAGCTTGGACATACTAAACGCAGTAGCGCTAAAGCTGGCCTCGTTCCCGCCGGAACACTTGGCACTTTACTTGTTCGTGATGTCAAAGATGGTAGAGAATTTGGGATAGGTACTTATAAAGGTTTGAAGAAAGAGGATCTGCAAGAGATCTGGGACAACCGAGATAAGTACTTAGGTAAAATTATTAAATACCAATACCAATTTGTTGGCACAAAAGATTTGCCACGAATTCCTTCATTCCAAGGCTTTAGAGATGAAAGAGATATGTCATGAGATCACCTATTCAAGGCTTTACATGGCTAGAAGATCCAGTTATTCATGGTTTAGGTTGTGGCGACAACTCATGTCAATATGTTAAACCCACTGGCATGGCAACAAATGGTGGATGCAGATGCTCTGATAATAGAGGTAGAAAAGTTGAACGCTTTCTACTAAGAAACTTAGCTAAATTAGTAGAAGAAAATAAAAAGCTTAATGAAGAAATTCAAGCTCTTGCAGAAGAAGCAGCTGGAGAAGATATATGAGTCAAATGGTAACTAAAATCACTTATGAAGATCTTCAAAAACTAAAAGAACTTGAAAAGAAATCAACTCAAGTAGTTGCTTGGTATGCTGAGCACGGTGGACAAGTCAGAGGACCATTTAATCGTTGGTTTAATGTTACTGAAGTTGCTGATGAACATAAAAAATACTGTGGATCTGCGGCAGATGATGCCAGATATGCTGCGGCAGCAATGAACTATCTTCCTAAACTTATTGAACGCATTGAGCAATTGGAAGAGCAATTGGCTGTTGAAAAAGTATTACTTGGAGATGATAATGAGTAGACTATATCTTGCTATGGATAATGAAACTGGTGGATTACATGAAGACGTATGTCTTCTATCTACTTATCTTGAAGTTATTGATGAAAAGTTTAATGTAGTTGATTCTTTAGAACTCTATGTAAAACCTAACAATGGTGTTTATAGTGTTGAAGCAGGTGGACTAGCCGTTAACTTAATCAACCTAGTTGAACATGATAAGATTGCTATCTCTTATTCAGAAGCAGGGCAAAAGCTATTTCAGTTCTTAAAAAAGAACTCTCAAGACGGCAAGATTAAACTTATTCCTTTAGGAAAGAATGTTCAGTTTGATGTAGGTGGCTTGCAAAAGCATTTACTATCTAAGCTAAATATGGAAAAGTTTGTGTCTTATAGACAAATTGATATTACTGGCTTAGCAATGAGTCTCCAAATTATTGGAAAGCTTCCAGCTGATATGTCTCTTTCTTTAACATCATTGGCTCAGTATTACAAAGTGTACGATCTACTTGATGGTAAAGCTCATGAAGCTAAATACGATACACAGGTCACCATACTTGTGTATAAAAAGCTTTTGGAGATGTTGTGAGTAAAAAGGCAAATCAAATTCTTTGTTTAGAGCGACTTCAAAATATGACCGGTCAACTAGATGATATACTTCAATTCCTGAAAATAGAAGGTCTTGTAGATGATAATCAATTAAAGTCGATTAAACTGTCCGCAGATCATCCTAAGGAAGTTGAGACGATTTTAAGAGATCTTCAAATTAGAGGTAAACTACAATTACTCCAATATGAGTGGAGTGTTTTACCGGTTGAAAATATAGATATAACAATCATTACCGAAATGAATAGTAAAAACTTTGTATTCCATGGAGGCTAAATGTTTTCAGACAATCTTAGTAAAGCAATTCGTCAAGATATTCAAGCACATGCGCAAGAATTAGGTGATGAATTAGATGGTGTTGAAGAAGTAGTAGGAGATAACCTCTCTGGTGAGAATCGCAAAGAATGGGAAGCTTTAATTGAAGCTATTGGTTTTGAAAAAGTAACTAAATACATTAAGTCAAAATATTTATAGGAGGCTCGGATGAGCAAGATCGGTCAAAAAGAAGCAGTAGTTGCAGAAGTAATTGCACAACTCCCTAATTTCGTTAAAGGAACAGATAATGCGATTTTATTGCTGTCTAATGCACAATTAGAAGCAGTAAAGTCTGCTGTTGTTTCTGGTATTCTAGCTGGCAATATTGAATACAGCAAAGATGTTACCAATGCCGCAGAAGTGCGAACTTATGGTCGCAGCATGGTTATGAATCATCTTAAAAAGGCTAAAGAGCTTAATGGTGGTCATGTGTATAAAGCAGCTCCAACAGCTTCAACTGGCGATATTGAAGAGCAAAACACAAGCGCTGTTAAGCCTCGCACTATTAGGACTAAAGTCCTTCTTGCTCCCAAGGGTGTAAATCCTGAGCTCTTAACAGAAGAGCTTAAAGAATTTGCTAAAACATTAGTATAATATAAATTCGCGGGGTGACTGGAAGTAGTGCCAGACTAGGCTCATAACCTAGATAGATGCGAGTGCAAGTCTCGCCCCCGCAACCACTTTTCTTAAGGATCAAAATGCGCGATCCACTTTTAGTAGAGTTTCTTAAAAAAGAAAGTGCAACAACTGCGCTAATTATTTTGTTAACTCGCTTTGGTATATGTAATCACATCTCTCGCCCAATGCGAAAAGAAAAAGATAAGATTTACATTAGTACTCGTGATATCAAAGTCTTTTGCGAAAGATGGGTAAAAACTCATTGTGAGTAATGATGCAAAACTACAAAAATTGTTATTAGGACCTGATTGGATTGATTTAAGCTTTGGTGAACCTAAAGTTGTAATGAGCGCTTTGTTTCGTCAATTAAATAGATTTGGCGATCCATTTAAAATGCCAACAATACATGATCTTCCTAAATGGGAATATCAACCTGCAGCAGGTAAGCCTGATTTAGTAAAGATATTAGAGGAGAAGTATGATGCTAAAATTGTTGTGTGCAATGGAGCTAAGCAAGCCCTCGCATCTGCTATGTATTCATTTAAACGGCACGGAGCATCAACAATCTTTTACGACAAGCCATACTATCCCGCCAATCCTAGCCTTGCTGAGTCTGTTGGTCTCGTTTGGAGTGATCAAGGAAGTAGCGATAGCTTTCTCATCACCAGCCCAAACAATCCAGATGGCCGTAATTGCTCGAACTTGGATCTTATTGAATGGCGTTACCGTGGACCGATGATACATGATGCTGCCTACTACACTGACATCTATCTTCCTGATGATCAATTAACTATACCGCTTGGTGATATACAAGTTTTTTCTATGAGCAAGATGTATGGCTTAAGTGGACTACGAATAGGCTATGCTGTTGCTCATAATGAAAAGTATTACGCAGACATGGTTAATTACATTGAGATGACCACTGCTGGCGTCTCTGCTGCATCACAAGATATTGCGCGCAATATAGAATTAATCTTTAAAGAGAACCCGTCATACTATAAAGAGTTTGTTAAAGAGGCACGTGCATCGATAGCCCTTGCAAGGAAAGAACTCGAGAGATTGGATCCTGATGTTCTAGAAATGGTGCCTTGCAAATCTAATTCTATGTTTGGTTGGTTTAAAGCAGGTCCAGCATTGGATGCTAAAGCTGCAAAAGTCTATATTCTTCCTGGAGAACTATTTGGACAACCAGGATATATGCGGATGAACATTGCTCATCCACCTGAGGTTATAAGAGAAGCTGTAGATCGTTTAAACAAACATAAAATCAACGCGTGTATAAAGGAATGATGAAACATCCTGACAAAAAAGCACTCAGACGTAGTTTTTGGGGAGCATTAGGTAGATTGATTGGTGTGATGATGGGTGCCGGCGCTGGTTCTTTACTGTATCAAACTTTAGGTGCAGCTAGTGCTACTGGATTATCTATTGGATTAGCAACTGGACTATCTGTTATAGGCTTTCTTTTAATTTGGTTTGCAGAATATGAACGAGAGGTTGACTAATGTATAACAATGATATCACCTATGCCCCTAAATGGAACATAGAAGAAAATCAAGCGGCTCTTAAAAAACTAGAGAAAAAATACTTTGATAAATCTCAATGCAGTCCTGATTGTCCAGTTTCTTGGGCACCAGAAGTATTAGAGTTAATGGAAACTCTTGATAAAGAGTTAGGCTTTAAATATAATGAAAGTACTATGCGCGGCTATTATATTCAAGGTACACCAGTTGATTGGTTTATTAAAGGTCCTTGGAATGGTTTCTTCTCTGCATTCAAAAAGAACATTTTTGAAAAGCCATCTGACTATTCTAAGCCTCGTGATCGAGTGACTGGACTTAGACCAACAAAATCTATCTTTAAAAGAATTATAGATATTTTTGGCGGATTTACTCACTCATTTGGCTATGGCTTTCGTGCTCTAATTATTAAATACGTTAATCCTATTAGAAATCGTATGTTTAATAAGCGTATTAGTTTAGGTCAATTGAAAGAAAAGTATGGTTCTTTAACTTGTTATTTTAATGCACCAGATGCATTTGAAGAATTTATTGAAAATGAGATTCGTAAGTGCGAAATTAAGCTTGCTATTAAAGGAGCCTATTATCCTCTTGAAAGTCTTTGGGACAATTCAACATCTTATGATATTGAGAACGATTATAGACCTGACTCAGTTACAGTAACTTATGGCGAGTATAAAGGTGAAAGAACAGTGACTCTTAAAAAGACCACTTATAGAAACACCATGAAAGAAATGGGTTTAGATATTAAAGAAATTAAAGAAAAAGCCGAGATTAGAGCGGCAACAAAGGATAGTATTAAGAATGGCACTATATAGACATCAATTATTAGATCGCTACGATTCTAGTCTTCCTGGTAAGCCTCATTTTATTCAAACAGATTATGTGGTTTCTAGCCATTCAGATCACTTTCACTTAAAGTCTATGTATGTTGCTACAAGTAGAAATAAGGGATATAGAGCTGGTGTAAATAAAAAAGAGTACCGTGCAAGCAGTCATGGATATATCATTGACAATTCTTATATTGGTAAAAGTGAGGGATAATGAGCAGCTTAAAACATTTCTTTCAAAAATTAAGAGAAGATGCTAAATCTGGAAGACGCACCTCTCGCTTTGGAGACCCTGCAAAAGGATTAGAGTATAACAAAATTCATACTGCAAGATCTGTATCAAAAGCAATTTGGCTTGTAGATATTGCAAGAACGCCTCAAGTTATGAAATCTCTAGAAGATAGAGTCGATGTTCACAAGTCAGCTTGGATTGCAAATAGAATGGAAAGCATGATCAATTTTATGGCCTGGAGATGTAAAGGCCGAGGGAGATAATATGTCATCTGATGAAGGTAAGTTTTTTCTTAAAAAGAAAACATCATTTAAAGACATGAGTGCTGGGCTTGAGCAAGAACTCCCAGAGTCTGATTTATGCTTTCAAGATGGCGAGCATATTTATCAATACAAGTTTGAGAAGCCAGAAGATGCTCGTGAATATGAAATCAAACCTGGTTCATTTGTCTTCACCAAGACAATGCAAGGTCTCCAATTAGTAAAGCTTGAGTTTAAAAAGCGAGCTCTACTTGAAACAAGTACTAATACAGCAAAAATCATGGGTGAGGCTAATAAGTTCTTCGGTCGTCTTCATGTGTATGAAAAGCTAAATCGTCCTAAAAAGCGTGGAGTACTTCTTTACTCTGCTCCTGGTATGGGTAAGACATCTGCTATTGAAAAAGTATGTTCTGATTTAATGGCTGAAGATGCCGGCACAGTAATTGTTGTATGGCCTACTTCAGAAATTGAAGCAGACGATATCGTTAAATTGTTGTCTACTAATTCACGCTATCATGAGACTTGTACTCGTATGGTTCTAATCATCGAAGATATTGGTGGTGGTGAACGTGAAAGCCATCGTTCTAATTCAGCAGTAGACTCTGGTCTATTGAATCTATTAGATGGTGTTGGTGTTGTGTTCTTCTTGCCAACGTTTATTATTGCAACAACAAATCATCCTGAAAATCTATTAGCATCCTTAGCTGATCGTCCAGGTCGCTTTGACTTAATGTTAAAGCTAAAAGCACCTTCTCATTCTGAGAAGATTGATCTTATGAAGTTTATCTGTAAAAGAGAGCTCACTCAAGAAGAGCAAGACTCTCTTAACACTAAGGGTTCTGAAGAGTTTTCAGTGGCACACTTAGAAGAGATTGCTGTTCGCGCTGAACTTGATGACAAGTCTCATTCTCAAGTCATTAAAGAAATGATAGATCATACAGCATTATTTAAGAGAGACTTTGAAGAAAGATCTAAGCGTATGGGAATGGGTTTCGGCGACGACTAATGAACCCTGAGGTAAAAACTCCATGGCGGGAAGAAGATGGCTGTTATTATTATCTAATAGATACAGCCTCTTATAGTGCAACTTACGATGAAAGTGTCTATAAATTAGATTGCCTGCTCCGACTTATGAATAAACTTGGTATATTAGAATACAATAAGTTCTACGAAGATATTTACGAAATAAGGATAAAGAAACGTGATTGACTATATAATACGGGACATTTATAATGCTCCCGTTCAGAGGTTCTGAGCCAGTCGCTTATAACGACTTTAAGCACCTGATTAGTGTTGGATCTGGGTTCGAATCCCAGCGGGAGTACCATCTTGAATAAGTGGAACGACTATTTCAAAATTGTGCAAGTCGAAAACCTTCCTCGTGGAGGTCAAAGCGCCACATCGTGGATGCTAGAAGAATATCTCTCTTATGAAGTAAGAGACCCTGATGATAAACTTATTGGTACCTATAAAGACCAAAAGTACGCAATAAAACAAGCAAAGTATAAATTTAAAAGATTACAAGCTAAATTGGAGAAAATCCTTTTAGCATAAATTCTCCTAGGATCAGAGGTGCTCATTCTTCCCTGGGACACATGGAAATGAGATCGGTATTTAGCAAGCTACGTGTCGTAGCTGAGTACTGCATAATGACAGATGCGTCGGTAATCAGATTGCAACATTACTAAAGCAGTCCAAATGGTGGTGAAGTAGCTGAGGTCCGTTAAATATGATATGGGTTGACTGGTGCCGAGAAGTGCGCTCTATTTAGGTCAAGATAGAACCACGCCTAGTATCGGCATATTCCTTCACCCAAAAATTGTTCAATCGTATAATATATTTTCAATGTCCCTAAACAAATAACAGGAGTATTAAATGGCTTTCTCTACTAAGAAGTATACGCGTCCAGTTCTTTTGAATGAGCTTCGTAAACTTAGCGTTAGTAATTTTACTAATCTATCTACGTTCGCAAACGCATTCAGTCCACGCGCTGGAATTCGTTCTGCTAAAGTTGCAGCTCTTACACAGTTTGTAACTCGCACTCAATTGAATTCATTGTTCAATAATGGTGGAGCTGCAAATGCTAAAAAGAGTTTAATTAAAATAGTTAAAAATTCTTAATATATTTGAGTGCGGTGTGGAAAGCTATAGGTGCTCGCTGGTCGCGTTAAATGATTTGACAGCCTATTGGAGACACACAAGAATGGTCATCTGTTGGAGTACCGATACCCTAGCGCAAGCGAACGGGACGTATAGAAGTGACTGAAACTCCATGAGTCAGAGTAGCGTCTGACCGCTCAATCTTTCTTAACAGCAATATCTGTTGGCGCCGGATTTACTTCCGGCGTTTTTGTTTCATCAATAATAAGATTAGAGTCTGCAGCTTCTTTTTTAATTTCATTAAGTTCTATTTTAGGTACTTTAACTTTATTAATACGTGCATAAACATCTTTTAATAGTTTATTCATTTCTTTAGTATCTGGTTCTTTCTTTAAAGCAGCATATCGAGCTTTACGTAAGTTACCACGCTTCTTAGGTTCAATCACTTTATCAGCTAGTCCTAATGACACTGCTTCGCTGGCCGTAAGATACAAATCACGCTGACATACATCGGCCCAAAATTCAATAGGCATTCTGCTATTGTCAGCATAGATTTCATATAGCTTATCTTGTAAACGCTTCATCTCTGCTGCCTGGATTTGAATCACTTCCATCATGCACCATAACGGTTGCATTAGGGTGCAAATATCGCTCATCTGAGCCTGCCATAATCCATGTAGCAGATGACATAATTGCACCTGAGCCAAAGAACTTAATTTGACAAGGACATGCATGGATTTCGTCATATAGGCGAAGCATAGCATAAGGATCACCACCGTATGAGCACATGTGAATTTCTATTGGTTTTCCTGGTGCATCACTAGCCATTCGATGTAATGCTCGCACAGCATATTCAACGGATGACATTGTAAAATCTGTGCTTTCATTAACATCAGCCGAATCTAAGTTTAATCCAAAATAAATACGTCGATTCTTAAGATCGACTCCGTATGCTAAATTGTCAGTTAACTCAGTTGTGGCGGCCATTTAAACCTTCTCCCTGATAGAATAAGCTAGGTAGCTATATTATACCTTTAAAGGGATTGCATGACGAAAGAGGAACTCGTATACTTAACCTTAAGGCAACTCAGTGAGTCACTTAAAACTCACCCTGAGAACTTTCGCCTTGAAGACCCCTCAATAGGGTCAGGGACTGGTAACGCGGCTTTCCCAGGACCTACAATTATTTGGCAATTCAAAGTTAAAGTATCTGATAACGAGTTAATACCTGATCCATTTAATGCAACTAAAACAATCATCATAACTTACAATAAAATAGCTAAACAAATACATTGTCATATTTATCATCGTGAAGTCAATAACTTGAATCACGCTATTATGCCAGAAGCTCAAGCAACTATACAATTCCATGATTATCTTCCCTTATTTTTTCATAGAACTTATAGAGAGTTTAAATCTTTAAGAACTAATTTAATAAAACGCCGAAATGAAAAAGAATATATCGACTACATGCGTCGATTACACGGCATTTTCCCTTCGATTCACGAAGAAGAACTCTTTAAATAGATTTCTGAAACTAGATCTTTCTATCTGGAGGATCTATGGCGAAACAAGAAATTACAATTACAGTTGACACTAATGATGCCGACTATATTACCAAAGTCTCAGAGATTTATGATAAAGACTTTAATAAAATTCTCCCTTTAATTGAAGCGATTAAAAATTTTAAACCGTATAAAGGTAAATCTCGTGATTATGGCATTGATTGGAATCATAACTATAATTACCATGTCGGTGAATATGTTAGAAAAGACTTAGGAGAAAAGTCAGTAACCGAAATATACCCTGATATCTCAGAAAAAGTTCATGAGTTGTTTCAACAATATTGTCCTTACAGCGAAAATGGCTTTCATACTATAGAGTCTATACTTATAAGCCCTCTTGTAGAAAAAACTCGACTTTTATAATCTGAAACCATAACAATTTGGAGGAATATTAATGGCAAAGAAAAATCACTCTGAAGTTCGTAAATTCTCTAAGGTAGAAACCATAGAAGAATATCTTGCGCGTGGTGGTTCTATCAATCGTGTTCCTGAGAAAGAACGCGAACCCCAAATTGGAGTCATTAGAACTACAACAGGTGGCGGTGAACCTGCAATCTTCTTATCTTTAGAAGATGCTGATTTATTTTATGGTGAAGCCCGTAAGGGAACAAAACCTAAAAAAGCTAAACCATCTCTCAAGATTGACCTTAATGCACTTCCACCCGCATTGAGAGCTAAGTTTATTGCTAAACTGAAGGAGGATGTGGATGGCGAAGGTTACGAAGAAGAATTTGAAGAAATCAACAGTGAAGACGACTCAGAAGATGGAGACGAAGATTAGTAAAGAAGATGTTCGCAAAGTTGCCCCGCCAATGCCAGAAGGAATGATTAGTATTGTTATGTCTCACGAAGACATGAGAGTATTTGCTAATTTGATGTCTATATGTGCTCAAACCTTTGAGAAACTAGCTTTGCAGGCAGCACAAGAAAGCGATGAACCTTCATTTACTGTATTGCAATCGCGATACAAACTCAGTTCGGTGTTTGCTCAAAAACTTGTTGAAGCATGTAAAATGCCAGAACCTGTTTCACGAGACTTTCACTAAGATCTGAAATTAAAATTGATTAACAAAATCTCTTTAGGAGGAGAATAGATGAAACCAAGTAATATTTTTCCAGTGTTGGACCTGTCTTATAAAGCAAGACAGCAAGGTCGTGTTATCAACCCTATGTTCACCGGCGAAGCTGGTCTCGGTAAATCTGAGATTACGCAAGCATGGGTGAAAAAGCAGCGTGAGCGTAATCCAAACTTTGGATTCCTCGATCTACGTATTGCTTATATGGAAGCACCAGATTTAATCGGTTTTCCATCTGAGTCAGTAGATAAAAACGGTGTTGCTCGTACAAAGCATTTATTGCCTGATTTCTGGCCAACAGAAGGCGAAGGCTTAATCTTATTTGAAGAACCAAATCGTGGTACCACTGGCGTTATGAACTGTTTAATGCAAGCATTGACAGATATGAAAATCCACCAATACGAACTTCCTCCAGGTTGGATGTTTGCGGCTTGTATTAACCCAGATTCATCTGAGTATGATGTTAATACAATGGATGCTGCTCTAAAAGATCGTTTCGTTGAATTTGAAGTTGAATTTGATCACATGGCATTCGTTGACTATATTGAAGCCGCTCAATGGCATGAGTCTGTTCGTATGTTTGTTAGCTCTGGTATCTGGACTTATAAGGATACTAAGTCAATTGGTAAAGATGGCAAATATATCTCTCCACGTACTTGGTCAAAAGTAAATGCAGCTGAAATGGCGGGTTTAAATACTTCTCGTCAACTTCACCGGCTAACTGTTAGCTCTATCTTGGGTAAAGACATCGGTAACGAATATCATAAATTCTGTTACGATTCTGCTCCTGTTACTGCTAACGATCTATTGAAAGATAAAGCAGCAGCATTAAAGCGACTTAAAGCACAATCAGATCCTTCAACATATCAAGGCGATATGATTGCAGCCACTGTTGAATCTATTGAAAAACAATATGGTGGTCTTGCAAAAGATTGTAAAGCTGATCAAATTAGTGAAGACATTATGGCAGAAGTTGCCCATATCATTCCTTCTGACCATGCAGTTAACTTAATTAAGCAATGTGGTTATAAGCAGTCTAAAGGTCAAATCACTAACTTCTTCAAAGACTTTACTAAGCGCCACCCGACTCTAATTAACGTTCTTAAAGCTAATATTCAAATTAGTCGAGCTACGGGCGTCGATAAGCCGACCAAGTAATTCGATTATAACGAGCTGAGTGGACTCCTCCCTACACTCAGCTCGTTTCCTTTTTAACATGGGGGCTCGTACTGATACAATAGAAGTGTAACGAGGGAGTTACTATATGTCATCAAGAATTCGCGATCCAAAAGAGATTAAGAAGCAAATGGAAAAAGAGATGGTTCCAGTTGAGGAAATGTCTCAATGTTTGGCAACATCAATTTATGAGACTTCTAAAACAAATCCATTTCTAGGCTCAGTCCTTCAATGTCTAACAATCTCTTATTCTCATCAACTTCCAACAGCAGGTATTCTGTTTAATACAGATGCTAAACGATGGGATATGTTAGTTAATCCATACTTCTTCTGTAAGAAACTTAGCGCTAAAGAGCGTAAAGCTGTTCTTATTCACGAACTTTCACATATCACCCATAAACATCCTCTTCGCGTTCCGTTTATGAAAATTAGCGCTCGTAAGCGAATGCTTATGAATATTGCTGCTGATATGGCAATCAACCAATATATTCCTGATATTCCAAAAGGATGTAATCAGTGTCCTCCAATAGGTCAACCAACTCCTTGCCCTAATGAGTTGTGCCCTGGTCGATGTATTGATGTCAAAGATTATTTCGACCAAGATCCTAAAACTGGCACAAAAACACAATGGCCTCTTAATCAAACTATGGAAGCGTATTATGATCGCTTAATTAAGCGATTTGACGATCCAGATAAAGATGATAAAGGCGATGGCAATTCTGGCGGCGGCACTGAAACCGGCGATCTACCACAAACTATTGATGAGCACATGTGGGATGGAGCTGGCGAAGAAAAAGAAATGCTTGATGCTACTGAAGAATTAGTTAAGCGTGCAATGGTTAAAGCTCGTCTTTCATACGACGATCTTCCTGGTCATGTTAAAGATCTTCTTGAGGAAATCAAGACGCGACGTAATGAATTAAATTACAAAGCTTTAATTCTATTGGCAATGAAAAAACATGCTAATGGTCACAACCGTAAAGGCACTTGGACTCGTAAAAATAAACGTTTAGGTTTCAAAGCGCCAGGCACTAAGGTTGGTGACTTACCTAAGCTCGAGTTACATCTTGATACTTCTGGTTCTATCTCTACTGAGGAGTTAAATGAATTCCTTGAGATCGTAGATCAGTTCTTAAAAGTTGGCGCTCGTAAATGTAATCTAGCATTCTTCCATACTGAGCACTATGGTCGTCAGCAATACAAAATGGGTACTAAGATTGACAAATCAATGATTCAATCTGGTGGTACTGATTTAACTAAAACTCTTGAAGATATCTTTAAGCGTAAAGGTGATTTATCAATTATCATTACAGATGGTTGCTATGGCGACGTTCCTGTTGAATCTTGGATGCGTCCTGGTCAACAATTCCCACAAGTTCTTTGGATTATTTCTAAAGGCGGAACTGAAGATCACCCTTTAAAACGTCTTGGCGATACTGTTAAATGTCCAGATGGATCAACAAGTAAAAGAAGATAATATGAGCAAAAAGAAAAAGAAACTTAAAAAATATGTTGTAACAGTGATTGAAAAAGTGGCTTATTACTTTGAAGTTAAAGCGCATTCATACGCTCATGCTGAACAAGTTTTAGATAAATTAAGAGATAAAGGTGAAGCTGAATCTTTTTATGATAAAGATCTTGGATCAACTGTTACAGTGGAGGTATTAGATGGGTAAAGATAGTCAAGGCTATGGCAGTTCTTATTCTAGTACGACCACTACACCATTAGTTGAAAAAACTATATTTGATGTTCATATTGAAGCACTTAAAGTAATGGACAATCAACTTCAAAGACTTCATGCCACATTAAAAAATGGCGATGGTGACGATGATGTTACTCAAGAACAAATAACTCAGCTCCAGGACGAGCTTTGCAGACTAAGCGAAGAGCTTGGTACAGCGGAGATCGAATGCACTACAAATGGGAATCAGTAGGCGACCAAGATGAGTTAACTCGTAAAGTTTGCTATCTTGGTCCTTATCTATTGGAACACGTTGAAGAAGAATGGCAAAGAAAAGGTACCGATAAGTACGGTGAACCTATTCAAATAATGCTTATGGCTTCACGCGTCTATCTTTGGGACGACGAAAATAAACTACCAGATCTAATTGTTGAACTTCCCCTGATTGAATATAAACACAACGAATCCTTTAAGATATTAGAGGATTGGTATGCGTTAAATGTTTTGAGCGAAGAACTTTTCATGGGAGTGAAAGATGAAACAAATAAAGTGCAGAAGGTTCAATCTTGATAGAAGTCTTGGTTACTTAATTCAAGAAAGCACTAAAGATTCAACTCAAGAAATTCTTGGATATTTCTACGGTATTGCTAGCTTCGTTCTAGAAGATCTAGCTAAAACATCAAAAGCTCAATTTCTTGATAAAGATATAGTTCTCTTTTATAAAGAAACTCCAATCTCATACAGAATTAGAATCATAGGTTCTGGCCCTGGTCGCTATGCTCACAGAGAAGGAAATCCTGGCGTAGATATTAGTGTTACGTTTCCTAAAGATGCTGACAATTTTGACGTTGCAGAGCTAATGAATGCAGTAGTTGAATCTGGTCTTGGTTTAACAGATGAACAAAATATGCCATCATTTGAAAGACCAACACTAAAAACCCCTAAATGCTTACGTGATGTAAGGAGAGCTCAAAATGAGCAAAGAACAAAAGTCGAATCAAGCAGCAATTAACATTTACGCTATCTTAGATAATGAAATGGCTAGGATGCACTCTTTGATGCTTGCATACTTAGCATTACCTAAGCATGACACATATCAACAATCTTATGGTGGATTGAGCAGTGGTAGTTCTTTTTCTAGTCACCAGCATGGCAATGTGCCAGCAATCTATAAGCGCATTACCGACATACAAGATTTGCTATTAAAAGCATTAGTAGCACATGATGAAGTAATTCAAGAAAAAGTAGCTGAATTAGCCTTAATGGGAATTAAAGATGAAAATTAAATGTATTAAAGCTCATACTGACGCAAGCGAAGGATTTCTTGGAATTGGTGCGCATGGCGAAGAGCCAATTGAAGGATTAACTTTGGGCAAGACTTATGACGCTCAAGTACTTAATAAGTTAAGTGGTGGTGGAAACCACAGTGTTTCTAATAACATTAAATTTCTTATTTACGATGACAATGAAGAGTGGAAAACTTACAGTCTGAATCTATTTGAACCCATCTAGATCTGGGAGGATTTATGAAGCCATTTTTGCACGGTACCGTTTCAGTTAAAAAGTGGGGCGGCAAAGAAGAAGACTATCAAAAAATTCATGATTGGTTTGATCAAACCAAGGCTCACTTTCCTGATATGCGTCACCGAGCCATCTTACATTCTTCATTTGGTATATTTTTATGCGAGCAGGTATTTGGTGAAGGCATCATTAATTCTGATGGAAAGCATGTCTCTGTTAGAGATATTGCTGAACAGCATGTAATTGATGATATGGGTCGCATCCCAACTATCCAAGACTATTTAATCGAAATGCCTTTCTATCCTTGGCTAGGCGGCACTAAGAAAACTAAACTTAAAATTAACTTTGATTAGAGGTTTATATGGCAAAAACAGTAGATAAAGATTTAAAAGAACGTCTTGCTAAAATTGACGACATTAGAAATGAACTTAAAAAAGCAGAAAAATCTGCCACTAAAGACATAATGAATCTACTTAAGGATCTTATGGTTGGTAATCCGCTTATTGCGGGAGTGAGATGGAATCAATACACTCCTCATTTTAATGATGGAGAAGAGTGTGTTTTTAGTGTTCAAGATCCAGAATTTAAGTTCAACTTAGGTGCACCTGTTGGCGAAGACGATAATAATGAAAATGGCCACGATGAGGGCTGGTATGATGAGTGGCAAATCAATGACAAGTTCTTTGAAAAAAGATCAGACGTATTAAATTATAAACAAGTCGAAGAATGTAAAAAAGCAGTGAAAAGTATTCAAGCTGTTTTCAATAAGATACGCGAAATGGAAGACACCATGAAATCTATGTTTGGCGACCATATACAAGTCACTGTGACAGCTGATGGTGTTGAAACAGAAGAATACGACCACGACTAAAATTGTTAATATCAGTATAATCAGTAAATGAAACTTTACTGCATTGCTGATATACATGGACGATTAGATCTACTAAAAAAACTTTGGGATGATCTTATAACTAATCATAAATTAGACCTATCTACTGACAAAGTCATCTTCACAGGTGACTATGTAGATAGAGGCCCTGACTCTTACGGAGTTATTTGCTTCCTTAAAAACCTTCAAGAAACATATCCAAATAATGTAATTTGCTTAGCAGGTAACCATGAGTGGATCAATATCATGTATTATGCCCGCAAAAGTCAAGATGACATCTGGATGCATGATAATAATGGTGGGCAGGCAACTTTACTTAGTTATCAACTAGCTGGTTTCCATAGTATGACACATGACCACTTACAATGGTTATCTCACCTACCTTTTAAACACGAAGAGCCTGGCTTCTTCTTTAGTCATGCCCCCGTGCCACGAGAAAACCGTAGGAACACATTGAATCAAGGTTTACCTATTACTGATGATGAGTATTGTTGGGGAATCTGGGATGGAGTGGGTGATGAATTTGGCATGGCCAGAGATCACGGGAATGGCGTTATAGGAGTTTGTGGGCACATTCATGCCATTCGCAAGGGCCAATTACATCCGCGCTTCTATGACCATTATATCTATGCTGACGCTGGAGCCGGATGCTCACCAAAGGCACCATTATGTGCTATTGAGGTAAGAACCAGAGAGGTTATTTATGCTTGGCCATAAAACATGCACTTCATGTTTAGTTTCTCAAGAATTAAAAGATTTTAAAAAGGATAGTCGTCGTAAAGATGGCTATAGTTCTCACTGTAAAGCTTGCGCTCAGGCTAGGAATTTAGAATGGAGAAAGAATAATCCAGATAAGTTTAATGCTATAGCAAGATCTTGGAAAGAGCGAAACCCAGAGAAACATAAATCGAGTAATAGAAATTCAACACTAAAAAGAAATTATGGGATCGATACCTCTATTTACGATAAAATGCTGTTAAACCAATCAAATTGCTGCAAAATATGTAAAACACATCAATCTGAGTTAACTAAGGCCTTAGCTGTAGATCATTGTCATACTACAGGTAAAATTCGTGGATTACTATGTAGCGATTGCAATACAGCAATTGGACTATTAAAGGATGACCCTAAGCTAACAATAGCGGCCACTGAGTATCTAAAAGATCTGGTAAAATAGAAACATGAGTGATCTTAAAGAAGTTACTGAAGTCTTAGAAAAGAAAAGTCTAATCCAAGTGGACGCTGCTCTGGTTGCCTTAAGAAATTAGCATCCAATAAGAAGAAGCCAGGTCACTGGCAACGTGCTCAGACTAAAGCAGATGATGCTTTACGCCGTCAAAAAGGTAAGAATGGTACAGCTTCTAAGAAGTCTTCTGGCCTAGGATCTCGTAAGTCTATTGTTAAGCAGATGCAATCTGCTGAAAAGAAAACTGGTCAAAAACTATCTCCAGATCGTAAAGATAACTCTAAAGGATATGCAGCAAGCAATACACGAGCTGTTCCTGAGAAACTTAATCGCGGTCGTCACCATGTTGATGAAAAGAAACTTAGAGCTTGGAAAAAGAAGCTTAAGAAGTCTGAGATTGACACTGCTACGTTGTACACCCTCATGAAGGCTAAATATGCTAACAATGAGGAAGTTACAGAACTCTTAAAGTCTATCGGACCCGATGGACTTGAACAATACATAGAACTATTCGACGTCGAATAATCTGATTGTAGAATCCCTATAACGAAGAGGGTTCTATGATTGAATTACTTATTCTTGGCATAATACTATTTATCGTTGGTGTTGCAGGCACTTTTGTATATGATAAATACAAAGCTGAAAAACTTAAACGTGAAGAATACTTAAAGTCAAGTCCACCAAGACCTATGGGCACTATTAAAAGACCACGTTCTACCCCTAAGTCTACACAAGATCTTGATGAAGATCTTTTATCGCAATTTGCTCAACACATGAAAAATAAATCTGCTTCAAAAACTAAAGTTAAAAGCAATATTCAAGCTCAAGAGATTAAAAAAATGCCCACTGAAGATATTCAAAAAATTCTTCGTCAAATTCAAGAAATGAAAAAGAAGTTGTAATATGCAAGTAATTAGATCAAGCCGTATTGTAATGTTTGACGTAGATGATACGTTAGTAATTTGGGATTGGCAAAGTATTAATCCAGATGCAGTTGGTCTAGTACAAATTACTAACCCAGATGCCAACTGCACTGAACTTGTAATGCCTCATAATCGACACATCCAACTATTAAGGCAGTTTAAAGCTCGTGGACACACTGTTGTTGTTTGGTCACAAGGTGGTCACGCTTGGGCTGAAAGCGTATGCAAAACATTAGGTATAGATCATCTTGTGGATATTTGTATGGATAAGCCTAATTGGTATGTAGATGATCTTCCTTCTGAAGCTTTTATGAAATCACCAATATATCTCGACCCAATGAATCCTCTTAAAGATAAAAGATGGGGCATTGTAGAAGAGACTGATTTAGAAAAAGGAGAAAAGTAATGGAAAAGTTATTAGCATTAGCTTTGGGCGTATTAGGTATACTTGCTATAGTAGTACTTATATCGCTCTTATTTATTAAGCTTGGTTGGTACTTATTTATGGTGCCAGTGTTTGGTCTTCCAGATATCACCTGGATGCAGGCTTTAGGTTTATCATTTCTCGCTGGTGCTTTTAAAAGTTCTAGCTTAAGTAACAAAAAGGATTAATATGAGTAAATCACAAATCGCAATTATTTCTGTATATGTTGTTCTTGGCCTATTAAATTTAGGTTTATTGTTTATTGGACCATTTGGCCCGATTAAGTTAATTAACTTACTTATTGGCGGTTATATGTTATTCCGTGCAAAGCAGGAATACGAAAAGAATGCGTAAAGGCAAAGATAAAATCATTGATGGTGTGTGCTCTGGCATCTCAGAGTATTTAGGTTTCGATGATCCTATTTGGATTCGCATTATATTTGTTTTTGGTGGATTTGGTGCATTTTATTTACTCATGATGTTCATAATGGAAGAACCAAAATATGAAAACAATAAATGAAATTCAAAAACACTTAGATGAAACAGTTAATACACTGCTTGGCCAGCATCGTGGTAGAGTTGATGTTGTTGATATAATTGAGGTTGATCAATTAAGAGCTGTGCGCACCAAAATGTCCGGTGGATGTAAAGGTTGCGCTGGCGCAAAAGCAACTATGAACAGTATAGTAAATAATCATATTAAAACATTTGATCCAACTGTTAATTCTGTGTTAGATATAACAGATCATACTGATAAGTCAAATGCCTTCTTTAAGGAATAAATGAACATATTCGTAACTGATCCAGATACATGGAAATGTGCACAAATGCTTGATGATCTGCGTCTTAATAAGATGATTCTTGAGACTGCACAACTATTGTCTACAGCAATGCGAGTTCAAGGTTACATAGGTGACGACATCTATAAAATAGCACATCTCAATCATCCTTGTTCAGTATGGACTAGACAAACTGAAGCCAATTACAAATGGCTTCTATTATATATGAGTGATCTTTGTGAAGAGCGTCAACGTCGCACTGGTAAAGGTCATAAGTCTTATGAAATCTTTAATGCTTTATGCGGTGGTCCAAAACTTATGCCACCAGGTGATTTAACGCCATGGCCTAATTGCACGCCTAATAAACATATCGCAGATATTCATGAGGCATATAAGGTTACTATGCGAGATAAGTGGGCCGTTGATAAGCGCCCACCAAAATGGACAAATGCTAAAAAGCCGGATTGGGCATGAGAGGCGGAACAGTTAATCGCCATAAGGTCCAATCATTTCGAGCCTTAGCTAGACTTCTATATAAATTAAAGGTTATAAAGCCTTGGCAATATAGACTTTGTAAGGAAAGATCGCTCAATATCAATCCTTTAGTATCGTCAAACAATCTTTTTATAGATAAATTTGAAAAATAACTATTTTTATTAGAAAAGTATGGTATACTAATATCCATGAAAGCATTATTCTCACAATTTAGTTTGAGATCCTATTTATCGCGCTCGCGATACAATGCTTTTTCTTATTTTAGTTGCTTTAATTGCAAGTAAATAAGTAAGTCCACGAGACGTTTAAATCTAAAACATTTTAATTTATTTATAACACTGTTGTGAGATAGCAATCAGGGTGACTGCGCTTGACTGTTAATCAAGACTAGGTTGGTTCGATCCCAACTCTCACAGCCATACTTTCGTATAAAAATAACATGAAATGTACATATAAACATTGTAGTAATGAGTTAACTGGAGCGCAAGAGAAATTTTGCTCTATCAGATGTAGAAACAATAATAACACTCAGCTAGCTAGAAAACGATTAAAGTTAAAAGCAGTTGAATATAAAGGAAGTAAGTGTAGCCGTTGTGGTTACGATAAGTCGATGAATGCTTTACAATTTCATCATCTAGATCCTGCTCAAAAAGAGTTTGGCATAGGTGGTAAGGGTGAAACCAGGGCATGGCATAAACTTAAAGAAGAATTAGATAAATGTGTTTTACTTTGTGCTAATTGTCACGCTGAAGAACACGAAAAATTAGATATGCAACTTTCGTAGATGTGGTCATGACTCCTGTTTGAAGCACAGGTAAAGTAAGTTCGATTCTGAGAGGTTGCACCAACTTTAAACAAATTAATGAAGGAGATCTGAAAGTATAATAATTTCGCTAAGAGTGGGTCGGACTATCGCGCATATCCGTGCAATACGGTGAGTGAGGAAAGTCGGGGCTGCATAGAGTAAGCGTAGAGGGTAATTCCCTTCCACCGCGAGGTGAGCGACGGCAACAGAGACGAATCGTTATAAACGCAGCATGGGGTAATTTGAGGGCAACTTCAAATTGCGGCGCCAGAAGCGGCTAAGAGTAGGAAAGCACCGGACTGATAATCCGGAAACGCTGCTGGATAGTTAGTGATAACGGGTGAAACGGGCGACAGCGTACGCGCAGCAACTGTAAATAGGATGACAATGAGGCTACTCGCCTAGTCATCGGGTTATGGGCAAAGATTTGTAAGGCAACTTACAAACAAGACGAATGATAGTGCAAGAACAGAACGCCGCTTATAGACCCACTCTTAGCTCCTTTATTAAATCAAAAACAAATTGGAAGGTTCGGCGCAATGGTGTGCAACTAGTCTTGAAAACTAGCGCGACGTGCTAAGACCACGTCGAGAGTTCGATTCTCTAGCCTTCCTCCAACGTATGTTGTTCTCGTTATCTGTCTGTAAAACAGAGGTCATTAAACAAACGAGCGGGCGACGAATGGTTCAACTCCTTCAACATACACCAATGCTCGACTAGCCCAACTGGCAGAGGCAACCGGCTTAAAATCGGTCAAGTCTCGGTTCGAATCCGAGGTCGAGCACCACTTCAGTTCCACCGATGGACGGTCGCCGGACTTCTAATCTGGCTAACGAGGTTCGACTCCTCATGGAACTACCATGGAAAGTAAATCCGCTAGGAGCGGAGGGTGTTTGCTAAACACTTCGGACTCTTCGGGGTCTACGGTTCGAGTCCGTTGCTTTCCTCCACTTGTCCCTCTAACATAAAATTAATGTACTGGATTGCAAACCCAGGAAACGCAGAGAATTACTGCGGTGGGACTCCATTTCTGAAACAAATAAAACACATGATTATGATAAATAACTGGGAGTTTGATTTTGAGAAAATGATGGCTTATAGAGGTTTACAAGAAATAACTATTCATAATAGAGGAAATGGTTGTATTTGTAGACAATATAAGCATGAATTACGTAAGTTCTTTGATCCACCTGAGGATCACCACAATGACACAATAGATAGAGCTTATATGGACTTTGTCTTTGAAAAGCAAATCTTAAATTAAACCATTATCATTATTCGCATAATGCTCACACTTACGTAGAGCACGCTTGGCGAGCTCCAGAGCTTACTGAGTTTTTATCTGCACTTATTAAACATTTTGAAATAACAAAGGAGAAAATATGAAGTTTTTAGTTTTAGTATTAGCTGTTACAGCTTTATCTGGTTGCGGTGGCGTCGATAGATTTATGGCTAGACTTACTGGCAATGCATCTGAAATATGTATCGATGGAGTTGTATACTTACAATTTACATCTGGTGCCACTGTAAAGTACACAGCCGACCAATTTGGCAATTACAGCATTGCTAAATGCAAATAGTACAAAGTATCTGATTTGAAATAAAACAAACAGTTCTATAACAAAACAAAGGAGTTTTAATGGACAATCGTATTAAGTTGATCGGTGGTGCAGTAGTCGCCCTGATCTTGGTAATCACACTAGCTACAGTGGGCAAGCAGATTTTGGAGACAAATAATGCTGGCTATTATCAGATCAAACAAGCGTCAGTAACAGGTAGCATGACTGTTATAGCGGATCCTGGAACATACATGCAGATGTTTGCAAACATCACGACTTATCAAATCTCAGACGTTTATTACTTCAGCAAGACTGAAGGCGATAGCCGAGGAGATCAAAGTAATGCGGAAGCAATTAAGGTAAGGTTTAACGATGGTGGTACGGCAGAAATCTCAGGAATGGTGAAGTTTCGATTACCTCAAGATCCTGAAAAACGATTAGCTTTACACCGAGATTTTAAGAACTTTGAAGCCATTAAACACGACTTAATGCGACAAGTGGTTACAGAGGCTCTTATGCAAACTGCACCTCTAATGCGCGCTGAAGATTCCTACTCTACTCGTAGGTCTGAATTTACTGACTTTGCTGAAAGCCAAATTGTCGAAGGTATCTTTGAAACCGTATCTAAACGTGTTAAAGAAAAAGATGCAGACGGTAATGAGTTTATTGTTGCAGAAGTAAATATTAGCAGAAATGATAAAGGTCTTCCTATTGTTAGAAAAGACTCTCCATTAAAACAATATGGTATTGAAATCATTCAGTTTGTTATTAAAGATATCGACTTTGATCAAACTATTGATGCCTTAATCTCTAAAAAGAAAGAAGCTGAACAACAAAAAGTTGTTGCCCAAGCTAACGCTGAGCGAGCTAAACAGGATGCAATTACTGCTCGTGAACAAGGTAATGCGCGAATTGCTACTGAAAAAGCTAATCAAGATGTTGAGAAAATCAAAGAAGTAACTATCGCTCAAAAAGAATTTGAAGTTGCTAAATTGAACGCTCAAAAAGCTAAAGAGGAAGCTGCTGCAGATATCGTAAAAGGTAAAGCACTTGCTGAGATCAATCGATTGAAAGTGTCTGCTGGTCTTACACCTCTTGAACGCGCAACAATTGATAAAGAAACAAAAATTGGTGTTGCTGCTGAATTAGCTAAAGTACAATTTCCTGGCATGTTAATCATTGGTGGTGATTCTAAAGGCGGATCAACAAATCCTTTTGACGCTGTAGGTCTTGAGTCTTTCATGCGAATCAATGAGCGCATGAATAAAGAAAAATAAGATAATCTTATCGGTTCCAATAGGGATCTAGCGAAAGCTAGGTCCCTTTTCTAGTTAGGAGAGCACATGAAATATACAATTCTTGCTTTAACTTTATTGCTTGCTGGTTGTAATGATAACTCATCTGAGTTGCGTACAGCTAAACATGATCTTAGGTTTACCACTGAACAACTTGAAACTTGTCAAAATCAACTTTCTGTTTATAGAGATTCTGGAAGTAGCTCTTCTAATGTCTCTGAACCCCAAGAACCATCAGGCCCTCAATATGAAGAAGTTTTTGCTTATCATATAAGCACTAAAAGCGGTAACACAGTATGTTACGATCGCAATGACGATGACATTGCTTGCGGCATGACTTTTTCTGATTGTAAAGATGGGTATATCTATCGATGTATGGTAGATGTGAAATATAAAATTGTAACTGAACAAAAACTTGTAACGGAGGAATAATATGGGCGTATTAGTAAGCTTAGGCATTGGTCTTTTAATCATTGCAGTTGCTTCTTTGATCCTTGGTATTGGCGTAAAGCTAATCAAAGAAAACACTAAAAAAGACGACAAATAATATGGATATGCAAGCACTGCAAGCCGCTGAAGCTATAGCTTCAATGGCCCATAAAGAACAAAAATATGGAACATTTCCTTATATTAAACATCTTGGAGATGTAGTTGCAGTGCTTATTCGTTTTGGAATTACAGATAAAGATATGTTATGTGCTGGCTGGTTGCATGACTCTCTTGAAGATACTGAATTAACTCCACTAGCCATTGAAGCTACATTTGGTCGTCGCACCCTTGATCTAGTTCAAAGGGTTACAAATGAGCCAGGCAAAAATCGCAAAGAGCGACATGAAAAAACTTACCCTAAAATTCAAGCGTCTGATGACGCTATTACTTTAAAGCTTGCAGATAGAATTGCAAACACAGAAGCCAGCATTGATTTAAGAGATGGTGGCAAGATTAAAATGTATGCTAAAGAATATGATGGCTTTAGAGAAAAGCTATATAAATCAGGAACACATGATGCTATGTGGCGTCACTTAGATTTCCTAATGGGATACGGTAATAACGACCCCTCTGAAAGGTCGCAAGCATGGTAATCATTTGGGTTGTATTAGGCTTAATCGGTTGGTATCTTTTATTAAGAATTCGCTACATATTAGATCAGCTACCAAAGTTTGATAAGTCTAGTTTCTGGGGCTATCTGCGTGGCTTTATCTTCTCTATCGCACTAGGTCCTTTCTCTATATTATTTTTTCTTTACTTACTTTATGGAAGTGGTATATGGTAAAACTTTTAGTTAATGGAAATGAAGTTAAATTTGAGACTACAATTTTCCCCGATGGTACTTCTCAAGTTTGGAAGTTAGAAGACGTTGTATATGATACATACGGCGATGACCCTGTAATCTTGTGGCTGTTTGAATCTGAAGCTGAAGTGATGCATGTAGTTCAGCTCGCTATGCTAGTTCAAAGAGTTCTTAATGCAGACACATGCACGCTAAGAGTTCCTTACTTACCTTATGGCCGCCAAGATAAAGCTCTTGATAATAAGTTATCATTTGCCTTACATGTATTTAAAGAGATTATGCACAATGCAAATATCACTCGCATTGAAACATTTGATGCCCACTCTAAAACCTCTATGGTATACGAAGATGCATTCACTGGGCTTCCTAAAGTAACTGAATTTCATGAGCATATTTTAGATGTATCTAAAGCAAGCATAGTTTGCTTTCCAGATAAAGGTGCTGCTGAGCGATATAAAAACCTAAGCTATATGCCTTACATTTATTTTGAAAAAGTTAGAGATCAATTAACAGGTGTTATCACTGGCATTAAAATGATAAATCCACAAGGTTTAAATTTACGTGACGAAAATCTATTAATCGTAGATGACATTTGCGATGGCGGAATGACCTTCATTAAGGTTGCAGAATATTTAAGAGAGTTTAAGACTAAAGAGATAAACTTAGTAGTGAGCCATGGATTATTTAGCAAAGGCAGACAAGTTCTTCATGATGCTGGCATCAAAAATGTATACACAACTAATAGTCTACTACGTAATCCTGAGGGTTTTAAAATATGGTAGTAAAAGTAAAAGTAACAATTAAAAAGTTTAATGGCAAATCTATTCAATGTCAAACAAAAATAAATAAAACAAAACTTCTAAAAGAAGCTATTCAATTCTACATAGATGAATGTTTTATGAACTATGACAGAGGTAAAGACGAATTAGAAGACGATATTGAAAACTTAGCTAAAGTAAAAGTATTAAAACAAATATTAAAGGAGCTTAAGTGATAAGTTATCAAAACATATCTTTATTTGATGCTCCAGCTGAATCAGTAATAATTCATGCCTGTAATTCTCAGGGTGTTTGGGGTTCTGGTATTGCTAAACCGTTTAAGGAAAAGTATCCGTTTAGCTTTATTGACTACAATAGCTTTTGCATTAATGCTAATAAATCTAGAGGTTCTGCTTGCGGTAGAGCTTCTTTATCCACATTCCATACATCTGAGGCTCACTGGGTTGGATGGATTGTTACTTCGCACAATTATGGTGAATTAAAAGATTCACCTGAGTTAATTAAAATACATACCACAATGGCTTTAATGGAGCTATGTAAGAAAATCTATATGGCCCATCCAAAAGATGAACATGAAACAATCAATGTTTATTCTAATAAATTCAACTCAGGCTTATTCAATGTCCCATGGCAAGATTCCGAATTGATCCTTAAAACAGTTCTCAAAGACTTTAAAAGAATTAACTGGATTGTGTGCGATCCGGAGGCAAAATGAAATATTTCATACTTTTAAGTTTAGTATTAGTTGGTTGCGGCCGTGAAAATAGCAGTAATTATTATTGCAATCAAGAGCAACTTCAAAGTTTAGAAAAGCTTGTTAATGAATGTTCTAAAGAAGCTTTAAGTAATAAACAAGCATGCTGGCAAATTATGGTTAAAAATGTTTGCACTTATAAGGAGGCAAAGTGAGATTAATAGCTATTGTATTTGTAGGCTTTCTTATCAGTTGTACAGGTAACTCTGATCGCATCCCTGGTCGCAATTCAGATTCTGCTGAATCACTAGGCATTAGTATTGGACAAATTTATCATGTAAAAACTGGCTTTTATAAGGGCTGTAGTGGAGTTGCGACTCAGTATTTAGATATGGACTATAATAACGATACAGTAACTCTGTATGATGTAACTTGCCCTAACGTTACTGTTAACTATATTACAACAGAAGCCAAGAACTTACGAAAAGATTAAGTATAATATAAACAACGCCCTCTTTGGATATTAGGGCGCAACATAAACATGCATAGGAGATTATGCTATGAAACAAGTGATCGTACCCACCCTTTGTGATTTCTATAAAATTGCCCATCGCGCAATGTATCCAGAGGGAACCGAAGTTGTCTACTCTACGTGGACCCCAAGAACAAGCAGAATAAAAGGTGTTGATAATGTGGTTGCCTTCGGCACACAAGCATTTATCAAAGAATATCTTTTGGATGTATTCCAAGAGCACTTCTTTAATCGCCCTAAAGCTGATGTCATCGCTGAATATAAGCGATTGATCAAAGCTACATTAGGTGATCCAAATCCTGAGACAAAACACTTAGAAGATCTTCATGATCTTGGCTACTTACCTTTATCAATCAAAGCTCTTCCTGAAGGAACTATTGTTCCAACTCGCGTTCCTACCCTTACCATTCAAAACACAGATCCACGCTTCTTCTGGTTAACAAACTTCATTGAGTCTTTGGCTTCGTGTGAGTTGTGGCAACCATCTACATCTGCAACTCTTGCTATTGAGTATAAGCGCATGATGGATGAATTTGCATTAGCTACTCACCCTGAAGCAGTTGCATTTACGATCTTTCAAGGTCATGACTTCTCTATGCGTGGCATGTCTAGCCTTCGTTCAGCTATCTTGAGCGGTATGGGTCACTTAGTTGCTGGCTTTGCTGGAACTGATACCATCCCTGCTATCTCTGCAGCTGAATACTACTATAATGCAAACGTTGAGAAAGAACTTGTTGGAACTTCTGTTCCAGCTACTGAGCACTCAATTCAGTGCGCATACGGCGATGATGCCAAGTATCTTAAGCGAATGCTTTCAGAGGTTCATCCTTCAGGAATCGTATCAATTGTTTCTGATGGTTATGATTTCTGGGATGTTATAACACGTGTTATTCCTTCATTGAAGAAAGAGATCATAGCTAGAAAAGGTGGACCAGTTGGCGATAAGGTTGTTATTCGCCCTGACTCTGGTGATCCTGTACTAATCGTATGCGGTGATCCTTCTGCTCCAGTTGGAACACCAGAATATAAGGGTGCAATCGAATGTCTCTATGAGATCTTTGGAGGAACAGAGAGTGCAACTGGATACAAAGTATTGGACTCTCATATTGGATTGATCTATGGCGATGCTATCACTCTTAAACGAGCTGAAGAGATCATGAGTCGATTGGAAGCTAAAGGCTTTGCTTCAACTAATGTAGTATTTGGTATTGGATCTTATACTTATCAATACAACACTCGTGATACTTTTGGATACGCTCTTAAATCAACGCTATGTGTTATCGATGGTATTGAGAAGCAAATATTTAAGAATCCTAAGACTGATGATGGAACTAAGAAGTCTCAAAAGGGTCGCGTTGCGGTTCTTAAAGATGGTGATAGCTATATGGTTCGTGATGGATTAAGCCTTGATGATGTTATTAAAGGCGATATGCTTCGTGAGGTTTTCCGCAATGGAACACTTCTTATTGATGAAAATTTCTCTGATATTAGAGCTCGTATTCAGGCCCATATTAAATAATGGGTCGCCAAAGATATAAAGTCACTCTTGCATTGCTGGTCTTACTCCAAAAACTTGGGGTAAGATCGGCTGTTTACACTAGAGAGTTAGCAGAGATGAAGCGTGCATCTAGTCGAATGGTATAATAGTCAGCATGAGCTGGCGCCGCAAAGATAATCCTAAATACAATAGATCAGAAGAAGTAGAGTACTGGCTCACCTTAGTTGAGGAGCAAGTCTACTGGAGTTGCCCATGGATGCATGATTGGGATGACGAAAGCCCATGGGAACATCCATGGTGGGATTACTACGGCGGTGGACATGTTCAGAATATGAACGAATACCACCAAATGAAACTCTTGACACTGCTTCGCAAGTTCAACATCCCTGCTGCAAAACAATTAGCAAAAGAACGCGGTTGGTAAAATAAATATATGAGTGATGGAATGTCTGATTACTGGCGCGCTAGACGTGCCTACGAAAAAGAAGAAAAGATCAAGAAACACTTTCTAGATTTTATTACATCGTTGCTTTATAACAAGCCAACTATGCGAATGTGTATGCAAAAGATGGATGAAGACGGATTTGGTTTAGATTAAGTGGAAGCGCCAACGGGACTCGAACCCGTTTTCCTGTGTTGAAAGCACAGTTTCCTACCCATAGAAGATGGCGCTAGGTAAAATCATTTAATGAAAACCTGTACAAAATGTAAAGAGATAAAGTTATTGACAGATTTTGGCAAATCCAAAGATCGTCATCACTCGTGGTGTAAGCTTTGTCTCAATACTCGAAATCGTGAAGTGTATCATAAAGATCCTAACCGCAAAGCACTAGTTAGATCACTTAATGATCGCAACCGAGAACGAAATCAAATGCATGTCCTCGAACATCTTCGCAACAATCCATGCGCTTGTGGCGAATCTAATATCTTAACGCTTCAGTTTGATCATCTTAGCGATAAGAATTTTAATATATCTGCAGAAATCGACCATTGCTCACTTAAAACTCTAATAAAAGAAATAGCGAAGTGTCAAGTGCTCTGCGCAAACTGTCATAGCATAAAATCTGCCCATCAACTAAATAGTTGGAAACTTAAGTGGTTGGCCGCCTCGGACTCGAACCGAGACTCCATAGATTAAAAGTCTAGAATGCTACCATTAACACTAGCGGCCACTAATTAAAATTGGTTGGCGCACTCAGAGTTGCACTGAGACCCTACTCCTTAAGAGGGAGAAATGCTGCTATTAAACACCACACGCCAATATATAAACTTATTTGGTACCCCATAATGGAATCGAACCACTGCATGACGCATGTAAAACGTCTGTTCTGCCATTAAACTAATGGGGCAATTGCTGTTAAGTTGTGAGCGTGTTTTAAGGGTGTGCGCTTAGACAGCGACGACAGAAACGCACACCATACGCTCGTAGCGTTTGGCTTGCTTAGATTCAAATGTGAATACTGATACGTTTCTCATAGAGATTAGTATACCACACTTTTCTGAATTTAAAACAAAATAATGAATAAATGTTATTATTTATTTGTTCCAGCGTCCGTGAGGCTACACGGATACGTAACTCGAACCTAAGAAGCGGGTTATCTTTATGCAAAGGGTTGTGATAACAACCCTTAGTCTTTTAAAGGATCTTATGGAATGGCAAAATTTCTTTAAAATAGTTTATCACCCTAGCCCAGGAATCTATATTATTCACTGGAAAGAATCTCATAAACCTCTTTATGATACGCCTGTGTTTTATAGCAATGAAGGGGCAACAAAATGGCTCAAGTATAATTCTCAAAGGATTATAGATGAGCAATTTGAGGAGATAGCACTTGAATAGAAATGAATTGTTTAAGAAGGCTAGTCAAATGGTTACCAATGATTGGTCTGAGTTATTTATAATTAGAAGAAGAGGCAACGAGTACTATATCTCTATGAAAAATGGTCCATACCCAGTTCAAGGTACACCTAACTTCGAATACTGGATTGAAGCAAAAGAATTTTTAAAACACAATTGGCGTAAACTTTACGATGAAGAGTTTGAGAGGCAGGTTTTGATTGGATCCGAACACAGTGAAACTGACAATGAGTCAGAAAGTAGTTCCTCTACTTAAAGCTATTAATAAAGAAATACCTTGGCAAGTTGTTTTAATGGGCATTATATGTTTAACTGTCTCTATTGCAGCAACTAGCGCAATGCCAGCATTTTCATCTACTTTTATTTTTGATTTTCTTATTAGAAGAGTATTAGTTGGATTTATAATTGCTTTGGCAACATTCTTAGTTTGTAGTTTTGCTTACATAATGGTTGTAGAAAAAATCATATCTTTATTTAAAAAGATTAAAGCCAACTATGATCAAGAGTCTTTAGAAATCAAAAGAAAAATTCTTGATGAAGTCATTGATGAGGAGATTTTAAAATGAAATGGTTAAAGTGGCAAGAAGGTAGACAAGCTGGAGATTATTCCAAAATGTTATTAGCAACTTTTATATTGCCACTCCCATTTGATCTTTACTTATTAAAGTTTCCGACTGGGTCAGAAATCAAAGCTCATGTAGATAAAGTTACATGGGGTCGTCATTTTAGATTAAACATAATTCTTAAAAAAGCAATTGAAGGTGGAGAATTCCGCGTTGCAAAAGTACCTGGCACTTTCATTAATACAGATAGAGTAAAATTCTTTAGACCAGATAAAGTTCTCCATGAAGTATCTGAGGTTATTGAGGGTGAAAGACTTGTATTGAGCTTTGGGTTTGTTATCCCTAGATTAAAGGATTTAATTCGTGCAAAGGCCTGAAGACATGTTTGACATTATTCAAGAAGAGCGAGTGCATACTCGTGAAGATGGCTCAACATGGACAACAAGATCTTATTGCTTGATATATAAACCTACAGGTGAAAAGCATTTTCCAAAATCAAGACAGTATGGATACTCACATCTAGTTCAAGCTAAAATAGCAAGAACAAAACTATTTAACTCCTACATGAAAGAGATGGAGAAAAGCTTGCTTGGCTAAAAAGTATGGAATATATATGGTTGTAGATGGGTCAGAGTTAAAGCCTTCAGTACCTAAAAATGGTGTAGGTTTCTTTATTGAATACGATATGAAGTTGACTTATGTTATTAACACATCTAATATGATGATTGTTGGTAAATATCAACAAAAATATTTAGCAGAACAATGTGCAGATTTTTTAGATAAAGCAGATCGCCTGAAATTAGAAAATGAAATGGATAAGGTATTACGTGGAGAATGATGCTTGGAAAAGCATGTTTTATGTATACCCAGGCGGTAACGGTAGCTGCTGGCTAGTTATAGAAAAAGGTAAGATGTTTTCTTACAATGGGATAATATATAAGACAGAAGCTGGTGCCAAAAAGGGCGCAAGAGCAGCTTTTAACAAAATAAATAAAGAATTTGAAAAAATAGTTCTTAGTTAACAAAATATTGTGGTATACTAATATCAATGAAATCTTTAGGACGCAACCTCATTCTAGGCACACAGACAGCGATGCAACATCGCAGTGCCGCTATGCGTCCAGCCGGTATTGATCCTACGTGGTCACATATTAGCACAGCGCAGCCGACGCTCTAAATCTTACTGGCTATAAATCATTACAATTAAATAAATGGGCCTGTAGTTAAGCGGGATAACGCTAGCTTTGCAAGCTTGAGTCCGGAGTTCGATTCTCCGCTGGTCCACCAAAATTTCATGAGGGAAATTATGTACTTAGGTAACTTTACAAATAGAGAAGATTTAATGTCTAACTTCAACATATCTGATGCAGATCTTGAAGATGTTCGCATTTTATTTGCCGCATACGAGAATGAATCGTATGAAGGTTATGCTATGGTTATTTTCTCTAAAGATGGAAAGTTGTATGAAGTAAATGGATCACATTGTTCTTGTTATGGATTAGAAGATCAATGGAAGCCTGAAGAAACAAATTTAGAGGTTTTAAAGTTACGTAAATATAACTATGGAGAATTACAACAAGACTTAACAAAGTTTTTAGTAGACTTCATATTTGAAGAGGATGTGTTGAGTAATTAAATGTTGGGGATTCGTCTAGTAGTTAGGACCTGAGGCTTTGACCCTCATGACACAGGTGCAAATCCTGTATCCCTATCCAAGTTTTAATGTATGCGCGATAAGAATATATGGTGATTTGCGTGCCTTCCAAGCATGAGAAGAGGATTCGAGTTCCTCATCGCGCTCCAAGTTTTTGTTAGTAATATCAGGGTCTGTCCGGAAATAGGTGCGGACTCGGTTTGGAACCGAGAAGATGCAGGTGCAAGTCCTGCGGCCCTGACCACTTTTAATATAATATGCCCTGGTGATGGAACGGTATACATACTGGTCTTAGAAACCAGGTTTTGAGAGTTCGAATCTCTCCTGGGGCACCAAGTTTAGAGGAAGTTATGGAATGGTTTGAAAACAAAATAAAAGAAGAGTGGGAAGAGCGCACATCTTGCCATTGCTGTCCTTGCTGTGGATGCTCATGCGATGAATATAGTTACGATTCAAGTGATTTTGAAGAGTTTAGAAAAGAAAGATATAAAGAATTAGAGGAAAAGACTATGAGAGATTTTGAAAAAGAAGTTTTACAATCAAAAGGAGAAGATTGACAATTCTGTAGTTCGTTACAGGATAGGAATAATTAACGACTTTAAGAACACAACGACAGTAGTGGACTTTCAGAAGTATGGGATCATGCAGATATTAGATGCATGGGAAGTGGGCAATAACCATAGAGGTTATCAAGTCGCAAGTGACGCCATCCATATCTTCTTGAACTTTCAAAAAGTAGCGGTTGTGAAATCAAAAAGCGAAGCAGTGTCCGTCTTGAATAAACTAATAGAAAATTGTCCTGCAGAATCCAAATCAGACTTTGCAGAATATAAGGAGATATTGTTTAAGTATATGCGCGATTAGCTCAATAGCAGAGCGCTCGCTTGATAGGCGAGTGACGTTGGGGCAGTACCAGCATCGCGTACCAAATTTAGAATTGAATTGGTTTAACGGTAGAACATCTGTCTCATAAGCAGAAGGAAATGGTTCGACTCCATTATTCAATACCAAGTATAAGTTTAATATGAAGAAATGCACTAAATGTTTAATAGAAAAAGAAAGCAATGAGTTTCATAAACGTGGAAAAATATTACAAGCTAATTGTAAAGCATGTAAATCTTTAGATCAAAAACAAAGACGAGAAAGGAATAAAGAGCAATTTAATGCTAAGAAATGGGAGCGCTGCAAATTAAGAAAAGAAAAACTTAAAGAATTTGTATTTAACTATTTATTGGCAAATCCATGTATTAAATGTGGCGAAAGTGATCCAATTGTTTTAGAGTTTGATCATAGAGGTGATAAAGAATTTCATATTGCAACAGGAATTAATAATGGATACTCTTTAGAGAAAATTAAACATGAAATGACAAAATGCGACGTGCTGTGCGCAAATTGTCACAAAAGAAAAACAGCACAAGATTTTAACTGGTATAAGTTAAAATTAATGCAGGGATCGTCTAACGAATAGGACACTTCGCTACGAACGAAGAAATCAGGGTTTAATTCCTTGTCTCTGTACCATGCCGCTAAAGTGTAGATAGCGACACACCGCACTTGTAATGCGGGAAGCTCAGCGCAAGTCTGAGTAGCGGCTCCAGTTTTTATTTATGGTGTTTGTAGTGTAGTGATTGCACGGCGCTCTGTGAAAGCGCAGGTACTGGGTTTGATTCCCGTCATCCACCCCAATGGTGTTGTAGCTTAGTTGGTCTAAAGCGCCTGCCTGTCGAGCAGGAGATCGTGGGTTCGAATCCCACCAGCACCGCCATCTTTTTTCTTATGCACCACAAAGACAACGGCTGTCGTCGGGCCTCCAAAACCTTGAAGTCCTGGTTCGAATCCAGGGTGGTGTGCCATTTTAGTATAAAGATTTCACAGGAGATATTATGGCAAAAGCAAAAGCTATTAAATCTGAAGAATCTAAAAAGAAAAAAGGTCTTGATATCAAAGTTAAACTTGATAAGTCTGAAAAAGGCCGAATCACGGTTACCGTTACTCTTCTTGAAGACGGTAAAGAGATTGCCTCTGATTACGATTTCGTGCAGGTGTAATATGATTAGAACAACATTAGTATTAGAGTCGCGCACTAGTGAAAAAAACTTCGACAACAAGAGTATGTCTTTCTATGACTTTAAAAGTATAGATGCCATGCATTTCGTGATGAACATTAAAGAATTAGTTCTTGTTCATGTAAATAATCAAACCGAAGAGAAACGCACAATGGTAGTTGACGGTATGAAGTTCTTTAACTCACTTGACTATCGATCTTTTAATAAGAAGCGCATGATAGTTTACAGGTACTAATGAAGCTACTTTTAATGAATGATCCAGCTTTGCGAGAAGTTTGTCCTCCTGTTACTCAGGATGAGTTGGATTATATTAAGTCTTTAATACCAGAGATGACTAAGATTCTTAATCAAGAAGATGGAGCAGCATTGGCTGCTAATCAAGTTGGCGTGATTAAGCGATTCTTTCTAATGAAAGATGGCAAGTTAATTATCAACCCAGAAATAATAGAAATTGGCCCTCTTAAACCCTTTGAAGAAGGTTGTTTATCTATTCCTGGTACATCTGGAACAACACAAAGAGCTCAAACTATTAAAGTTAAGTATCGAGATGAAAACTTCAATGAAATTGAGATCGAGTATAAAGGAATAGAGGCTGTGGCAATTCAACATGAAATCGATCACTTAGATGGCAAGTTGTATACCGACCAAATGCAACCAATGAGAAGAATGTTGGTGCTTGATAAGCATAGAAAATTTCTTAAGTTAAGAGGGAGACAAAGATAGTGGAAACAATTAGCATATTACTTATTTATATTTCAGGTGTCATGAGTGGAGTAATTGGAACTATTGCCTTAACTCTTTATATAGGTGCTAGAGCGCTTAAAAAGCGTAAGCTTGAGCAAACAGCAGGGCCCAAAAAATCATCTGTCTCAGATAGAATGAAGCGTGTTAAAGACATCACTACAGAGCAACTTGAATTAGCTCAACAGGCTGATGGACCTCAAAAGAATGGTCTAGATGGTAAATATAAAAACGGCATTATTGGACAGATTAAAAGATTGGATGAAGAAAAGAATGAATTACTTATCTCTATCTTAGAAGATGGCCATGATCCTGAGCTTACTACTATGGATGCATCTGGTGTAGTAAGTCAAATGAAGTTATCAGAATATATGGCTTATATGGGAATTAAGATGACTCCTAAAAAAGCTGAAGAAAAACCTAAAACAGAAAGACTTGGAAAGTTTACTGTAGTTAGGGGTGGAAAAGATGACGGCGGGAATACTACTCATTAAGGAGTTTACATGGTAATAGTTACTCAAAATCAATATATTTTAGCGCAAAAAATTCACCATGTCATCATGGATGAACAGCTTCAGCATTTGGACTACCATGGTAAAAATGGAAGAACTTATACGCGATTAGATCGCTATTATCAAATCACAGTAATTTACACTCCTGAGGCTTCTCAATCTTCTTCTGCTAATAGTGGCTTTGGCTCTAGTAGCGGTAACCGTGGCGATGAAATTAAAGAATGTACTGTTCTTATTCGTAGTGCAACTAGGGCACACTTAATATTTAAAAATCTGATCCAACAAATCCGTGAGCAAATGCCAGATCAATTATATCTAGATACCGCATTAGAGAAAATGCTTTCTGGTGTTGATCTTGAAGGGCTCAAAGTAGATGACCAACAATATAAAGATTTGGAGGAGTTAGATTATGACATTAGCACAAAAGAAGTTCGTAAGCCTAGAAAAACAAAAAGAACAAATCAAAAAGTACTTCGAGGAGCTAAGCGCAAGCGTTGAAGAAGTCTCTAAAGAGATTGGCATCAATGGCATGTTCCAAGATGAAGAGGGCACAGTTTATAAAATTGTTGTTCCCGATGGAAAATTTGTACACTTTGAACATATCTCCTATGTTCGAACTCGTCGACTAGACGAAAAACGCGGTGATCTTTCTATTAAAGATGCAGAAGCCGCTGGCTTTTCAGTCCCAACTAAATAGTCTCAATCCGATTCAATATTTTTTTGTAGGAGACATTTATGAGTGTATTTGCAGACAAAAAATTCGAAGAGTTAGATTGGATCTCTCAGGCCACTGAGCCAATTGACTCACAATTAAATGAAGTATTAGCATCCATCCCTGATGAAACTATTATCGATTTTGATCTATACAAACAGATCGTTGGTGATTCTTATAGCATGGATCTATCTGTTGATCGATGCTTAAATTGGAGTGTTAATAAGTATTGTGTTATTCAACATCTTAGCTGGGAGCAAAGAGATGCTTTAAAGCCATGCTTTGAGTTCCAAATGGATGATAACATTATTCTTGACTTTGAAAAGAAAACTATATCAGGTCAAATTAAGTTTGTTAAAACTCAATACACCATGGATGAAAAGGTCCTTGAAGGAATGCTTGGTCGTCAAGGTATTGAGGCTATTGGCTCTATGTACTTTAGTGGTGCTGGTCTAAGTCGTGCAAATGAAATCATGGAATTACTCACAAAGTGCGAGTCAGGTCTACGTACTCGATCTGAGCGTAGAAAACGTGCAACTATTAAGCAAAGACTTATTACTCTATTTAAAAATAATGAGTGGAAAATTAAAGATACAGAGCTAGCAAATAAAGTTGGCCATTGGATTAAGGATTATGTTTGCAATGGTAATTTAGCCGCATTAAGTAACTTTTGTAGACTTAAAGTTATGACCCATAAAGATCAACCCATCTATTCAATGGAGGAAGTAAAGTGAAACAAATTATAGATATAGTAGAAACATTTAAAGTTTCACGTCCTGTTTTTCGGTTGACATTTGAGCGCGGTGGCAGTACAATATCTGCTAACCTATCAGAGCCTGTACATATTTATAGACCGCAACCAGAAGAAGGTAATTACTTATCTGAATTGGTTTGTGGCCACTACAATGAGCGTTTCGATTCTAAAGATGGTGAATTTTCTTTAAATCAACACGATATAGCAGTTAGGGCTATGAGCGAGGTTCGCAGGTCTATGTGCACTTTCTTAGAGAGAAACTTAGAAATGCGAAACCCGAGACAATCTAAAATTTATAGATGGTATTACAGAGATCTACCAGAAACAACTCATTTCGACAATGCTCTGATTATGATGTATAAATATATGCGGTCTTTTTCTGATAGCGATATGAAGGCGACTAATACTGAACATATCAATAATGCAATTGCATTATTGGAAGCAATGATGGAGAAATATGATGAAAAACGATGAAACTGATGAGCAACTTCTTGATTTAGAAATCGATATTGACATTGAAGAGCCAACCCCTTTAAAGAAAAACTTTAATAAATACAATAGAACTCTTACCAATGAAGATGTTCTTAAGTATGAGCCAATGGTTGAAAAATACATTAGAGATAATGTTGCTAAAAACTGGAATGAAGCCAATACTAAAAAAGGTATGGGCGACAATGCGCTTGGCAATACAGGTTTATCTCTAAATGATATTAGACAGCATTTACGCACTGAAGTTGTAGTTGCATTATATAACTATAATCCTAACTATAAAACTAAAGAAGGTCGTTCTGTTAAAGAATCAACATTTGTATTCCAACATTTGTTTAATCGTACTGGCCAATTAATGAAGCGATTAACTAAAAAGCGTTATGGTTATGGCGTTTGGCATGCAAATATTGAAGAAACTCTTTGGGAAACTGATAGGGAATAAATGGACTTTTGGAAGCACAATCCTAAATTCTTTGTTCCATTAAGTGGATCCTTACTTAAATCAGGTAAGGATCTATTTGATGAACAAATTAACCATCTTGGGTCTGCCATGTTAGTGGAAGACTATGATGCAAACGTAGAAGTGCTTACTACGCAAATCAATGCCACATGTAACTTTAATTTTCCTCCAGGCGCTTTAGTTTCTGGATCATTTGTCATGCATCATGTTGCTCATCATATAGGTAATATAAATCATGCATACGACGATGTTGATGTATACTTTAAATCTAAGGCAGATGCTCAGTTATTCTTAACTATGAATAACGCTCAACATCACCTTTTTTCATCATTCGATAATATAATGTGCTCTTACGGTTACATAGAGGGACTTAAGTTTAATTTGATTTATGGTGTCGACTATAAATCTCCTGAGCACCTTATATCTAGATTTGATATTCGTGCATGCTCTATGGCAATTGACATATCAACTATGACTTTATATGTAGTTAAAGGTGCAATTGAAGATTCAACTGCCAAAAGACTTGCCTTTAATCCTGTTCCACGTGGGTGTACAATTAGGCGCTTAACCAAATATATTAAAAAAGGTTTTGAGATAGATGGTTATCAAAGCCTATTCTTTACAGAACTAATTAGAAGTAATATTTACTCGGCAGAACTAGAACTAATGACAAAAGAATATTAGTACAATATCCTCCGATTAGGAGAAATGATGAAAGTATACAATAATGTCTCAGAAGCCTATCTCGGAACTCTCGCAGATGTCTATTTCAACCCAGATGTTAAGTCGTCTCCTCGCGGACAACCATGTAGAGAAAAACTCGACTACACTTTTCGTGTATTGCAACCTACTGATGCTGCTATCGTTACTAAAGATTCCGAACGCAACAGAACAATTGCAAGCTATACTGCCAAAGAGGTCGAACTTTACGATTCCTGCACTAACAAGGCTGAGGATTTTGGAAGAGCCTCAAAATTTTGGCTCTCTCTTGCGAATCCTGACGGCACAGTCAATTCGGCCTACGGTCACCTTATCTGGAGCAAGCGTTCCCACGGATCTGATTTCGAAACTGAGACTTATGTTACACACCCATCTACCAAGCCAGGCGAAGGTACAATCTCCCAAGTTCGACCAGTCAGAAGAACCCCATGGGAATGGGCAAGACAATCTTTAATTGACGATAAAGATACAAGACAAGCAATATTGCGATTTTCATTGCCAGAACATCAATGGAAGGGCAATAAGGATCAAACGTGCACAATGCATGGTAATTTCCTTATCCGTAATGATGAGCTTCACCTGTCTGTTGTAATGCGTTCTAATGATCTCACACTTGGATTAGTTTATGATCTTCCGTGGTTTTGTGGATTAATGGACAAAATGATTGAAGAATTAAAACCACATTACCCTAATCTTAAAAAAGGGCATTACACCCACACTGTTCATTCCTTACATATTTATGAGCGTAATGAAGAGATGGTAAAAAAGATGCTTGGAGAAATGTAATTTTGAAATCAAAACAAGATGATCAACTCTTTAAAGATCTTATAGATATGTACACCTCTCATAGTCGAACATATCCTTCTAATACTGTTACTGCCACTGACTTAGAACAGTTACGTAAAATGCTTGGCTTAGAAGATCCATTGACAGCAGAAGAAAAACAAGAGCTTGAAAACTTAAAGTCTCAATATGCAAATGATTTAAAAGTCACTAAATTAAACATATTTAAAAAACAAAGTTCACAATTACGCCAATATGTTATAAATTCTTTTTTATGGCAAGAAACAGTAAACTTAATGAATAGTGCTAAGCCATCACAAAGCGTCCGAATCAATGAGTTAGAAAATAAAACCTCTACTCCATTTCCTTTTTTAAGTGGATCTGGTAATACTCTATTTACTCAAGACAGTACAGGTTTCATTCCATACTCTCATCTCCCTATGCCTAATGGAATCTCTATCGAAGAATTACAGCAAGCCCATGTAGAAGCAACAATTGAAGAAGAGATGTTATATGGCGAAAAAAGCTAAAACACTAGAACCTAATGAGCTCTCTTATATTAGAGAAAGAGAAGAAATAATTGCCTCTATCATGGGTGGTTTAAAAGATGCTGCTAAATTTAAAGTGGGTGATTTTTTAATTGCTTTTCAACCTCAAACGCACTATAGTAAGCGAAAACAAGTTACAAATTCTTATGGCGCGCCAAGAAAATATGTTGTTATTCATACATGTAGGTTTGGCGTGCCTTATATCAAGGAATTAAATAAGAAGGGTAACCCAGTTGGAAACTTACTATCTCCACTAAGATTTGACGGTGGACATAGGATGATTAATCCTTCTGATTTTGAGTTTGAAGTAGACCCAGACTATGAAGATGCAATTATTCTTTCTGATGAAGAAAATTATGATGCCTCTGAAGCACATAAGATTAAAAGTAAAACTTTTAAAGAAATCACAGAGCACAATAAAAAGCTTAAAATCGATTGGCGAAATAATGCAGCCTTATTAAACTATCTTAAGTCTCTTAAAGTTGGAGATGTAGTTTATAAATCAGTTAAATCATATTTTACTATACTAACTTTAGATCCTATTCCTATCTCTCATAAAGGCACAAGGTTAATAGAAGGTGTTGTATTTGGAACAGCACAAGATTCTAAAGGCAAAATCTTTAATATTGATTATTTAGTTTTTAAATGGTCAGCTATATATTCCGGACAACCTCGTTCTTATAATGAGCTTAAAAATCCGAAATAATATATCATTCGGAGGTACTCTTATGTCGCAACAAATACCTAATATGAATTTACCTGTTAAGTCTGGAGATGATTTCATTGGTGAATTAGAAACAATGGATCTCTCAGAATTAAAAGACAAACAATATCTTGTTGCTGTCAATCAGGGCGAGCGAAGCGGTGTCAAGTTCGTTTGCTCAACAATCCGCGGACCTTATACATTTGAAGAAATGTGTGAACAAGTAGGCATGATCTGGAAAGAGCATCAACATCACTGCAAAGCTGTAATCTTGCAAAAAGATCCTAGTGCTAAGCCTATTTATTTAGATGAAAATACAATCGATTACATTGAAGCAAACTTTCAAGACATTATTACTGAATCAATGCTTGCAGGCGTATTCGATGAAGTTAAAGACTATACTTGCCGTGCCGGCATAGTTGTTGGTGACGGTGAGGATAATCCATTAGATGCAGATGCTTTGGCGGCTAAAGAAGCTGAAGCTTCTAAAAAGAAAGACGAAGAAGACGAGGATTTATAATGCTTCTTAATAAGATTCCGGTGCTAGATAAAGGCTATGTTGCCCTTCTTGATAGCTCGGTTACTACTCAAAAGATGCGCGATATTGGTGCCGAGTTTTTCGGTGGCGAATATCCTACTTCTTTAGAGGATCTTGGTTCCATGGTTGTAGTTATTAAATGCCCATTGTTTGTGCAACTTGCATTATCTAAGTTTAATTTAAAGGTGATTGATGCCAACCAACAAACCGACATACCAGATGCTTATATCCCAGATGCCACCTCTATCAGAGGAACTGACGTCGTTACAAGTCAAGCTATCTCTGATGATCTTCTTAGAACAACTGATGCCCTCCTCATTAATCCTAAAGCATACCAAGCAGATGGTTGTGACAAGTTTATCTCACAGGTTATTACTCCCGTCAATGTTTACACACAAATTATTGTCTCAGGAAACTACAGCGAGTGGTGCAAATTTGCTTATCAGGAGCGATTTCCAGGACCTATTAAACGATATGCAGAAGCTATACAGCAAGTTATAGAAGCGGAGTGGAAATAATGGCTAGACCTAAAGGCGCAAAGAATAAGAAAACTAACCATGTCTTCAAAGATCCTCAAATTGAGGAAATTATCGAAATGGATGTTGAAGTCAAAGATCCTGTAACAGGTAAGATGATTAAACAAAAAGTTAAAGTTAAGCGATTAAAAAAAGTCACTCATGATCCACATAGAGTATTTGTAGGACCTAAGGATATTATTGAGGATCTTGAATCTAAAGAAGATGACTTATCTTCTATTGAGCCAGATCCGGAGGATTAATGGAGTTTTTATTTGTAATTGCACTAATAATTATAATTGCATTAGTAATGCCTAAGCCTGGTGAAGTTGGTGGAGCATCTACTGGAGTTAGTGAAAAGCTTGTAATTGAAAAGAAACAATGTCCACCACATCAATGGTTTTGGCAAGAAATTGTTGACCAAGATGGTAATAAGCAAGGCGAACGAATTGTCTGTCGAGTCTGTGGGCCTATGCAATCTCAATCAGGTCGTGAATCATGAAAGTAGATCTTACACCCGATGAACTAAAACAAGTGCAAGCAGCACTTGAATCTAATCCTGTGCGCAGATGGATTGAACAAAAAGATATGATGAAGTTTGAAATAGGTGATGTTGTTTTAAAGTATCATCTTCGAACAGACTATATGACAAAAAAGACTAGCTGGGTTGTTGAAAATATCAATTCCGATAATAAACTGGCTCAAAGATATGTTTACATCTATGAAGATGAGCATGGAATCGGCTACTTCAAACAGTTGCGTGTTGCCAATGGCACCTTTGGTAAAGAGTTATTTTGTGTAACTGATTTCGATTTATCTTGTACTAAATTTGAAGTTGATCCTGAGTATGCCGAACACATATTGCTAGGTGAAATAGATAACTTTGATATTAAAAAAATACATAAGGCTTCATTAGCTGGACGTAAAATCGTTTCCAAGATGAATCGTAAAATTGGCATTAAACCTAAAACTGTTCAAGAGTTTAATGATGCCTTTGAAAAACTTAAAGTTGGAGATACGTTTTGGACTACATCTGACTATACAGGTAGATTTGTTCAAGATCACACAATAACTGAAATGAAAAAAGTTCTAATCTCTGATTTAGAAAGAGGCAGTTCTTGGGATTGGAAAAGATTTAAAGATATTGCAAAATCAAACGGTATTGCGGCACCAGTAAATGCAACATATACTTATAAAATAAGTTACTCTGGCAAATATCCCAATAGAGATAAACTAATAGTAGAATTCAATAGAGATGTCATTTATCTAGGACAAGAGCCTGCTCAGGAAAAGAAATGAGACCTAGTAAAACCCAGAATTATATGGATGTTGCTTCTACTATTGCTAAGCGATCTCATGACGCTGAAACAAAAGTTGGAGCTATCCTTGTTAAAAATGATTCTGGTGCTATCATAGCCACTGGATATAATGGTTTTGTTCGTGGAGCTAATGATAGTGCTCTTCCAAACACAAGACCAGATAAATATGAATACATAGTTCATGCAGAACAAAACTTGATATGTAACTCTGCTAAAGAGGGAATATCAATGAATAATTGTTTTTTGGTATGTACTCTTAGTCCATGCAAGCTTTGCATGCGAATGTTACTCAACTGTGGAATCACAAAGGTTATTGCAAAAGACCTATATAAGGACTTCAATGAAATCCTCCAAATGCAAGACGTTAAAGTCGAAGCAAAGCAAGAAGAAGACGGTTTCTGGCACATCACTTACACAGTGGGGTAAATAAAAAAAGGCTAGGTTTCCCTAGCCTTTTTAAATCGAGTAATTACCTATTTGTTAATTACATTGCAAGCAAACCAGCAGCGCGCAATGATGCAAGAAGTGCGTTTACTTTGTTAGCAACGTCTTCAGCAGTAGCGGTAGCAGGATCTGCGATATCAGCAACTGCGGCAGCTTGAGCGTTTCCGCCAGCTTCGATTGCAGCAATGATTTCTTGAGCTTCAGCACGTCGTGCCATTGCTACTTCAAGTCTCTTTTTTGCTTTTGTTGATAGAGCCATGTTATTCTCCTTATTTATGGGTTTAACAGGAACCAAGACACCATGTCTGGAACCATCAAATTTAATCTTATCATTAATTTAAGTTGATTATAGAGTTTTAAGTCCAGCAACTATAGCTACTATAGTGGCTATAACTCCCAAGATCTTACCAATCTTAATCAATTTTTCATTTCTATATTTTGTAACAGCTTCTTCTTCTAATTTATTTTGCTCAAATGGTGAAAGACGCATATCAATACTTCGAACTAAGTCTTCTAAAATTTGCTGTCTTTGCTCTGCAATTTCTGTTCTATGCATGTGCTCTTTAAGGGATTCTGTATTTTGCTGAAGAATATCGTTCATTCTTTTGAACTCTTCATACATCTTTTCATCTTGCTTAAGATGATCATCAAATGCTGATTTTTGTAAGGCTACTTCTTTGTCTACTTTATGGATAGAGTCAACTACGTCATCTAGCTTTTCGCTAATTTTGTTCAACATCTCATCTGTAGTTTTAGCCATGCCGAGTCCCCACCTAAAGTTACTTACTTAATAATATCATGTTAAGTACTTAGTTAGTTATACTAAGGTACTATAACCGGTAATGATCGGTATAGATACTTCCTGGCATCCAGAAACATGCCTAGATTCAATTTGATTACAAAATCATGCCCTTTCATGGGCCTTAATCCGATTCAATATAAAAACAGCTCTCCCGAGGAGTTATGTTCTTGGCCCGGCATCGCAAGGTGACCGGGCTTTTTTGTATAATCATTTTATGAAACAAGCATTAGAAAAGCGTATAGCTCAATTGTCAGAAGAAATCCAATCTTTGGATAATGAACGTAGAGCCCTCTCTAAAAGAGATGCTGAAATTGAAGTAAGATTACATCAAGTTGTAGGGGCTATTTATGAGATGCAGCAACTTATTGCTGATCTGGATCGTCAGCCTTCTGGGCCGCCTGATTCTTTGATTGAGTTGGAGATTCCTCAGAAGAAAGACTAGAGTCACCTTTTTGCATATAGCGACCAAGGTATCCACCAAGAGCAGCTAATAGAAATTGAAATGAATAGTCAGCAGCAGTTTTAACTTGAACAATAGAGGCATCTGTAAGGACAAACAGTCCTGCCCATTTAGCAATAGCAGATGCAAGCATAAATAAGATACAAATTCCAAAGAGTCCTGCAGAAAATACAACTAAGGCCGCTGTGATTGAACCTTTACCTGTCTTAGGGTCACGTACTGTAGGTACAGGAATACCTAGACGATTCATCCTGTTAATAAACGCAATCCACTTATCTTTTAAAGCTTCTAACCACATAAGTATAATCTTATCATAAGGAGAGGTTATGAAATTAGCTAGAATTGCAGATATGAGATTCCATGCAGCCTTAGATAAATTGGCAGCATCCACTCTTCCAATTAAAGTGGCTTTTAAATTAAAAGGTGTTATTAAGACTGTTCGCGAAGAGTATCAAAAGTATGAAGAAGTGCGCAACAACTTACTTAAGAAATTCGGTAAAAAAGATGAAGCAGGTAACTTGCTATTAAATGATAAACAATCTGTGGAATTTGAACCAGACAGTTTACAAGAGTTTGTTAAAGAAATGGGTGAACTTGCTAACTTAGAAGTAAGTATCCCTACTATTAGTCTTTCAGATTTAGGTAATGAAATTAATCTAACTTTTCAAGATGTTGAAGCGTTAGAAGGACTTATAGTCGAAGATTAGACTACATCTTTAAAAAGTCAGAACACATCTTAGCAGGGGTTACCATTGAGTATTTTTGGTAACCCGATATCTCGCCACCTAATTCATTACAGAAATACTTATCGTCAGATTGCCAAGCATTGTCTTTTGGAAAATCTCTCTTGAAAGCTAAGTTAAGAAAGAATCTCCAAGCAAAATAAGCTATTCCTAGCCAATCATATTTTCTTCCCCAATAGTCATGCATATATGCAATAATTTCTTGTAAATTTCTTTCTTGCTTACAAGGAATTTTGTAGCACTCTTCGTTTATTTCAAGCCACTTTGAGTAAGGAACAATTCTTACTCCTGTTTCTAAAACAGACTCTAATACAAAAGCCTCTGGCCATTCAGGTATTTCTATAAGAAGAGCCATGTGAGATGGCACTTTTTTTAAGTCTTTAATTAAAAGACCGCTTGCAAAAGCTATAACTTTAGAACCAATTTTTTCGTTTCTTGAAAATAAATAAGAAAGTTTGACTTTCATAAAGTGATCGCAAGGGCAAATAATTGATCTATCTGCTGTGTAGTTAAACCTAAAGCGGGAACCATGGCAACTAAAATAGGATTATTTCTTTGAAACTCAACAGAATATTCCCATGTAACTCTAGTAATAGATTTATTTGGTTCTGGTAGTGTGTCAATTATGGCATCTATTGTTGACAAAGATATTCCAGACATAATTAAAGCGATACGCATTTGTCGTGGAGTTACTGATGCAATACTAGTTTGTTGTAAATTAACTGTTTGATTAAAGTCATTTCTAATTAGTATTTTTTGATCTTCAGGTAGAGATATAATTGCATCTTCTAATTCTTGCAATGTTCTGCAAACTATTCCATTATAAATAATCATATTAGTTGCTCACTTTTCTAAAAATCAAAGAAGAATTAGGTCTAATAGAGCTACCAGTTCCATTATTTTCAGATCTAAATTGTATAGCTATAGTTCCTAGAGCACTAATTCTCACAATACCATCTCCAGCTACCGGAAAATTAGCGTTTGCTGTCTGAGCGCTTGCTGAAGTTACATTATCTCCAACAGCCAATTGTGAATATTCAAAGTTTTTATCTGTACCGGCTCCACCTTGAGAAAAAGTCCAATTAATATTTACTTCAGAAATTGTAGCAGTTCTTGCGACTAATCTTAAACCAACTCCGTTTGCTGTAGCTGTTGATTGCATGATACCTCTAAGTCGTACAGCATAAAGTCCAGGTTCTAAATCTGATGTTACGAGTTGTGTAATATTAGCGTAAGTGCTTGACGTAGTTGTTTGAATTACATCTGTTGCGATATCATATTCAAAAGACCAATGCGTTCCAGCATATACGCATCTAGCAGATAAATTCGTATCATATACTTGCAGCCCTGTAGCTGGAGAAGCTATTGCCAATCTTTGAGCAGATGTCATTCTAGGCTGTAAGAAACCTTGTGTAGTCGAATCTATTTGTAATTTTGCAGAAGCCGATGGAGTTTGTGCACCAATACCCATTTGATCGAGGAAATAGGAGATTCCGCGAACTGCCATACTTCGAGAAGTAGTGCTTCCATATTTTATGTTATATAAAGTTCCAGGATCTGGATCGGTATAGCCACCTAAGCCAAATCTAGTTTCTCCACCGCTATCAAAGAAAATACCACCATTACTAAAATCTTGATTTCCAGTGAAAACATTTCCACCAGCTAAATTAGCCTTACCATTTAGAGCAGTTTGAGTTGCTGTAGATACAGGTTTATTAGCATCAGAAGTATTGTCGGCGTTACCTAAACCAACAAAAGCTTTATTTACTGATTGCCAAGCAGTTGGTCCACCAGCTGTTTTTAAGAAAATCGCAGTTCCATCAGTTAAAAAAGCAATTGAACCATCATTGGCAGCAAACCCATCAATAATAGGAGACACGTCAACTTCGACGATCTCTATTTCATTAATTGTAATTGAGCCTAATTTAGCCATTAATTCCTACTTTAACTTAATGTTTTGATTTCGTACGTAGTGGTCCAAGTGATGTTATTATTTGCAGCACCAGTTACACGAATCCTTGCTGTGGTACCAGTTACATCTAATGTTCCATTCCAAGAATTTTGATCCTCTGAAGTGTAATCAGATTGTAAATTATTAATTGTAACTGTTCCACCAATATTTTTATATCGAGCAGTACGAATGTAAACGCTTGAGTCGCCAGCAGAACCAGCAGAACCACCAGTTCGTCTACCCACAATTCTTGCCACAAGCAACATAACTGAATCTGTCGGTACAGTTATTGATTGCAATGTTGTTGTAGTAGAATTAGTAGTTGTTACTTGAGCTTGGAAAAGTTCCCAATTTGCATTTGATGCACCAGCATCAGCATATCTAATTGGAGCTCTAAAAATAGAAGATCCAGTGACATCGAGTTGACGCGCAGGAGTTGCATTTCCGATACCTAAACGGTTATTAGTATCATCCCAGAAAAAGTTAGCATTATCTTGTTGAATAACAGAGGCTGCACCAACGAACAATACAGAACCAGTAGTTCTGCCTGATAGAGTTGCAGTAACAAATGTAGGTGAAGCAGAAGTTCTAATATCTTGAACAGTATCAAGAGTAATTGAACCTGGACCATTACTAATAACTACACCAAGAGTTCCAGCTTGAGTTATGTTTGCAGCTACAGGTGCAGCTGATGTAGAGCCAATTAATAATTGACCATTAGTTAAAGCAGAAGCTTCAACAATTGCGCCACCAGAAGAAACCATAATGCGCGCATTATTAAGCGCAACACCAGAGTTTGTACCACCATTTCCAATAGGAAGAACACCAGAAACATCTGTTGCAGCTGTTAAAGATATTGTTCCATTTGATAAATTACCATTTGTATCAGAGCGAACAGGAGCAGGACCAACTAAACTTGTGATTCGAGCAGCGCCAGTAACATGAAGTGGAACTGTAGGTGCACTATTTCCAATACCTAATCTTCCGTTTGTATTATCCCAGAAAAAGTTAGCATTAGCATTAAGAAGATTTGCACCAGACCAATAAGCAACAGATCCTGCAATACCAGTACCAAGAGCAAAGGTACCAGAAAGATCTGGTAACGTGTAGCCTCTGTTTGCTGCAAGAGAAGTTGTTAAAAGTGTAGCAGTGTTAGCGTTTGTTGGAGCTTTAAAAGACCAACCATTTCTAGCTGCGGCAACGGTCATGAAGGCAGTAACAACACTTGCTTCTTCGATTTCAATACCTGAACCACCGCCAGAAGATGCAATACCACCATTATTAAGTAATATTGTAGGATCTGAGATTTCAGTTACTGTAGAGTTAATAGTTGTTAATGTGCCGTTAACAGTTAAGGCACCATTGATAATAATATCATTACCAAAAGTTTTATTACCATTAATAATTTGGCTACCTTCAGTTAAAACAAAATCAGCAGTAGCAATGGCATTGCCAGGATTTGGCACTGTATAAGTGATTGCTACAGATCGCGAAGGATGAGTAGTATGCGCGAGGATTACGTTTTGTGAATTTTGAACATATACGTCATCTACTACATTACCTGTAGCAAAGTAAACAGGAATTCTTCCAGCAACACCAGAAGAAACGCCACCTGACACACCTGATGTATTGATTTGATCCCATCCAGTATCTAATGAACTCACTTTAACATAAGCTGTTCCAACTGAACCAGAATTAAAGGCTGCAATGGCTCCAATAGGTGCAGATGTACCTCCACCAGCGCCTGGTGCCGCATCTACTTGAAGTATTTCCACTTCATTATTTGTTAATCTACCAATAATATTAGCCATTATAGCTCCTTATATATCCGTCTTTACTGCTTCTATCTTAACATGCCCAGTCCAATAAGTTCCAGTAACTGTAGATGACTTTACAAACATTGTAACCTCATTAACACCCATACTATAACTAACATCGAAACCTGGAGTTGATTTTTCTGTAAATTCTGTTTGCCAAGAACGCTGAATCTGAACATTACTTGATTCTCTATAAAAAAGACCTATTCGCTTAAAAGCTGCTCTAGCAGAGCCATCTGAAACCCTAGCTACAGCGTGAAACTCAATTTTTGCAGTTGAGTTCTGATCAATAGGAACTGTGAAGGCGACTTCATTAGCCGTACTATTTGTAGACAATGAATATGTCTCTTGACGAAGTCCAGATCCACTAAAACCTGTATGAGATTTTTGATGAAAATGATTTGCAGGCGCTACAATATCTGGACCTAATCCAAAGCGACCATTCTTATCAATTACTGCTCTAAATAGGTTATTAGTGCGAATACGCAAATCATGAAAATCAACTGTACCAAGAAAATTAACAGCATCATTTAAGCCATTATTACCATCTAAGCGCCAAGATGTCAATAATGCATCACTATTTGCATTAGAAGTAACATATAACACACCAAAATTAGCGTCTTGCCTAATAACAGTGGCAACTATACCACCAAGAGCGATTGTAGTTAAATTACCAGAAGCATCTGAATAAAGCTCTGTACCAACAGTCCATGCAGAAGTATCTATTTCAAATAGAAAACCAAAACAAGTCACATATCCAATTTTTCCTGGAGCAATATCGAACGCTACAATACCAAAATTAGAAAAAGATTCTGGGGCCGATAACTCAACTTGTGGATACACTGTACCCATGCCATTTAAGCGAACAACTTTAAGTTTAGTAAGTGTAGAACCTGTGTTATTCTCAACAAGCTCATTTGATGGTGCATGAAGGTCTAAGCCTCTTAGATTCTTATGTAAAGCCATTAATTACCTACCACCACAACGTTGCCGTTATTATCAACCACTATAGCAGGATCAGAAAGTATATGAGTCTGACTAGCAGGATCATAGGTCATTAATAATGTGCCAGCTGCGTTTCGTTCATTTGTAACGATACGATCTGGATTAAACTTTAACGCCATGTCTAATTTCCCTGTAATGGGATTAAACAAGATGGTCTCTTTGTCTTTTACTGTTTTATCAAATACTGACATTAAGGACCAACCTTTCTTACTCTAATAAGAGATTTAGCTAGATTATACGAAAGTTCTAAGTCCCTCACTTCTGAACCTCGCAAAAAGAATTGTGCCTCAGTAATATCCTCATCTAAGTCACGAGTAAGAATAACATCATCAAACTCAGATGTAACTAGGCCATCTTCTGACCAGTTAACTGTATTACCGCTTTGGTCAACACCAATAACTCTATATGCAACTACAGGCTCTTCTTCATAAACAGCCCTAACAATTTCTTCTTGAGGAATGAGTGGACGATGCTGTTCATTGGCAAATATAGCAGCACCATCGGCTACAGTAAATAAAGAAAGATCGGCTCTTGCATCAATCTTGCCTTTTGGGCCAACTTCAATAGTATTAACGTCTGTGATTCTTTTGATTTCTAAATCGGTGGTAGGACCTTGAGTGTTAGACTTAATAATAATCTGTTGCTTCACTTTGAAGAAGCCAGAATATACAACTTTTAATACACCACTAGTAGTTCCATTAGCTAAAAATAGCTGTGGAGGCACCGCGATGAAGCGTTTCTCTAACATAATTTCCTTACCCAACCAAGCATCTCTGACCCTTCAGAGACTCTTAATAACAACTCTATTATATCAGGTTAGTACCCTGATTTGCCATCATCACGATCTTCAACTTTAATGCTAGCCCAATAAGCAAGTTCTTCTTCTTCAGAAGAAAATCGTTGACTAATAGGTTTACTTGCTTCTGCAAAGAAGTTATTAAGTTGACTAGACCATTCATTTTCTTTAGCTTTAGCCATTTCCTCAGAAACAACTAAATGACCAAACATTTGTTCATCGGTTGGTTGTGGGGGTGGCGGGGCCATCATAGCTTTAACTGCCGGATGAACATTATTTCCTAATAAATTCTTACCTGCCATTAATGCTGCTAATTGATTAGCTGAAGCATCTTCTCCGCTTTGAGGAGCTCTTTTAGCAAGTTTCATAATTTCTTCTTCAGCACTTGGAAATGGTAGGTGCTGGCCCCACCCCTTTTTAAGATTTGCTTTAGCTTTAATTGCTTCTGCTACACTAGGATTTAGTGTTCCATCTTTAAGAGACTTAACAGGTTGAGGGCGTTTTAATTTAGGATCTGTTTGTGGAGTGGAATTTCCAAACTTAGCCGATGTGTATTGCTTTGTATTAACATTTTGACCAAATCCAGTTTGATCTCCAGTGTTATTAGCTTTACGGCGAGCATTATCTGTAGCACTATATTGTCCCGAACCTTTAGGTCCATAATTAGATTTAGCTATACATTTTTCACAATCTTCTTGTGAACACTCACAATCATCGCCATCTTCAGATTTTTTGTAACTCATAGATTGACTACTATAAGTATTTACTAATTTATTGGGTCCACCAGTAAGAACACGTGGCCCTGAATTTTCAGAAGCGGGAGTACTTGGAGTTGTTGGAGCTGCAGGTGCCGCTGGTGCTTTAGGTACTTTTGCAGCAGCTATTTGAGATTCATTAAGTGGAGGAGAGCCAGTTTGCGCTCGTCTATCATTAATTCTATTCTTTTCTCTATTTGCAGCTTGTGATGCTTTGCTATAAGGATTAGATAAATCGCTTGGATCAATACCTTTAGTCAAAGATTGAAGTGATTTAATAAGCTCATCTGCAACATTATTTGCAGATTGAGGCTTATAGAAATAACGACAAGTCACTGAACTAGAGGCTTTATCTTCAATCATGCCTTTAGCTTCAAGACTTTTTGTTAACTGTTCAACCATATCTAATGGAATATTGCTGTCTAATGTAACAGAAACTTCATTATTATTAATTTGTTTAAACTTAATCTTGCTCATCAGTTTCCTCTTCTAATGTAATTTCTTCTTCATTAGATTTCTTAAGTTTCTTTGCAGGAGCTTTAGGTGCTGGCTTTTCAGCAAGCTTTTCTTTAAGCTTCTTTTGCGCCATAGCTTCAGAATGTTTCAACTTAAGATCCATCTCTTTTTTCTTATACTCAAGCTCCATTTTAATCTCTTGCTTACGCTGCTCAACTTCAAGTTTGCGTAATTCAAGATCCATTTGAGCCATTTGCTTTTGAATCTCAGGGTCTGCTGAGTTAGCACGAGCATTCTCAAATTCAAGATCCATCATTCGTTTTTGATGCTCTTTGTCAGAACCATCAGGTGATTGAGCTTTAGCATTTTCATACTCAAGATCAAGCATTCGCTTTTTATGATTCTTTTCAGTCTCAGGATCGGGAGATTGCATTTGTGCATGTTGGAACTCTAAATCCTTCATACGCATAGCGTGCTGATGCTCCAAGTCTTGAGCTTTTAATTTCATCTGTAAGTCAGCTTCATTTTGCTTTCTAGCAGAATCAACATCAACATCTGACATAGCATACGTAGCATGAGCTTTAGCTTCTTTACCTTCATCGTATGTAGGAGAATGATGACCATGAAGAATATAAGCAATTTCTGGCTCAGAATATCCTTCGTCAGTTAAAGCTTGTTTTATTTTTTCGTCAGCGTCTGGATCTCCGTCGGCTTCTCCGGCTTCGTCGTCGGCTCCGGCATCGGCTCCGTCGTCTTCATCGGACAATTCTGACATTTCATCCACGGGCATCTCTTGCACGGCTTCTTCGCCATCGTCATCTCCTGCTTCAGGATCTAAGTGGTCGTTAGCACCAGATTCTTCGGACTCTTCTTCTTCCATTTCTGGTTGAGAATTTTCATCCGATTGATCGTAATCTTCCCCTTCAAAATCATCACCTTCAGGTTGTTCTTCAGTCATTTCTGCGTCTTCTGGAGTTTCCATTTCTGAATCCCCCTCAGAAGCATCAACTTCATCACCTTGATCTTGCATCATTTGTTCTTCTGGTTGCTCTTCAGCTTGTTGAGCTGCAGCAATATCCATAATAGCTTTAGAAGAATCTAAACCTTTTTTAAGTTCATTCCACTTTTCTTTCAAAGTCTTTTTCTTTGGATCTTTTTTCAGAGGTTCTTTTCCTTCAACAATTTCTTGTTTGCCATCAGGTGTAACTTCTAACATCTTATTGTCTTTCATTATTACCCCTTAAATGTAATCTATCAAGAATCGCTTCTGATAGTACCCTTTTGCTGCATCCATTTGTTTCTCGATCATATCGTTTAGATCTTTTAAACGATTTTGCAAGAAACCAGGACCAAGCGTTGAAGTGCTTTGTGAAGTACCATCGATACTGATCGATACCCCATTATGCGGAAATAAAATTGGACCCATTATTGATAGCAACTTAAATGCTGCCATATTTTCAATAAGACCAACTAACAACGCAGGAACTTTGCCAGTCTCAAATCCTGCTCTATATTCTACTTGGATTGCTCCAGGCCAGTTGCTAACTCCTGAAGAACCCATAGCATGGAAAGCTAGACCAGAGTAAATAGAAGCAATAAACCCAGAAACAGTAACCCCAGTTGCAGGAACTATTTGCATTGTTTGTTCTTGCGGTTGCGTATGAATATACTCTAGTGGAATATCAATTAGTGGAAAAGATCCAGGGCCAATATTTCCATTGTTAAATGATAATTGAAACTTAGACACATCTAAGATTGGGCCATGATTAACTTTAATATAACCGCGACTCCAAAATTGTTGATGTGCACTATAGTCATGACGTTCTCTAAAAGTTACAGGCGTAATATATAGATCGAGTGTATGTTCAATTTCTGAAATAGCTTCATCAATATAATGCTGAATAGCTGCATCAGTAACTTCTTCACCAGTTAAGAATGAACGAAGTGGAAGACCAAATAATACAGTTGATCTCATACCAGCAGGAGTAGGAAGATTCATGTATCTGTTTGGTGTTCCTTCTTGATCAACGTTTAGATAAGGGAACGCAGCTTGTGTAGTTGTCTTACTAATAGGCATTAAATTCCTCCGCCTGTTCCGCTAGTTCCACCAGGTTTTGGTGCTGACGCTTTGCGAATCTTTACTGCGCCACGAGCTGCACCAACGCGCGCCAATCGATCATGAATCTCAGGTGCCTTTGGATGTGCTCCAATAACTTGTTTAATATCTGGTTTAGGCATTGATGCCTTAGATGCAAATTTCTTTTGAGCTTGACGAACTTCAGTTGGAATCGCATCTTGATTCTTCATTGCCGTCATTTGTAATCCACGGATTTTATTTGCAGCATGAGTAGCAAAACTTGCCTTTGAAGGGTTCTCATGGTCATAATCATTCATTGCTTGAATTAAACCATGCATTCCAGCTTCATGCAACATGCTCATATCAATATCGGGACTCTTAGGATCAAGTCCTAAACGGTTTAAAGTTTTATGAGCATTCATACCAATTAATGGATGATAGTGTTCGAAAAACTTTTCAAATTTTGGATCTTTATTTGGACCTTCACCAAGGATGCGAGCTATGTCTCGTTTAGAACCTTCGTCATAGTGGTGCATCTCATCGATGTTGCCAACTTTTTTACCCTTGTTGGCATAATCTTTTGCATACTGATTAATGAAGTCTTGATTGCCCATAGCAAAACTAGAAGCAGGATCCTGCTTCACAGTTGCTTGAGTTCCTTCTTCACCTTTGGTACCGCCAGCATGTTGCATACCCTCTTCAAGAGAATATCCTTCGCCGCCATGTCCGCCACCAGAAATAATATTCTTAATCTGTGCATCTTTAGCTGCTGCATGCAAGTCTTTTGCGCTTTTACCTTTAGTATGAGCTTCGCTATGAGCACCTAGAGCATTCTTTAAATGCTCTGGATTCTTAGCATGCCATTCTTTTTCAAAATTATCATCCATTTCCATCTGTGTGATTGGATCTGCATTTTTATATTCGTCTGAGTTTGCAAATTGACGATATGCAGAATTCCTATCACCATGAGCCTGATTTCTAGCTTCGATAATATTTCCGTGTCTAGCTAGTTCTGGGTTCTTAGTTGGATCGGCTTTTAAAGCTTGTGCTTCACGAGCACGTTGCTCCCAAGGACGAGTGTATTGGCGCAAAGACATGAGTTCATCACGGCTTGGCTGATTCCAACGACTCTTCTTGCCACTTACTTCTTGCGAGGCTTGTGGTTTTTGTAATAATGCTTTTTCTTGCGGATCTTTTTGCCCTCTGATATTGGCGTTACCTTCTCTGGCAGCTTGGGTGCTTCCGGCTTCTGGTTCAACCAATTCAGACTCTGAGTTATCATCTCCGAGATCTTCTTCAATAGATCTTTGATGTGCATCTGGATCTTCGTCATCATCGTACTCTTCATATTCGTCTCCTCCTTGAGCTTTCGCTTCTGGGTCATTTTCTTTTAACCAGTCAGCTCCTGCCGACTCTTCATCGTCTGGATCAAATTCACGAAGACCTTCTAAATCAGGGTCAACAGAATCATTATCATCCATATCATTTGGATCATATTCATCAGACATTTTTGGACGAGCTTTTTCAAGCTCTTCTTTTGCAACTTTTAATTTTTGCATTAATAAATCAATTTTAGACATTACTTACCGCCAAACTTAGCACGTAGTGCTGGAGGAAGGTTAGCAAGATGTTCTTGTGGAAGTGCTGCTGCAGGTTTTGCAGGAGCAACTTCTGGTTGAGCAGGCGCAGGTGCAGCAGTTTGTGCTGGTGCAGCCGCAGGCTTATTTCCAAATTTAGCAGCAAGCTCTGGAGGTAAAGCAGACACATCAACTCCAGCTTTTTGAGCATGAGGTTGTTGTAATAAATCAATACCTTCAAAATGATGTGGGGCTTTTGTCTTACCACGAACTTTAAATGCTTCAGGATCTTTAGCATGAAGTTCTTTCACGCTTTGCATCCATTTTGCATTATGTTCTGATCCATGCCATCCTTGCATTTTAGTCGCAAAATCTTCCATTTGCTCAGGAGTCATAGAGTCCTGTTTATGCTCTCCCACTTCATGAATTGGATGTTCATCAAATGGATGAGGTGTAAATTTATCTTGTGGTTCAACATCATGAAGATGCAAATATGCTTCTTTAGCATCAATTTTTGCTGGATTACCTAATTGAATTTCTTCAAATGGATATCCACCTTTATGAGATGACTTTTTACTATCAGCATGCTCTTCGTGAGGCGCCATTTCTAGATAACGGTAATCTGGAACGGAACGAGGATTTTTATCTCGACTTGCGCTATTTAAGCGACGACGAAGACCCTTAGTTCCTTCTTTAAGTTTACCTGTTTCTGGGCGACGCTCAGTTGATGTGTAATTTGTTTCCCATGGCTCAAGAGGAACATAGTCTAGCCCTAATTGACCATTTGAATGTGCACCAGCTCTTGCAGCTAAGTGCATCATAGGAATGATTTTATTTAGATGTTGATCTGCAACATCGCGTTTACCGCTTTTTAATGCAGCACGATAGTGATTAACGTGGTGAGCTAAAGCATCACGCATCATCTCTACGTCTTTGTTTTTCATTTGATTTCCAAACGCAGTAACACCTGCGTTTGCACTTCGACCCATAGAAGCCTGTGGGCGAGCCATTTTTTCGAGAGATTCTAAAACCTTCTCAGCAATGATCTCGTCTTTCATGACGTCAATCAATGTCTGTAATGTAGGGTCGTTAGCCGCTTTTTTAAGAAGTAACTCCCTGAAACCTTTCAGTTCCATGTTAACTCCTTAGATTCTACGGTTTGCGTCTCTTGCGACTTGAACGAATTGATTACCAGTAATTACAACAGTTACTTGTGGAGCTTGTTTAGTAACCACGCCTGTTGTACCAGCATCAGTTTGTGTTGGAAGACCGCCACCAGCATTAAAAATAAGGATTTCGCCAGAAACCATAGTTGCTGCAAGAACACCGTCAATAGTGACTGTTCCACCAGCAGCTGCTCGGACTCTGAAAGCCTGGTATGGCAATAAAACCAATGTACCAGCAGCTCCTGAGAGTTTTTCTTCCCATACCATGCCGACATCTGATTGTCTAATTGCTTCGTTTGCTAAATTACTTGTTTTCATTAAAAGTCTCCTAAGCTAGGCTATAGAAGACATTATACCTCAACCCGAAGTTGAAACTTCGGGAAGGTTACTTTTTGAATAGTTCAAACAATGATTTTTTAAGTCGATTCTTAGCTGAGATACCTAATGGGGCTAGCATGTTTTCATACTCTACTACTGTAGCCCAGGCCTCTTCTTCTGAAGCCCAATTATAAGTCTCTTTTGCTTCTACCTCAATGAATCGTTTCTTCTCATTAAGGTTCTCATCATAGACTACATAATACACAAGTACGGCTTTTTCAAGGAATGCAATCTTGCAGGTTTTGAAGATGGAGAAGTTCTTTTTATATCCCAATAGTTGGCAAAAAGCATCAATAGAGGCAGCAGATTTACCATCTGTAGGTACGTTTACCTCTACACGATTATTATTATTTGCATCTGTTGTTTTGCGCTTAATAGTGAGTTCACCCATGTGGTCGTGATATCTATACCGAATAAACTCGTCTTTTTCATTTGTGAAATAGTCGTCGTAACTGCTAACCATAATCCACTCAGGGTTGAGTGGTTGGACGAGCTTGATAAAATCATTCATATCGATGTTATCGGCATAATATTTTGTTTCAAGCTCTTTAAAGTGCATATTTTATCCTTATGATTTCGGCGTACCCATTTTAAGGGATGCGCGCTTCTCTTTCGAGAATAAGTTTTGTTTATCGCGATGCTCAGCACCACATTGTTTACATTTGTGTTTTTGGAATTTACCGGAACTAGTGTAATAGAAACCATTTTTATGAAATTCAGTACTTCCACATTTACACACGTGATCTTCCTCATCATGATAAAGATTGAAATTTATGCTATTGTCCCAAGGAATTAGGATGTGATAAAGTTCCTCAAGAGAAAGAACATCGTATTTATTATAGATTTCCATCTCTTTCCATGCTTCTAGATTTCCAGCTAGACATTGTGTCCACATTTCGTGGCCAGGGAATTTTTTATGTTTTAGTTTTTTATATTTTGTGCAGAGTTTATCAGTCATATATTCAAGCTTATTACTTGTAAATCCAAAAACTTTACCTGCAATAATCTTAGTATCAATGTGCTTGACACTGCCTGGAGGCTGAAAGCCTTGAAGGACAAAGCGTGCGTTTAATTTCTTGGTATCAAATGATTTGCCGTTCTGAGTAATAACGACATCAGCTTCATTGAGTAAATCCCATATCCCTTGTAACAGCTTTTTATCGTCTTCGATATTTTTTGCATTACGTTGATCCATATACATAACTTTATCTGGTGGATCACCAAGCCATTTAGCACTCCAACTCAAGACATGCCAATCAGACACGATTTGATTTAAAGCCACGTTGTTCTCCCATAGAGACCAAACGTGAGCAATAATTGGTGCAGTTTCAATATCAAATAGAAGAACCCTAGGACCTGCTAATTTTGATTGATTCTTCTTCTTTTGCTTAGCCATTATTTCTCCAATCCAAGACCGGCAAGAATCTCGTTGTGTACTTCTTCAATAGACTTGCCGTCAACATCTATTCTAACAGTATTAAAGCTTTCAGACATAAAATCCATATTAAAAGATACTTGTTCCATAAATGAATCGCCCTTTGATTCCATTGCATCACCAGCAGCATATTCTTGTTTTGCTGCTTTAGCTTTTGCAAGACCCTTCTTAGAGTCTCCTCGAAGATATATTACTGAATCATATATTTTTGTAGCGTATGGAGAGAAACCATTGTCGTCAGTTGATGCTGAACCAACTACTTCATCAGAAAGCTGTTTTAGGAAACCTAATTGGTTGCCGCAGCCAGTACCGTAAGCATATCCACTCAAGATACCTCTATCTTGAATAATAAAATCGTACTTATCGAGATTTGGAACAACTAATTGCTCTAAGTGAATTGAGCGAATTGCCTGAGAGATAAATTCTCTTGCTGGACGCGTCATTTGCGCGTCGTATTGATTGTCTAGCATGATCCCTCTCAAGATCATTGTTAGAGGGACAAGAGATGTGCCCGGTTCTTTTGTTTGCAATACGGTGTATCCTCGCGCTTTCAGCGTATCAACCAGTAATTGTGTTTGTGTTGTCTTACCAACACCTTCAGTTCCTTCTAAACAAATATATTTTGCCTTTTTCATAAAGGCATTATACAGATGCTATTTGAAATTACAGGTGTTTTTTAAGCTGAGAAAAGAGATCGTAAAGTGAATCAAGACTTTTTGCAACTTTTAATTTAGGCTTTGCAAGTTGTTCTGTGTGCCAATCCATGGTAACTTTTTGTTGCTCAGGGGTCATTGCGCTCCATGTTGATTTAAAAGCTTCTGGATTAACTCCATGGTGTTGTGCAAATTCTTGATGAAATTCCATCTTAGGAGATGGTACTTGTGATGAAACGGGAGATGCCGCTGCTACCGGCGTTTGCGTCGGTTGTGGTGTTTGAACAAGTTGAGTCGCTTGCTCTGCAGCAGCGGCTTTCTGTTTTTTCTGTCTTGGAGCAGCACCAACTTTAGGAAGTGGTTTATTGTATGAGATTGCTTTTACGTTAGCTTCGGCCTGTGCCTTCATCTCTGGGGTTGCTGCAGGATCTTTCATGATAGCTGCATTACGAAGAAGTGCCTTAATCGCATTACGATTAACTGTCTTACAAAGTTCTTCTATCTCGTGCATTTCCATCATAACTCTATTCTACCATGTCGACAAATAGAAATAAAAAAGGCCAAACTTGCGTTTGACCTTTATTACTTAATCATTTAAGACTAATATTTGATTATTACTTACCTACGTTTTCGAACAAGCAGTTGAATCGTGGAGTATATACGAATAAAGCTCCGTACATAACAATCGCGAACTCAAGAGCAGTCGTAACGATAGCAAAGTTGATTTTGCTTAATGGAGCCAATTGCTTGAACTTCATGCACTCAGCAGACATATCTAACAAGAATGCCTCACCAAGACCAGCTTGCTTACGTCCAGCTAACACATAAGTAGTGTTTCCAGCGTTTGCAAAGTTACCTGCGAACTTTTCAGTTCCAACAGCGCCACCAGCTGCAGATAAGAACACCTTGATGTACTTAACGTTAGCAGGCATGTTTGTTACTGTCAACTGGATGTTTTGTCCAGCAGTGATAGTAGCAGCAGCACCTTGAACTGGGATTGATTCACCAGCGTCATTAACTAAAGTTGCCTTGATTTGGTAAACACCGGCTGCGTAAGCAGAACCAGCACCAGCACCAGCTGAAGCAACAGCGAATGAACCAGGAGCAGGAGCAAGAGCGGAAACCGCAAGAGCACGAGCACCAGCGCGAGGGCGCAAGAACAAGTTAGGCTTGAAGTCTACAGTTCCAGCAGTTGTAGTCATTTTGTTCACGTCATAACCAACCGTTTGGTTAGCAAGACCTGGAGCAGAACGGAACTGAGGATAGAACTGTTTTACGAACGCTGACAAAGCAGCTGGTTCGATGTGTAGCTCAGATGGAGAACCGAAGTTTTCCAATGCGATAACTGCTAAACGCTCGATGTCGTCTTGAGCAATTACGTTACCACCAAGGTCTTGAGCGATAGATTGAGCATCGCCATAACCTTCGAAGTCACCAGAACGCATTAATACGTCTGAATCACCTTTTTTAAGTTGTTGTAACAAACCAGACATCGCGATGCTGTTCTGTGGAAGATCAGCAGGAGATCCTGAGTTTGAACCGTCAAGACGGTTAATGAAGTGAGCATGACCCCAATACATTTCACGTTCAACGTTCTTAAGAAGGTGCATAGTTCCTTCTTTAGCTTGTTGCGCAACGATGTCACCAACAGTTGTGCGAACTAAAGTCATTTGGTGAGAGACTTTACGTCGTGTACCGAAGAACACGATCTTTTGTCCGTCACGAACGTACGTCGAATCTTCTTCGATCGGCGCTCCACCCTCACCAATATATGGTGCAGAGTCTGACCCGTAGCTGATCAAGCGGTTATATTGCTCGAACAAGTTGTATGCCTTATCAACGGAGATTGCAGGCCACATTTTCAAGTTTTTCATGTCGAAGGTAACACTTTTCAATGTAGCTTCTAATGATTCCGCTTGAAGGACACCACCATAAGTGAGGTCTGTTGGTTTACCAGCTCCGCCGTAACCGGCTGTGATGGCTTTGTTAAGGTTTTCGATGTCTGCTTGAGACACGATACCTTGATCTAGCCCTGATAGAATTTGATTAACAGCGTCTGTCATCATTTTCGTTTTCTCCTTTGATTACGAAATCTCGTATTTTTTAGCAATTTGTTGTAGGTCTTGTCCCATTTCAGCTTTAGTAATATCTAAAGAATCAACGCGAGTACCTGATTTTTTCAATTCAAATAGTTTTGAAGCTACTTGAGCTTTTGACAATGGTTCAGAACCTTGATCCGCTGATTTCAACAGAGGAGTTGTTCTTGCTGTAGCACCTTTAGGAGCAACAGGAGCATCTGCAATCTTATTGACTAAGTCAAGGATTGTAGAAAGTTTGTCTTCAAGCGGCTTTACTCGCTCTTCAACGTAGCTCTTCATTAAAGACTCAGTAGATTCTAAAGACTTTTTCATTTCACCTTTGTGCATGTCAAGAAGGTCTTTTGCAATCTTCTTTTCTTTTTCTTCATGCTTAGGGTCGTCTTTGTGAGGTTCTTTGTCCTCATCTTTATCTTCTTTGTCTTCTTTTTTATCCATGTCTTCAGCTTCTTCTTCGTCAGACTTTTTATCGTCTTTCTTGTCTTCAGCTTTATCCATGTCTTTTTTGTCTTCGTCTTTTTCGTCTTTTTTGTCGTCGTCAGCTTTAGCAGCATCTAACTTTCCATCAGACGGCTTACCAGCGATACCATCGCCTGGACCTTCGATTTTGATCTCAGCAGCAGCGAATTTCGATTTACGAAGTTCGTCTAGCTCCATAAGAGTTTCATCGATTAGATCTGTAAGACTCTTTTGTAATTTGTTATCCATGTGATCTCCTTTCGTCAGTTTCCGTTAAAGATTACTGACCAAGGCCGATAATATCGCTATGTCCACGAATTACAGTTACAGTTCCATTTAACGATACTTGAAGATCGTTAGCAAGAGCTGCGCACATTGCTAATACTTTCATGCCAGTTGCAGAAAGTGCTGCATCTGTGCAAGTGATTGCAACTTTACCAGGGTTACCTACGCCAATACCAAGGTATGGGCTAACAGATGAATCAACGCCACCAACAACCGCAGGGCTGAAAGATGCGTCAACATAACTGATAGTGATATCGTTAGTGCCATTTTCGATTACGACAGCCGTTTGACTTTGTGAATTAACAGTCAATCCGAGCATCTTCGCATTGCGAGCTAGCTTTTGAAGAATTGCAGCAGAATTTGCCATGAGTATGATCTCCTTTTACAATATGAGTTGAACTCAATATTTATTAAATATACCACGTGCCTATACTTAAACACGTGATGTTGTTACTTACTTATTACCGCGCATAGCCTGGTATAACTTTTCAAAACTCATACCATGACCACACTCCCTACATTTTACCTGGTGTTTAGAGTGGACTTGCTCTTTTCCACAATTATCACACGAAATATACTTAAACCCAGGTCGACCTTGTTCTAAGGACTCACTCTGGATTACTGCGCCAGAAACTCGTGACGTAGGGGACGCCGCTCCACCATATCCAGCTGTCATAGCTTTCTTAAGTGGTTTCTTTTGCTCAACTTTTTCACTTTTTAACTTCTTATATTCAGACATTACGCCTTGTACATAAGGGTGTTGCTCTAGGGCAGCTTGGCCACCTTCTTTATACTTATTCCAAGAACCTTTTAAACCATTAAGCCAACTATAAGCCATTTGATGGTCACTCTTAGTTTTGCTCTTATTTCTCTTATATGCTGAAATTGCAAAGTCAGCTGCAGCTTCAGGATCATTATTGAATGTATCTGTAAATGTCTTATGATGTTTATCTACATCATTTGCAATTTCTGCTAACTTAGGGTACTTTTCTGCTAAATCTTTATCTTTTTTAATAGCAAATGCCGCTGAGTGTGGCATCATTCCCCATGGTCCGCCAGCTGTCATTCCATCGTGAATTCCACCTTTCATCGTTTTATGATTAAGGTTTTTTCCACCAGAAGATTCTTTCATACCAATTGCACCAAGCATTGGGTGCTCTTTTGATACTCGGCTATATACTTCCTGCATAGAAGCTTTTTGCTTTTGAGCTTCAGCAGGTACAGAAGGTGCTACTGGAGATGAATCATTCTGTGAAGTCATTGATGGGCTCATTGCTAATGCAGCGCCCATGCCAGCAGCCGCTAAAGCATTTTTAATACCAGCTTTTTCAAGCTCTTCTGCTTTTAATTCGGCCATCTTTTGTTTTATTAATTCTATATTAGTTTGAATTTTTTGCTCTAAAGCTTTATTTAGAATTTGCTGTTTAGAGGGGATTGTAATCTCTCCTTCAATTCCTAACTCTCTCATAAGATCTACAAGCTTTGTAAGGTTATTTTGAACCTTTGTAGCTGAAGCATCGCGAGCGATATGACGGAAAGAAGGTACATTTGTTTGAGCCAAATGAACTACAGATTTAATGAGAAGCATATCTGCAGCCTCATCGTATTCTGATTTCTTAAGACTGGTAGGCTCAACAAGGGTATTGTTATTAGCAGGAGTAAATGTTAACGCCACCGAATGAATTTTAGTTCTAGCAAGCAACGTACTATCAGAAACACCACGAGCAAGAACTCCACCTTCAACTGAAGCTTTCAGCTGTAGCGGTGTATCAGTTTTATGTATGTTTCTTAAAATAGCGGCAGCTGCTCTAGCATTAGGATGATCTTCATCGTCATATAGATAGCCTTTAACAAAAATAAAAGGAGCTTTTACTTTATTCCAGTAATACTCTTGTCTTTCATTTTCACAATCTTCTTTTTTAAAGATTTTTTTAGCATCGGTTACGCGACCAATAGCATTAAAGAAGCCTTTTCCATGATTATCATTAAGACGACCACGGCCAGCTTGTAATTCAGATATATCAGCGCCTTCCACGGAGAGCATTTCTCCCTGTGTGTCCCTAAGCTGGGAGCCGGCAATCATGTCAATTTCTAGAGGTTTCTTAGCCACACCATAGATTATACTACGGTTCTAAGTTAGCGATATATCTTATAGTCGGGGGAATCTGAGTCTGAGACAACTGGGCCATCACCTTTAAGGTTGGCAAAGGATTTATGTTCTCTCATTTTAACTAGGGCCTGTTTTTCTATTTTTTTAATTGTATCCACAGATACATTGAGAAGTGCAGCTAACTCTATATCAGATATAGATTTCTCTGAAGTGAATTTTGATAAATACTCAAAGAAACAGTAATGAGCCAACTGATGATCAACTGCCCAAGGACAACCTGGGAGTAGTGCTTCTTCCTCTTCAGTTAACTCACGACCAGCATTACGAATAGCTTTTAGACGCATCACTGCAAGCGGGCACCAGTCATCCGGCATTTGTTCAAGGCGTCTAGGACACCTTTTGTCCATTTTGGAGACTGGTTCATTAGCCATTTTAGTGAGATACTTCCGCCGCGGCTTGGACTGCAGTAGGATTACGTACGCTTAGTAATTCAACTTCATGATCAATTCCATTAAGCTTAACAGAAAGCTTATCTCCAGCTTTTTTGCCAGCTAATCCATTAATCAAATCTGGAACACCAGATTCAGACAGCTTAAGGCGAGAACGGAAAATACCGCGATCATTTCCTTGTTCATCTTTTGCAACAGAAGTAATAGTGATAGTGCTATCAGCTTCTACAGCTTCTCCAGCAATAAGACCATCTTTAAGATCGGCTTTCGCAGAAGCTTCTTCAAAGTCTGCAAGACGCATTTCATTACCAATCTTATTAAGTTCAACTGCATCTAGTTTAAGAAGTTTTTGAACTGCATTCAGTTTATACTGCGCTTCATAAAGTTGATTAAGAGCAGAACCTAAATCTTCTGACATTGTTTTAACAGACTGCATAAGCTGTTGAGTCATCATCTGAGAGATGCGACCTGCCATTTGCAAGTTTGCCAACTCAGTTTTAAGTGAGTTGATTTCTTCATTTTTAGATTTCTGAGGTGGTACGCGAAAACCCTTCATTAGTTAGCTCCTTTATCGTTAGCTCTTTTATACATAGTTTTGTAAAACTTAATTTCATCTTGAGTTAAAGAAAGTTCATTTGAATTTGAACCGCCACCTAAAAGCTTGCCTAATTTAGTATGAAGGAAGTGGCGCATTTCGTTTTCAATATCATCATACACGTTTCCTTTTGATTTGAGGATACGTTTTGATAAAATTTCATTAATAGCGTTTGCAACCTCTAAAGTATGCTGCTCACGTGACTTTTGTGGATACTTAGCCGATGTAGAACTAACTGGCGCAACTGGCGTTTCAACTTCAGTAGTCGTAGTTTGACCACCAGAAGAAGTTACTTGTAATGTTTTACTTTCTAGTGCAGCACCTTTTTGTGCATCTACAATCGCTTGAGCATCCGGAAATTGCTTAAGGAACGTCTGTAGTGTGACTTTTTCAAAACCATATTGGTTGGCAATTGAAGAAAACAATCCTCGTGCACGAGTAAACTGTGCCTTATCAAGAGGTTCTTTATTATCTACACAACGCTGCCAATGAGCCTTAAGGTCATCATCTGTCATCCATAGGCGTTGAACACCTACAGAATTTTCTACTTCTCTAAGAGCCTCAATTGCCTCTTCATCAAGAAGAGCTTTACGCCCATAGATTTGTGGCCACACTAATTCACCATAGTGAGTTCGATCCATTACAATATCTTTATTTGCAGCAGACGAAACAAGATCAATCATATCTTGTAGATATTGATCTGGAGTGGTTCCTTTAGCAGGAGCAGAAAGATGAATCTTTTCGAAACCAAGTGTTTCAAAATAAGCGGCAACGGTAGATTTACCTGTGCGATCTAAACCTTCAAGTAATACTAATGCCATGAAATCTCCTCATCAGAAGAGATTATACAAAGAGCGGTGTAAACTTCATAATGAGTTCCATTGCTAGGCTTTTATCTATAATCTCTAGACGAAATAGTACCTTAAGCAATTTTATATAAGCAAGACGGTAGTCCTCGTCGACTACCATATCGTTTACAATATATAACTCTTTAACTCTCATCGTCTAATTTATTGATTGGATTAGCCATAACTTTTCCACCAACGTTAGATGCACCAGAGGCACCAAACTTTTTAGCAGCATCGCGAAGAGCGTTTCCACCATGACCAACAGCATCAGCAGCAGCTTGAGCTTTTAGTTGCTCTATTTCCATTTGATGCTTTTCTTGATCTCTAGCGTGAGCAGCTTCTTTATGACCATGCTCTTGCTCTTTAAGTTTCATTTCCATAGCTTGTTGTTGAGCTTCAGATTGACCTTGAGCAGCCATTTGAGCTTCTTGCTTCTTAGCATTATCAATAGCAAGCAGTGTCTGTTGCCAACTCATAAATGCTGGATCACCAGGAATGTATTGCAGTTCTCGACGTTGAGAAGCACCTTTGTCACCAAAGAATGTTTCACGAATCTCACCTTTAGTCATATTCTTTTCAACCAAAGCCCAGAAAGCTTGATTTAATGGAAGATCTGCAGCAGGAGTTTTAATTCGTTCTTTTTGAGATTGAATTAAAAGATCATTCATTGACTTAAATACAGTCATCTCAGCTTGCATTTGGGCAATTTCAGTTTGAGGAGTCTCATCTGTATAGCCAGTAAACACAAAACGATACTTATTTGCCATATCTTTATCAATAGATGGCAAAACGTCAGAATTAATTAAGTCTTCCATGAACATTAAGATTGGATATAAACCACGCTCACGTGAATATTCAATCTTGTATTCATTATTTGATTGTTGAGCTGGAGATTTACCATTAGCAGAAACTAAGTAATCAAGACCTAATTCAACTGGATCAATTTGGAATTGTGCACAAAGGATACGCATTAAGTGGTTATTGAAGTTAATGTATTCCATTTCCTTCGCAGAACCAGACATTGGTACCCATTGAACTTCATCAAGACCAGCAACAATTGGAGTTCTCCAAGCATGTTGAGTTCCTGAGATAGTGTTATAAAACTGACGACGGAAATTCATTAATTGGGATTGTGTAACAGTCCCTTTTAAATGAAGAACTCCTCGTGCAGCATAACCATGAGTAAAGAAGTTACTATTATAGTTTTCTACATTCAAGTGATTAGTAACATTGATAATAGCAAGTTCAAGTGGAGAATAACAATAGCCCTGAGAATCAGCAAAGTTCTGTGGATTGAAATTCTTCCAAATCATATCCTCATCGCCAAAGTAATTCATTGGTTGCATATTATAAGATACTTGAACGAATTTCCAGTATTCATTATCAGCTAAATTTAATTCTTGTTTAGCTTTAGGATCATTGTTTGATAGTGGCTGTTTAAACTGTTGTTGAGCCGCTTGATCTTGTTGGATAATTTGCTCTTTTGACATACGCTGAGGAAGTAGGTATGTGTTTTCAGCAGGAAGTGGACGAATTCGGTGTAATCCACCTTTACGTGTTTTAACTTTTTCAATAGCTACGTGACCAAAAGTTAAAGCATCGCGAACAGTAAGTTTTAAAAACTCACCAAACAACATTCGATCTTCAACAGGTGTTCCTTCTTTACGACCACAATTATAGATAAAATCTTCAAGAGAAGCTATCTCTTGTAATTCTTCAGTGCTGTATTCTGCATTGTGGTCTTTCTTAACAAAGCGGAAACCCATTTCATGTCTTCTATGCTCTGGACGAGAAAAACGCAACAATGTGTCAACACGGGCTTGAATAATAGAAGAAACTAGCCAATCGCGTACAGAAACTTCTTTAAGTGATTTATTACTAAGTCTAGAAAGTTTTTGCTTAACATTGACCGTATTTGACATTTGCTCAAAATACGGATCATCAATAATGGCTTTACGGCCAATTTGCTTAGAAACATCGTTGTTTTCGGGTTGATCCGGAAGCACATCAGCGGTATAAGCTCCAGTAACCATACCAGTTGGAGCTGCAGCTTGAGCATCATTATCAACAGTGACGCCGTCAGCTTTTAACAGCTCACCAATCTCACCTTTAATTCTATTTTTTAACCAGTCATCCCAGATTGCCACAATGCACCTCTATTTAGCTATTCTACCTTAAAAGGACCATAAGAAGCCGCCCTGGCTTCCAGAGCTATCATCTGGGTCATCTAAATCAGATTTCTTACCAATTTTTCCCAGCTTTGAAGCATCCGGTTCATTTTGTTGAAACGGAATTCCTTGTGTTTGCGCAAATTCAGCAGCGGTAGGTGTTCTGCTATAAGAACCATTAGTATCTCGCAAACCTTCTGTATTATCGAAATCTAGTCCACCACCTAAAACTATGTTATTTTTACCTAATAACAAAGAAAGTGGATAACGTAAAGCATCCAACCAGTGATCGTGATCTGTGTTTGGAATATCTGTAACCATACCAGCAGCATCAAGTTTATAGTGATATAAACCAAATTCACTAATAATATGCTGACATTCCTCATTAATAAATAGTTTAGCTTCAGATCCACCAGGAACTTTAAGTAGTTTCTTAATTGTTTGAATACCAGCCATGATCTCAGGCTTCTTTGCATCATTTGCAGTAGGTAAGCCTGCTTTTTTCATTTCTTGAATCGCACCTTGATCTGCTTGATCTGGTACATATAGTTGAACTCTATACTTAAGATGATATTTAGTCTTAAGGTGATGAATCCAGGCAGGAGATGAAATCTGAGTCATACCATCAGTGCAAACTATAAAGACATTATCTCTTTTATCAATAAAGAAGAAAACAACAGTATTAGGCGATGAATATCCCCAGTCAATCCCTGCATAGCATGGAAGTTGCATTTCATGGCACTTTGCAACAAATCTATCATGAGAGCACTCACCTGGATAATCTTTACCAGTAAGTATCTTCCACATTTGATCCCAATCTTTAACGTGAATCTTTTCTTCAAACTCACGATAAATGATCCCTTCAACTGAAGGTTTCAAGTTCATTAACTGAGCAAGGGCCCAATCGGCGCCTTCTGCTTTAACTTTTTGAATCAAATCCACATCTAAATTTTTTAACATAGGAGAAGTAGATGTTTGATTTTTAGCATCTGTTAAACAAATTGAGAAGATAGGGCATTTAGCACAACCTTCAAAACCTTCATACATTGTGTATTCTTTTTGCTTAACAGGTTCCTTTTTATCAAATTCATACTGAGTTAAAGTCTCCATTTTGTCTTGGTTGACATAAAGTGGAATCTTTTTAGTACCTGATCTAGTATCATCGCAACGCTCCATGAACTCAAATGCAGTCCAGCGGCGAACAGTACGACCTTCTTCTTTAGCATTTTCAATTTGCTTATTCATTAGCCCATAACGTGACTTACGCGTAGAGATACCTACACGAAGGGCTTTCTTTCCGTTACGGGAGTCAAGCATCCCTGAGATTTCTTTGAAGGCCTTCACACCTTCACCAGAAACCGTATCGATCTCATCCACGACCACGAGGGGAACGTGAGGACCGTTACAGGCTTTTAACGTACAAGGGATAACTTCTAGTGTAATCTTTTCACCGCCAATATTAAAAAGAGATTTAGACATATTAGCTTTTTCTAAAATTCTTTGCTCTTCTGGAATATCAGGAGGTGTAACGAGTGGCTTTAATTTACGATTATATAGAAAGTTCTTTTGATAAGCATAGCAACGTTCAGCTTGGTTTTGAATAGCCCCAACATGCACAACTTCACGAGAATCATGAAACATAACCATAAGTTCAGCAATAGCCATACCTAAGGTCTTTCCTGAACCTCGACCGGCAACAAATAGTAATTCTTTAATATTCTCAGGGTTATTTTTATTAACACAAATATCATAAACTTCCCAAATAACCTGTAAGGGATTTGTATCTGAGTAACGAGATACAGTTACATCTGGTAGTTCTAGATTTAGGAAATATTTGATCCAGCCCTTAAGCTCTTGCTTAGTGCGACATGGTTTTAGCAAAAGTTTGCGCTCTTGCTCTAATGTTAATTTCGGTGCCTTCTTCTTAGCCATTATTCCTTACCAGTTGGCGTAGGCATAGCGTCAGCTAATTTAGTAATATCAAAGTCTTCATCTTCTTCTGGCTCTTGATTTTGCTTATTAGGTGAAGCTGTAAGAGCATCAAACATTGGAGATTTATCTTTGCCTTTTCCAGTGCCGCCACCAGTAGAACCAGCAACAATCTTATAAAGAGTTTCTGCAACATCTTTATATTCTTTGATATTAGTTACCCGCATTGCAGGTTTTGGATTATTAATAGGATCTTGAACGTATTTGATCATGGCTTCTAAGTGCTCTGCATTTGCTACAGCCATCATAGAAGTAAGGAAGTCAACTTGATCTAGTACAGATTTAACAACTTTTGCACGAACCCTATCTTGTAGGGTGTGTTGCATTTTGTCTCTGTCTTTGGCCCAGCCTCTAAGAGCAGCCGTTAAAGCAATTTGACCAATTGTATAGTTTGGAAAATTCTGTGCAATCTTAGCAATTGAGTCACCAAGAAGGTACATTTCATAAAGCTTGGCAGCCTCTAAATCTTGTAGAGCCCCAGCCGTCTTATTTTTACGTAAGTGTTTAGTAGCGAGTTTGATCTCTTCTTCGCTAAGACCGTATCGCTCTTCTTCTGTTAGGTTTTTCTTTAGTGCCATAAGCCTCTTCCCAACATTTATTATACCTGATAGTTGCTAGAGTCTGCTTAATACGTACCTGACTAATACCTTTTATCTCAGAAATGCGACCTGAATCAAGTCCAAGTATAAGACAGCAAATAATTGATCTTTCATAGTCAGTAAAGTTAGTTTCGATAAGTTTCGCAAGATCTTGCGAAATAGGATTATTGATTAATGTCCATATTGCTTTTTGTAACTCTGAATCTTCTTGGTGCTCAACTTTAATTCGCACTAGGCGCGCTTCAAATGATTCAACGGATGCACCGCTCAAATAATGAACCCAAAGGTCTTGCCTTACGTCTTCGTCGTTACTCAGGCAATTGATCAAGTTGCTGACTTCGTCCAGCGATCTCACTTTGTTCTCCAAGCCCATCTACGTAGGTGTTGAAGTCCAATACTGTAAGTGTGACGCTCCAAGTGGGTCCGCAATAATCCTTGACTAATTTAGTCAGGATTTGTTGGAAGTCCAATGCTCCTTCTTTTTTAAGGAAGCGCTTGAATCGCCACATATCAAACAATGATGTGGACTTAGAGAGAACGTGATACTTGCTAATCTTCTTAATGAGATCTGAGTTTACGTAGATCTTGTAATGAACCTTTTTATTTTCTGGTTCTAAATCTAACTCAACAGCTTGTACTTCCTTATGGACAATAGAACCACAAAAGAATAGCTGGTTTTTTACATCGTCAGTGATGAAGCCGTTATTTAACAGCCATCGTCTTTGATCGACGTACTCCTCCAGGTTTACTTCTTTTTTAGAGTCCATGTTGTCTCCTAGGTGTTCTCACCTGAGTTAATTATACCAGGTGGGAACCGTTGTTAAGTGACTCGAAAATATCCTTCGCAGTCAACTTAAGTAAATCTTTATCGATAGAACCGTTATATACCTTATCTATATACTCTGATACAATGTGAGATAGTGATAATGCTTCTATTCGAACTTGTCGCTTTTCTTTATCAGTAAATACGGTCTTGATTTTTACATCTCGACCTATGGTCAGACTTTTGCCTTTTTTAGATCCAAGATATCCAATTACTTCTGCTTTTGGTCCTGTAATTTCAATCACCCAATGATCTTTATCATTAAGTGTTTGCATTAATTCCTCATGCATATCTAATGCAGAAAAACTTTGATCTAATTGAAATTTGACTCCGCGCCACGTAGGAAGTGGACAGACAATAAATTCTTCCGCATACGTTTCCGTATCAAAAATACTTACACCCTTAACTTGATTAATGTCTGAAGAACTCTGAGAAAACGGGCTACCACAATATATGACCTCTGGTCCTCCGGTGGCCAAGCGCTGCTTCTTATGTATGTGTCCTGAGATGATGATCTCTGCGCCTGTAACGCTAGTCGCATCAACGCCATCTTTCGTGGTAATGTCTCCGAAATCTGCTCCTTTGAAGGTTTGGTGCGCGACACAGATCGGAAGCGTTTGTTTGGGGAAGTCTTCTGGTTTATGGACATAAGGTACGAATGTCATCCCATGTAAGTTAATTAATTCATCCACTATGGTGAACCCTTTAATCTTACCTTTAAGATGCTTAAGCGCGTGATATTTATTATCATTAGGCTTGTACATATCATGATTGCCTAGTAAATAAATATAAGGACAAGTTTTATTTGTAGATTCCACATGCTTCATAAACTCAGTAAGAACTTCAGAACGAACTACCGCATGGGTGTCAAATGTATCTCCTAAATTAACAACTAGATCTGGTTTGTGTTGTGCAATAATATCGTTGACCCAAGTCAAGAATTGCTTAGCCAAATCGAAGCGGGTTATTTTAAGATGAGGATCCCCGATGAATAGAACTTTCACGACTGATCCTTATTTAGGATAATCTTTTCAAACTCGCGATCGACATGATTTGATTCAACTACAAAAAATGAAGGTGCTCCTAAGTTGCCACCAATAGATTCATCATTGTGTTCCATAACAGCAAGTTCAACAAGGCCACCAGGAATCGCTAGGTAATTTGAATACTGTTTACCTTTTTCTAGTGTGTTTACACTAAAAGGTAAGTTGGACATTAATTCAGATAAATCTTTATAAGAAAACTTAACTGTATCTGGTATTACTCCATACCTATTATAGAATTCATTGCAAGCCTGTAATACATCACTATACATAAGCATGTGATGTGATGTTGGTTTCATCCAATTAAGTCTCATATTTGCCTTCCAAAATAACTAAATCTTCAAATGCTTTATCTATTCGTGCTCGCTCTTGATCATTCCAAAATACTGGATCAACACCGTTTGCAGTAAAAGCTTCAAAATCTTCTTTACGCCCAATTAATAAAAAATTACGCAATTTTACTACTGCTTGAACATTTAAAGATCCTGCAGATACATTTATACTCATGATTGCTTGACCAAAAGCAGGCACTCCAGGACCAGAGAATCTTACGTGCGATGACATTTGTTTTTGTAGTTCTGCATATAGATCAGAACTTATGAATACTAAAGTAGGAAAGCCACCGTTTTCAACGCATTCGTTTGCTCGGCGCTCTATTTCATTTATAGAGATGTCGGTGGTTTCACACCACTCTTTAAGACTATTTCGCATATATGATCTAATCTTTCTACATGCTCGTATGCAGTCCATGGATCACCTGCAACAGCACATACACCATGACCAACTTGACCAACTATATCAAACTCTAAATTATCAGTTGGACACATTGCAAGATATGTAGCATTACCTAATTGCTCTGTAACAGCAGGAATTTCTGGGACATTGGGTCCAACTCTTGTATATCGATAGATTTCAGCAAAAGGTTTACATAATTCTTTTAAATCCCAACCAGCATGCATTGCTGCAATAACATGAGTAGGATGAACATGGAGAACTGCGCGAGTCTTAGTGGCAGATCTTTGAAGAAGCCAATGCATGTGTAACTCACCAGATGGTTTAGTTCCTTCAGGAATCTGAAGTTCTTGTCCACCAGAAACAATCTTCATTTTAATAATATCTTCAACTCTAATGGTATTTTTGCGAATACCACTAGGCGTAATATAAACACAATTTGCACCACGAAGACGAACGCTGGCATTACCGTCTCTTGTGGTAATCCAGCCTTTATCGTAGCATCTTCTCATTACATCGCCAATAGCTGTAATCATGATTATTCCAAATCTATATTGATGTCATCAAGAGCATCATCGCCAACGACCATGCCATCTGCATCTGTTTGAACAGCTGCATCTTTATGAGCAAAGCATGATTGCATGATTTCTTCCTGAATTGCTTTAGATCCTTGAACAAAAGCCAGCATATTAGCTTCACCACGGATAGGCTGATGATTTCCAACTGCCCACATTTGAGCATTAACTTTTCCAGTTTCTGGATTAATTGGATGAAATACAACTCCTAAAGATTTTCCAAGTTCAAAGATCTCTGTAGCGGTGTCAACAATACCGTTATCATAATGATAAGTGAATTGTGCCATACGAGCAGGGGCGCCAAGACGATTCTTCTTAACTTTAATACGAACTTTATGACCTGTCTGTTGAGCTGCTCCAGAGATTGTTTCTCCAGATTCAACAATACCGTTTTTAGTATCTAATTTAACAATTTCCAACATAAGATCTGCAGCATGCTTAAGAGCACGACCTTCTGTGATTACGTATGGATTACGTAAAGCTTTCATTGGATCGATTTCCATAGTTACTTGTTGGATAAAGAAAGTTAATAGATTATATTCAGCAATAACAGGAATAATTAGCTTGAGTGCTGAAGGTAAATATGATGCACCAGTTCCGCCCATTTTCTGGTCGGTAGTTTGCTTCATGTTTGCTTCTTTAGGATATCTAATCGCTTTAATAGAATCAATAACGATACCACGGATTGGAGCTCCTTCCTGTAGTGCTTCCAACATCTCACCTCCAATATAGTCGAATATCTTAAGGGGGTCGTTGGTTTTACGTACAATAAGTCGTTCAGCATCTCCGCCAATCTTCGTGAAGAGAGGTAGATTGAATGAGAATTCTGCATCGAACCACACAAAGATGGCTTCTTTATCTTTCTTTTGTTCATCAGCTACCGCCATCATTGCTAAAAGTGATTTACCAGAACTTTCAGGACCGTATAGAACGGCAACTTTACCTGGTTGAAATCCACCAATACCAGTTGCCCAGTTAAGTGAAGGCGATCGTGTAGGAACAACCGCTGGAAGTTTACTGTTTAGATTCTTTGCGACCACACCAAAATCTGCGGTCAATTTACTCATCCATTTAGACATATTACATCCCCTCGTATGGAGTCAAGTGCGTATCACCATATAAGATCTTTTTTAGATCATCATGTGCTTGACGCAGGACAGATAGTTTGTTCTTCATTAATGATACTAAAGCTTCTGTCTGAGCTTTCTTATCCTTAGCAGCAACAACAGTCTCGTCGATATCAACATATCGTTTACGAGCCTCAGAACTGTCTTTAATACCTTTTGATTGTAGATAAGCAGAAGCATTATCTAAATACGCAACAGCTTCAGCATGTTCTAAACGTGCTTTTGCTTTTGCATCTTCTCTAATTGCTCGTGCTAACATTGCGCCTGCAACGTCTTGACCTTCAATAAAGTCTCTTAAATAAGTTGCGCCCATCATTTTATTGATGGACGCAATCTCTTTAACTTTATTAAGATAGACTGCAAGCTGAGTAACATCTATTGATGCCACTTGCTTATCGTCACTCATCTTTACTCCTTACGAGTTTAGAAGTGCGTCAGCTTCAGCCAAGAAATCGTCTTCTACAGAAGCTGCTTGAACTTTTGTAGAGCGAGTAGTGGTAGCAACTGGCGTTTCTTCTTCTTCATCATCATCCATTTTTAGTGTCACAGTCTTTGTACCAACAGGCTTTTGCGCTTGCGCAGGAGCAGCTTTAGGTGCAGCAGACTTGACAACAGTCGTTGATGCTCCAAGATCTGCATCAGGGCAAATCTCGATAAGCGAAGCCATATTGGCTTCAAGAATTTCTGCCAATTCATCGTATGATTTAACTTGGTAAACTGCACCAAGATCATAAGCTAAATTGTCATAGTTCTCTACGACAGAATCAGGAAGTGGAGAGCGATCATCTTCAAAAGAGATCTTTCCAGTTGTAGGGTTTTTAGTTTTAATTTGCATTTTCTTAACATCGTACTCAGTATCGCGACCCATGCCAGATCGAGTGATATTGAACCACAATCCAGAATCTGTGTCTTCAGAATTTAAAGACGTTGGATCTTGGTTGTAATCTTGGATGTATTGAGCCATTTCAGCTTTCATTTTCTTTTGAGCAGTAGACTTAAGCTCTAAAAGACCAACATCACCAGATTTATCTGCTGCGTTGTAGATATAAACCGTTTTAGGGTTTAAATCAGAAATCAGCTTGTTTAAAGCTCCAAGACGCTCTTTTTGAGTTTCTTCATCAACACCGGCAGCTGCTAGTTGTGATTTAAGAGCCTCAGCTTTTTTCTTCAATTCTTGAACGTATTCCGTAACAGGGCATTTCTTTTCACTTGTCATTGAAGAAGCGAAAGGACGTGCACGTCCAGATTCTGGATCTTGTAAACCCCAGATGATCTGCCATTTTCTGTATGGATAGCCGTTAGAAGATTCGCCAAAAGGCGGGAGGATTCGGTACACGTTTGAACCGTCTTTTACTTTATGACGTTTCCATTCACGACGTGTTTTGAGACTGTCAAGATTAATCTTGATCTTCGATTGAGACATAGATACTCCTTAGTGTATACTTACTGTTTATTCATGGGCGTAATTGCCGTGAATATATTATACCACGGCTTTATACTAATTGCACAATTATTGGCTATCTGCTTGATTTTTCTTGGCTTCTGCTTCTTCTTTAGTGATTGCAGGTTTGCCAACTACTTTATCAGATTTAGGTTTTTGTGGAGCTTCAACTTTTTCTTCTCCCAAACCATTGCGATAAAATATTTCATATTGACCAGAAATATTACTGTCAACATAATACACAGTAGTTGTTCCAGCTGGACGATTGCGAACTTTAACTTCAAGATATTTAGGAAAAATGGCTGGATAATCTTGAGTTAATGCTTCAACAATGATATCATTAAACTGTTCATCAGTATCGAATTTACGTCCTTCGTATTTGTGAGCTTTAATTGAATAAGCAGTCATATTCTCAGGATCATAAGCTTGAGAAATTGAGTCTACAACCATACGAATATAGTGAGAGCCAGTTAAGCCATTGCGAGGCTTCTTCGCTTTATGTAAAGCAATTTGCTCCACAAATGAAGGTTTGTCGATAAGATATTCACCTTTTTTTAATTCTTTTGGTGCTTCTTTTACTACTACAAATTTAGCCATATATTCTCCTTTAGAGTCTTATTCTACTTTTTCAATCTCTGTGATGTTTAAGCTTAGAGCTGTTCTGAAGCCAGCTTTTAATTGACCGCGAACATAAACAATTGTGTCCTTTGACCAACCTAAAGCTTTCTTAGTATCCCATAATGATGCTTCAATGAAATTATATCCATCAGATAACATTACAGAACACAAATGCCATTGTTTACCTGTTTTCTTTGAAACACCTGTGCGATAGGAAGAACTATCAAATAAAAGAATCATAGCAACATCTTTTTCGTAGTTCTTTTTAAGAAGACCTTCGCCAACTTTAACTGAACCAAGAACATAGGTATCGTGTTCACTACCTTGTGCAGATTTCATATAGTATGGAATACCTTGACGACCAGTGGGCGTAAGTGCAGACCATTTTGACTCTAAAATCTTACCAATAGCAGGATCAGCCATGAGATGACGATTAAATGAGCTATTGTATTCTTTCTCTTGTAAGAAGATTTTGATTGCGTCCAAGTCATACATATCTTCTTTAAATTCAGTTTTAGATTTACGAAGACCAAGATATTTCTTCATTAAATCTAAGCGACGCTCAACATAATCAGGAATAGATTGATCCATTAAGTCGTCTGCAGCTCTTGCTTTAATTAAGGCTGAGAATGAGCCAATATTGACACGAGAATGGTTGACCCGCAATACGTAGTCTTCCAATGAAGTAAATGGTCCTTTTGAGACCAACTCGTTGACGACAGCAGGCCCAACCGACTTAATAGCACTAATAGGGGCAACGATTTTTCCATTTTTGATAGCAAAGATTTGCGTTGGCTGTGAGAGAGAGGGTGCAACCACCGTATCTCCGAGATACGCGATATACTTTTTGATTTTATCACCATTGTCCTCATTATTTAAAACTGCAGTCCACCACTCTAACTTATAATGATGTTTTAGATATAGAGTGATATATCCTAATTCAGCATAAGCCCAAGAATGAGATCTATTAAATGAATATCGAGAGAAAGCCATAATAGTGTTGCAAAGCGCATCTGCTTGCTCAGGAGTCCAGCCACGAGATGCTGTAACCTCACGGATACGACCAAACGTAGCCATAATTACTTCATGTTTTTTCTTTGCAATCGCAGAACGAATAATATCTGTTTCTTCTAAAGTATATCCACAAAGACCTACTAGAATTGCCATTACTTGCTCTTGATAAACGATAATTCCAAGAGTATCGCTAACATAAGGTTTTAGATCTTCATGGATGTAATCCTCATGGATGTTTCCATTTCTAATACCTACATATTTATTAGTAGCTGCCATTGTTTCTGGACGACCTTCTTTTCCAAGCTTTTTAGAATTACTTCCAGCAAGAACAAATTCTGTTTGAGCATCCATTGCACCTGGACGATAAAGTGCTGTCATTAAAGATAGATCTTCTCGACATAAAGGTGCAAACTCTTGAGCTGCACCTTTAATAACATCAGAGTTGAATTGAAATGTAGAGTCAGTATCTCTTTTATAGAAATCGCTAAATACGCCTTTATCACGATCAGGAAGACGATATATTGCTGGAACACCTTTCTCTTCTTCACGGAAATCAATGCCATGTCTTTCTTTAATAAGATCAAGAGCATCAGAAACCATATTAAGAGTGTTAATTCCTAAGATATCGGCTTTAACCATTCCGCATTTTTCAACCATTGGGGCATCAAATTGAGTCACCATGATTTCGCCTAATTCTTTATCAGACATTATCATAGTAGGAACACGACCATCAGAAAGATCTAAAGTTGAAATAACAAACGCTGAAGCATGACGAGACCATCCTGCAATAGCGCCAATAAGCTTATCAACCATTTCTTTTACTTCTGGGCGCTGCTCAAAGAAATTTTTTAATAGAGGCTTTTTATCAACTTCACCTTTATGCTCTTCACCCTCTTTATCTGTGTAACCATATAAGAAATCATATTCATCAACGCCCTGTGGAGAGTCATCAATTTCATTACATACAGCTACAATTTCAGGGTCTTTACCACCACGACCATAGAGCGAATACATTGCATCTTTAATGGCTTTTTTAGTTTTCATTTTAGAAAATGTAGCCATTTGAGCAAATCCAAGACCATATTTATCTTGAAGATACTTCATAACTAAAGGTCTAGCGCGACGTGCAATATCTAGATCGATATCTGGGAATGATCCAGCACGGATACGAGCATGACTTAAGAAACGCTCAAAAGGTAGATTTTGTGCCACAGGATCAACATGGATAATTTTAAGATAATAACTTAGAAGAGATCCACCGGCAGATCCGCGCGCAATACCTTGAGGTAAACCAGACGATCTAGCATAAGAGCAAATATCTTCATAAACTAGAAAGTATGGAAGAAAGTTAAGAGTTTCATTCTTCATGATGACATCAACTTCGCGCTTAAAACGATCTACATAAACTGGGTCATTATTCCAACGACCATGTTCTTTGATCTTTTGCATCATATAATAATATGTCTGCATATTATAGTCATCAGTCTTAACTCTTAAAGAGTCTGGTATTTGTATTTTAGGCAAGTGGAACTCATGTTTAATCTTAATAGATGCAGCATGATTCATGATGTCATAGGTATTATTTATCATTACTTCAAAGTCATCATAAGATAAAGCGTCACCTAGATGAGCTTTTAAAACAGAATACATCTCTTGAGCACGTGTTACGTGGCGAGATTCAAAGAAATAACGACCATCTTTGTATGAGTTTCTAGATACGCAGTCTTGAACAATCTTATCTTCCTGACTAATAAAATGAGCATCTGAGACAGGAATAGCTTTAATATTAAATTGCTTTGCTATTGAATTATAAAATATATTGATATGCTTTTGAATGTTTCCGCCATCAATATTGTAAGAACGGAAACCAATAGCAGAATCATAGTATTTATAAGCATCAAGAGATGCCAATTCTAAACGAATATCTAGATTATCATTTAAGTATTGAATAAGAGTAGATGCCTCAGTCAATTGACGAGACATAATCATTTGAGTTACAGGACCATTGATACCTGGAACACCAAATACAATTCCTTCTTGTTTAGAAATTACATCTTCTAGTGAAACAACAGGAAATTCGATGTCTGAGATGTCGATTCTATTAGCCCAGCCAATAGATGCCAATTTAACTAAGTTGTTGTATCCTTGATTTGATTGAGCCCAAGCGGAAAGATAAAACATTTGATCACCATGCTTAACATGAAGACCGGAACCAGGAATTCCTATGACTTTTTCTTTTAAATGAGTCATATCAAATAAAGAAGCCGCATTACCATGATCTACAATCGAGAAACCTGGAACTTTATTATCAACACACCATTTAGCCCATTCAGCGACAGAATTTAAAGAATCTGTATGCGAAAACATAGAATGAAGATGTAATTGTGCAGGCTCAGGGAATGAGACGTCGAGAAGATCATGCTCTTCTGCAACGAACACTTCTGTTTCACCAAGCATATCAGAAAGTATTTTATCAACCTTCATTGTTGCTTGAATATCAGAAAGAGCATCGTGAGCATTAATTGGAATACCAAAATGTGCCGCAAGGGTGGCTAATTTAATGTTAGGCGTAGGCAATTGAGACTTTAGGGTCTTTGCTCGCTTCATTGTGTCGCGAATATCGCCTGTAAACAATGCAAGGAAATCAGCTTCTCTGCCAACTTTTTTAAATAAAGAAGCAATAAAGTCTTTATCAAAACCTACGTTATAGCCTGCAATAATGAATTTACAATTAAACTGTTTAGCAAACAAGACTAGGTTATTAACCATTGCTTGAGGTGTTTGTTGCTTTTTTAGAAAATCAATTGTGAGACCGTTAACTGCTAGAGCTCCAGGGTCAATCTCTTTCCAATCGATTGGTTGACAGTATTGATTGAATGTAACAGCTTGCTCAACACCGCCAACAACTGCAATACAAGCCAGTTGTACGATGTCATTTCTAAGAGAATCAAGACCAGTAGTCTCACCATCAAGCCACAAATAATTTACGGTATTGCGTCCAAATTTCATAGACGCATTATACAAAAAGAAAAAACCAGGCTTTTGGCCTGGTTTTTCAATATGTTTGTCTAGATGTTATTAAGTCGTTTGGAAATTAAAGTTCAAATCAATTTTTGTGTCAACAGAATCAGAGACATTTAATGATGGCGTACATTCGTAGTTATAGATCTCCTGATCGGCCAAGCCTTGCTGAATTCCAGCCAAGTAAGCTTTCAAGATCAAGTTATTACCTTTATTTCCACGCAGAATTGAAGGATTATAAGTTGTCATCAGAGTAGTAGTGAATTTTGTATTACCAGCTGCAGCAGAACTGATTAAAGCCGAACTAATAGCCGATAAATTGGTTACAGTTACAAAAGTAACACCAGCATCAAAAGCGTCATTACATTTAGCCTGTAGGCCCGTGGCCCCATCAAAATAATCTGTTTTTAAACTCATAAAACCTCCAAATTATAGAGATATTCTATCAGGAGTTGGCACCTGAGCTAGGATTGACTTCTCCGTTTTGGATTTCTTCAATCTTTTCTAATAGAAAGTTAATTTTAGCTCTTTCATATTTAATAGATGAGCTATAGGCACTAGAGATGTCTTTTACGATCTGTCTGGCTGCTGTTAATTTTTCATCAGCATCACGCTCAGCTTCAATCTCTTTGATCTTCTGGGTAGAAGCCACGATAAGTTCACCAGCGACATCTTCACTAATGTTCTCAGCGTTATCTACAAACGATTCATTCAAAACTTTACTTCCGGCCATTGTATTCTCCTTATTTGTCGAAACTGGATTTTAATTCCAAGATTTCTTGTTTTAATCTCAAGGCTCTTTCTACAATTTCTTCTAAACCTGAAGTCTTTTTCTTGGCAAGATACTTATTAATATATTTAATCCAATTTTTATAACCATCTGAGGCTGCGCCATGACGCTTAATATCTTTTTTAGCAAATTGTATTTGCTGCTCTAATGTATCTAGTTCTTGAGTGTATTTAATCTTTAAGCGTTCAATTCGCTCAGCATTGGTTTTCTTATCATGACAGTCATCACATATCCGCTGCAAATTAGATTTATCGCACCACAATCTTTTTAAGAACATTGTGATTCGATCCCACATATCAAAGCTAGCAGGAAAGCCGTTTGGTGGAACTACAGGATCTATGTGATCAATAGCTATCTTAGTGCTACCGACCCAAGCGCTACAGACTTCACATTGACGTTTTACCCATGGTTTTTTAGCCAATGTTCCATCTTTTTTATATCGAGGAAATTCTTGACGAGACTCTTCTAATTTTTCCACCACAAATGGCGAGCGAGCAAATAACCTTCGGTTAGCGCCACGAATAGCCATTTCTTGATTAAATGGTGGTTTCTTCTTTGCCATGCAAAGAGATTATACTTAAATACTAGAAGGGTCAGTTGGCTCTAAATACCATTGACCAGTAACAGAATCCGCTTTCAACATAACCTTTTGTGTCTTTGTAGACATAGATCCATCTTTGATCTGTTGAGCAACTTTACGAGGGTCTTTTTTAGAATTTGGACCTTGGCCTGAGCTTATCTTTGGGGCACCAGCAGACTTTGGAGTCATCGAAGGGGCTGAAGGGGTTTGGTGGGCCGGAATCTGAGGAATTGATGGAAGAGAAGTTTGCTGCTTAGTTTGGCGAATGGCCTTAATAAGCTCTTTGATAGTTTCAAGTTTTTTAACAAGTTCTTCCATAGCTTAGATTCTATCAGGCTTGGGTGCTAATCGTTGATATCTCGTTTCTTAGTTCTACCCTAACAGCCTTAGTGAATAGGGCTTTTGCTTCAGAAGCATGATCTACAACAAAGATTTGACGATTGCGAGCTAGATTCTCTAATAAATCGATTACTATTTCACGTCCTGCGGCATCTAGGCCATCAAATGGTTCATCAAGGATGATAGGGTTAAGGCTCATTCCAAACTGCGTCTCAAGCACTTCTAGGAGTGCAAAGTCGACACATAATGATAGGCCTTTTTCTTCACCACCAGATAAAGATCCAACCGATACTTCTGTGCCAGCCTTAGTAAGGGTTTCTGAGAACTTTGCCACTACATCCCCTTTAGCATTCTCTTTGAATGAATTAAGGACGTAGCTCATATTTGGACTCATAATATCGATATATTTTTGAATTACTTCATTAAATGAATCTACAACAGAATCAAGCACATAAGCTTGGGCCCCAGTAGGTGAATAGACAGCAGATAGGGTTTTATAAAGTTCTAAATCCCGTTTATTGCTAGATATAGTTTGTAATGATATATCAACGCTATCCTGTAACACTTTAATCTTATTAGATAATTCTGAAGAATTTTTTAGTTTTAAAAGCGCAGCATCTATTTGAATCTGTTTGGTTCTTGTAAAAGAACGCAATTCACTCAATCGCAATTGAGCAGCCTGATAATCCGCAGACTCTTGCTGTTTTTTATCTCTGAGCTTTTTAGCTAAATCTGTTACAGTTTGCTCTTTAGCAAGGATTAAATCTGTGTCATCGATCTGCTTCTTGATATCTAATGCTTTTTGCTTTGCTTTAATTTGATGATCTACATGAGCAGTTCTAGCCTCTGGAGTATCAAGAGAAGCTCCACACTCATTGCAAGCATTGTCCGCATCATACTCAGTAATAGTGGAATTTAGTTCACGATAACGATCGTGTAGCAGTGTCTGTTTAGCTTTAGCTTGTGCAATTTCAGATTGTTTATTTCTAATATCCTCTTCAATTTTCACATACTTAGATAGATCTGGTTTAGGAACTTGAGCAAGGGTGATTTCTTCATCTGCAATAGATAAAAGCGAATCTTGCATATCATTGATGGATTTAGTTAAGGCTGTTTCATCTATCAGCGACTCTTCATAAGTTTCAATACGGGCACGAGCATTTGTAATCTTATTAGATTCAAGATCTATCGCGGCTTGCTTTTGCTTGATAAGCTCATCGGCAGCTTTTTTAGCCCCGCTGAACTGGTCGAGATTAAGAAGTTGAAGGAGGAATTCTTTCTTTGAGGTATCAGGTGAACTAAGAAATCGGACAAGCCATCCACTGTTTGCTTGTGGCGTGTAGATTGTAAGAAGGAATTGTTGGTAGTTGAGCCGGATAAATGATTCAAATTCATCTTGGGTAATGTTCTGTTCAACATCATTTTTGAAGAATTTAACGCCTTTTGGTCTAGATCTTTGAACTGTCCAGACATCCTCACCACATAAGACGCGAGTTTTAACGAAGCCTGTTTTACATCCTCGTCTAAGAATTTCTGATGCAGTAATTTTTCTAGGAAGCTTATCATAAAGACCGAATGCAAGGCAGTTGAAAATAGCTGTTTTTCCTGCGCCGTTCGCTCTTTGAGTATCATAGTTCCAGCCTTCTACTAATACAAGGCCATTGTCTTCGAACGACATCTTTGCATTTTGAACTGATAAAATGTCTTGAATTTCTATATCTAATACGCGCATTCATGAATTATACTTAACGCTTGGATGGTGGCTTATTGATTACCAGCTCACCTTTGTCGTTATAAACAAGCCAACCTTGTTCTATGCAAGTCTCAGTGGAATATGTTTGTACAAGTCTAGGAACTTCTACTTCCCAATAATGATCTTCTTTTCTTTTCTTTAAAACGGCTTCATGATCTTTACCCCATTTGCGATTAGTGTAAGGATCAACTACTTCACGAACTTCAGTTGGACTATTAGTATTTGGCAACTCACGATCCATCTGTTCACCGCAAACACATGGAACATGCTCAACAGTTGTTGGCACATACTTGTGTGTCTTTGTTTGACATTTAGGGCATAAGAAGTTATATTTTGGCATTACTTGTACTTAGTCTCTTGTTTAATTTTTCGGATAGCATCTGGAATATACGCACTCATTCTATCATTTTCGTATGAAGAAGCATGGCTCTCTTGACTAAAGAAAGAATTCATTGCTTCTGGAAGAGGGCCAATTTCTTTACCCATCATCGCATTAAATAAATCATTTTCATGAGTTGTAATCTTATCATTGATAAACTTCATTGGCTTAGTAATCCACCAACGAGGACCAAATGTTTGCAGTTGAATATATAAAGCTTTCATCGTGATATCTCTTACATACCATAGAGATTCTTGGTCAGGATAAATAACAGGTGCAAATGCCCAATACCAACCTCCCATAACAATCCAATGAGCCCAAAATAAAGCTTTATATTTAAAACCTTTGTTATAAGCCCCAGCAAGAACTGCTGCAGTAGTGTAATACTGTGGACCGGCTGCTGGTTGAGATAGCTTTAAAAAGTCAGAATCAAGAGCAATATTAACACCAAAGTTAGAGCAGCGAGCGGATACATAGCCTTGCGCGACGTCATCATAAGATAAAGTTCCTAAGTTTTTAATATAAGTATCTGTAACCTTTTTTACAGTTTCATCGGAAGCTTTGCTAACAGCTAGTTCGTTAGCAAAAAACCAAGCTACCACAACATCACCTGATACTCTTCTGCGATTAAGAGTACCATCTGCATTGCGCTTTCTAATTAAAGATCCATCTTCAACTAATAGCTCTAAACCTTCTTTTTGAATAAAACCATACATTGAAAATGCACCGTGATCATCTGTATTATCTAATAGCGCACCATTATATATAGTTGCTTTGCCAATTCCAGGGGTTATATTGAATTGGTGTTGCGGTTGCTGTTTCTTATCAACAGGTTTATAAACAAAAAGCATCCAAGCTAGATAAACAACCGGATAAAAGAAGAAGACTATTCCTTGAAAGAATAGTCCAAAAGTAAGGAATATTAACCAATTTAAAATCATTAGAACCTCAAACCAAGACCAATTCCCAGGTTATTAGAGTTATTGTTAGGGCTAATTTCACCATGAACACCAATGAATGTTGGACCCCATACATCCATTGTAGCATGTCCATAATAATTTTTCTCATTAGTAATTCCAGCCTCTATGCCGAATTTTTTCTCATTAACTGAAACCGTCTTAGACTTTTGTAGCTCATCAATAGTTTTCTTGTATTGAGATTCTTTAGAGTCAAATTCTTTTTTAATTGCAACTACACGCTCACTGTGGATTTGAGCATATCGATTTTCAATAGATTCAACTTTCTGTTTAAACTCTTCTTGAATAGAAGTAACGACTCTACTAGATTCATCTATCTCAGATTCAGAGTATGTCTTTTCTTCAATTGTGCCATCAGGCTTAACTAGCTTATAAGTGCTAACTTTAGTCTTAGACTTAAGGCTTTTAACCTCATCACTGAGTTTAGAAATCTTGCGCTCAGATTCTTCTTTAATTTGTTTAGATTCTTTTAAAGAAGAATTGTATTGCTCGGTTAGTTGACTCTGCTCCTTGGAATGAACTTCTTTAAGAGAGATAATTTCTTCTTGATGCTTCTGTGTAAGCTTTTCTTCAATACGCTTTGAAGGATAAAAGATGACGCCGATTGTGATACCAATCAACAGCACGCCAACAAGACGAACCCATTCTTTTGAAAATAAACCTTTAAAATCTATCATAGATCCTCATATTTATCTAGGCATTGATTGCTGTTTTTTAGTTGAGCTCTTGCGCACTCATTAACTTTATCTAAAAAGTATTTTTCAACTGCACTTCTATCAGATTCTTGAAATTCACATTCTTCTACTTTATAAAGCTTATTGCATATTTCTGCTCTAACAGTGACTACATCTAAACTTTGAGCACAAAATAATTGAGTCATAGCAATTGTAACGTCATCTGGTTGCTGGCATGGCTCATAAAAGAAAAAGTAATGTATTGCAGCTACTGCAGCAATCAACAAAAACGCAATTCCATATTTATTTTTAACAAAATCCATATTTACTCCTGACCTACGTGTCCGGTACTAGCGGACATCATTTCTTTGAATGCCCCTTTGGACAATTCAAGTTGTTGCTCTAAGCCTGCATTGCGTGGAGAAACCACGATACCGCCAAGAGTGGTTAATAAAGAAGCTACAGATAAAGCATTACCTATAGTTACCCGACAAACTTTAGCAGGCTCAATGATTCCAACATCGAGCGCATTAACGATAACGTGCTGGTTAGCGTCAAATACATTGGTTGGTAATTTGTTGCCTGTTGCACTATCAATAACGTGTTGACCAATAACAGGCCATACTTCTTCAACATTCTCTCCACAGTTTGTAAGGAGAAGATTGAATGGTTCACTTAAAGATTGAGCCATAATATCCCAAGAAGGTTTCTTATTGGGATGACTTGAAATAATATGAGAAAGAACAAGCTGAACAGCACAACCGCCTGGAACGATTCCTTCGGCGATAGCGCTCTTTACTGCTTCAACAGCATCTTCAACACGATCTCGTTTTTCACGAGCTTCTAATTCAGATCCACCGCCAACCCAGATAGTTGAGATACCGCCAGTTAATTTACCAATGGCAGCTTTAATATGCATCTTATCAAAATCAGATGGACTAACATCCATTAAGTGTTTCAACTCAGCTAAGCGTGCATCAATTTTTTCAGAGTCAGGGATTGCTTGAACAACAGATTCATACATGCCGACTTTAGCGCTATCAAAAGCACCAAAACCTGCAGTACCGTCTGTTGTAATAAAAGTATCTAATGTTCCAGGATCATAAACAGTTGCACCGGTATAAGCTGCCATGTCATGTAGAAAGCTAGAACGAGAGTTGGCTACACCAGACATAGGTGTCTTTACTGGAACAACAGTATATCCGCCTTTAGTAGTTTTAGCAAAAGCATCAATTACTGTATCCGCAAAATTATGAGCAAACACTGCTACGGGTAAACCAAATAGCTCAGTACCTTCAATCGCTTGTTGAATTGCTGCCGGTACTTTTAAATCATTAAGAGTTCCGTCAAATAGGAAAACTAGTCCACGATCCATTTTAGTTTGTTGTAATCCGCGGTCATTGAAGAATAATCGACCTGCAGCTCCAATGTCTTTAAGACCAGAAGTAACGATGAATCCATCCATTGTTTCAACTTTAAGTTGATTTCCTTGTGCTTCTTCAATTAGAACGTGGCCGTCTTCTCCCGCAGCCATAACAGCAGTGACAGCTGCTTCAGCGATAGCTTTATCACCATTAGCTGAAATTGTTGCAACGTGGACAAGTGAATCCCTGTCTTTAATTGCAATAGCATTGTTCTTAAGGAACGGGATAATGATGGAACTGTATACGTCTTGTAGTTCGTTAACCATGCGTTGAGGATTGTATTTAGGATTCGCATCAAGAAAGTTAAGACCATTTTTAGTGATTGCATTTGCTAACACGATGGCAGTAGTAGTACCGTCACCAGCCTCCTTAGCAGTTTTCAAACAGATTTCTTTTGCAGCATCAATAATAACATTTGCCTCAGCGTTTTCAACACCAAGTGATTTAGCAACAGTAACTCCGTCTTTAGTAATCAGTGGAGAAAGAGAATCGCGCTCAATAAGAACTGGTCGTCCACCAGGACCAAGTGTAGCTCCCACGATTGTAGCCATTTTGTCAATTGTTCCGTGAACTACTTGTTTAATAGTTTGCTTATCAGCGGTTATATTCTTTGCTTTAGATTTTTCGTATAGTGACATTAAAAATCATCCCCTTCTTCAACTATCTTCTTTGCAGGCTTCTTAGATTCTGGCTGATCAAGCTTGCCATCATTATAGTCAGATACTACCTTCTCGTACTTCTTTAACTGTTTCTTATCAGTTTCAAAACCAAAGAAACTATGTCCCAGTTTTAGTGCAGCTTTTAGTGAACCTGTTCCACCACAATGTGGATCAAACACAACAGAACCTGGAAGGCAATTAGTCATTCTGATTAGCAGCTCTGCTAAATCTACCGGATAACTCTCATCTAGGGAGCCGGTCTCAATTTCCCAAGTATTTCCTGGGCAACTTAAATCATCGTGAACTTTCATGTATTGTCTAAGAGGAAGGCGATCTAATTTCCATACATCTCCATTGCAGAAATGTAATACGTATTCATGTGAGTTAACTAAGTTAGTTTCTGAGCGTTTGCCTGGGAACCAGGTCTTCTTAATAACAATATTATCTACATGATTAAATCCAGCGTCAGTCATTAACTTGGCAACCTCAAAAGGTCTTGACTTAGCCTCAATAGGAGCATAACAGATTAGAAATACGATTCCATTTGGAACCATATTGGCTTTTAATCGTTTTGCAAATTCTTCAAATTTTTTGACATCCCAGCCATCGCGTTTTCGAATAGGGATACGAGTGATACATATTTCTGTATTAGCTGGCCAAACAGCATCAGCTGACATCGCATCAGTTTCCTGTATGCGCACAGATGTTTTAAATAGGCTTGAAAAGTTGTCTAGCTTCATGCCAGACATTATACTCAGGATTCTGAGAGCTTCGCTTCTAAAGCTTTAGTGAATTGTTCGTTATATCTTCGTCGACCTATTTCTTCTAGTCCAGAAAGAAAGACATCATAGTCTTTAACTTGAAGTTTATAAGTAACTGATTTTAGTCCAATTTCACTTTGCTCAAATTGACGAGAAAGAAACACTGTACTTATTTGATGGCAAACTATAGACATGTGCTTTTCTAACTCACCTAGCATAATTGCATTAGGTCTTTGGTCCATCTGATCAATCAGATACACTAAAGTGAGTTCAGTTTTAGGTCTTTCTATGTAGAAGTGATTTTCTTGATCTATGTTAAAAGACTTAATCTTTGCAAATGGCAACTCAAGAGCGTAATATAAATCTGTTTTAATATTATTTTCCAGTTGATCCAAAGCCACCCTCACCACGAGATGTATTCATATCAAGCTCTTGAACCTCTTCAATGAAGTAAGCGTTGTTGTAAGGATGCATAATAAGTTGGGCGAGCTTTTCGCCTTTCTTAATAACTAATGGAGCTGTAAACATTAATGGTAGACCATCTTGATCTAATCCTTCAATAAGCGCTACATTTGAATGAATTACATTAATAATGCCACGATACTCTTCGTCGATAATACCAGCACGAACCGAATGACCCTTGCTGCCTAATCCAGACTTTGTAGTGATTTCTGCGTAAGTGTTTTGTGGAAGTTTAAGTCGAATATTAAGTGGAGTTTTGCCAGATTGCCCTGGGTAAAGCGTAATATCTTCAGTTGCAAATAAATCGAAGCCAGCGTCGGTGTAACGAACTTTGTGAGGTAATTTTCCACCCTCTTCAACTTTAACTTCAATTTTAAATGCGTCGTCAAAAATCTTTTTCATGTTTTCTTTATTATTCATGGCGTGATTATACTGTTTTGGGGTTTCTTGGTGGTGAAAATTTATTTTCTGAACTGAGTTAAAAATGCCATTGTCGCGGGTATAAATTTCTCTAGATTCCCCCTGGCTAACCTAGCTAACCAGAACAAATCAGATTTTACACCAGCCCCGCAACGAAGACCAAAGGTCTTCGTTTCGAACTCTTACTTACTCTACGTGCGTGCAGAGCACGCACTCGCGAGCGAGAGCCGCGCGCGGCAAGTAAGAAAAACCCTTTAAGGAAGAGTAGACCTGGGCCCTTCCCGGTTTTCTAAAGGGTTTTATTTGATATCTAGTAGGCGAACAGCAAGATTAAGCAGAATTAATCGATCAATACGCATTTGGTATCGATAAGAAATTAATGGGTTGGTTGGAAATGAATTGTGACAAAATATACGAACATCTACCGATCGCACATCTTGCCCAACTATAACATCGTATTCATTTTTAAGTTCGCGCATCATACTTTGAAACATGTGATGTATAGTGACATTGCCGCCAGTATCGGTGACGTATTGAATTTCCATCTGGTAAATACCACGAGGAAGAGAAATACCTGGAAGTAGGTTTAATTTTAATTGTTTTGTAAAGTTTTCGCCGAGTTTATTAACCATAAGATTGGAGCTCCGTAAGGGATTCGAACCCCTGACCGTACGTTTTAGAGACGACTGCTCTGACCACTGAGCTAACGGAGCTTATGATTAGAATTCCAATTCTCGTTCAGAGATATTAGACCAAATTTTATCTTCGCCATCGATCTTAAAGAGAATGTCGTAGCAAACAACATCTGATTCGTATGTTCCTTGGCCATCCGCTTTACATCGATTGCAATTAATTATCTTGCCGGTTTGACCTTTTAGAAAACCTTTGTGAACAGTCACTTCTTGATTTAACGTAAATTTAGGTTCAAACAGTACTTCTTGTTTGACTTCTTTCTTATCAGTGCATCCAGATAAGATAACAGTCCCAATTAGAGCTGTTAAAACTAGCAACTTCTTCATATTTTCTCCTTAAGTTAGAGCCCGAGGATGGATTCGAACCACCGTCCTCTCAAGCTATTTAGTACTTATACTAACTCCCACCGTCATGTGAGCTTTTTAAGCTGAACAAATTATATTGCAGTTGATCACTTCTGACGACTATAATTTATTCCAAGTTGAGCACTCTACCACTGAGCATACTCGGGCATAGAAGAAAAGGTGCACGGGCTAGATTATTGTCACACTTTGTAACCACCGTCTCTTGCGAGATGAGGCTGTGACACCAACGACTCCGGCATAGGTACTAGCAGGTGGGCAACAAATCAAGGGAAGAACGTCGTAAAACTCTTTACAACCCTCTATCCGGAATCACCCTCCGTTTACGCGGCCGTGCACTTACATTATACTATTAAATCAAGGATAACTCCTTTAACATTTCGTCTGCTCCGTGTACGGCGACCGCAGTGATGCGGTTATTCCAATACGTTTCAGAAAACGTTGTAAACGATAAGCCCGCAAAAAGGAATTCAGCGGCCTTATCGATGAGCTCCATCTCTCCGTCGCACCCGAGTATGACAACCGACTGGTGTTTCCACTCTGGATACTTCTTTGCGAACTCAATTCCAACATGGCATGCTTGAACAGCTCGCTGCGATGGGTTGAGTCTTTTATCAACGAGGATGTAGAGTTTATGGCTGGGCTGCATTCTCTACCTCCAGTGCAGCAGCAACAATCTTTGCAGCTTGTTTGCGAATGTATGCATGATGATAGCTGTTTGGATCGCGAAGCTTTGGCTCTATCTGCTCTAGTGTTCTTCCGCGAAGAAGGCAACGAGCAATATGTTTAATGCGAAACTGTTCTTGAGCAGAGCTCAATCCAGGTACGTATCCACGCATCTCTTTGCGTTTTGATTTTAATGTTCTGATTTCGATTGCAAGAACTTTTAGTTCTGCTTTAAGTGTAGCTAAATGAATTTTCATTTTTATTCTCCGTAATTAAGTTAGTGTTGGGAAACATCAGGTGGACTTAATGGAGAATTTAAGGTGGCTTTTTAGCGATCTATTTCTTCATAATCTCGTCCTCCAGCTTTTTAAGCTTTGCGTTAATGTCGTCATCCGAGGGGCCGGATGGCAAGTGTTCTGCTTTAGATTCTACAACAGGTTGCAAGAAAAGTGAGCGCTCAGCTTGACGTCTGCGTGTCAATCCTGCAAGTTCTTTGCCGCCAGCCTTATTCCATCTCAAGAACTGATCAGCAACTGCACCACGGTCACTCCCTGCATTCAGGAGCTTCATTAAAGTTGACTTCTCAAGTGCAGGCCAACCAACATTATAAGCGAAGCTTACAAGAGCTGCATACTCATTGTCATTAAGTTTTACTTTTGTCATGCGCTCAACATTATGAGCTTTCTCTTCAACTTCGTGCATTAAGTATTCAGTAGCTTCAGCTTCAGTAATAGCACGATCTTGCATCGTAACTTTTTTACCATTAGGATAAACAATGGTTCCATAACCAATAGTTGGGATCTTAATAGGATCTAAATATGGTTTTAGGAATAGACCTTCAAATGATTTGATTAAGTCAATTCCAGCTTTATTTACTGGTCTCATGACTTATATTATACACTAAACTCGCTTTATAATGCCAGACTTAGCTGCCTTAGTGAATTCTTTTGGCACTGTAATGCTTAAAACTACAGAAGTGCCAGAAATACTAGAAATGGTGCATTCTGTAGAGGGCAAGTCTTTTCCGCAAAGTAATACAGCATCGCCTGGAGCAAATTGAGAGGCCCCATCTACAGTAATAGTATTTCCAACTGGATCCTTAGTTAACCCAGCATAGCGGACTAAGTTAGAGAAAGTTGCTAACTTATCGGCATTATTAATAACCTTTTGTTCAAAATTACCTTTAGCCGCCGTTAAACTAAAAGCCTGTTGAAGAGGCCCATTTGCGGTATTGATAAGAAAATTTAAACACTTGAATCTTTGAAGATAATTACCGTTCCCAGAATAATTACCCTCAGCATCTTGAGATACTGATCCAAGAGCGGTCGTAATCTGACCCACTCGCGCAGCAATCCCAGAGTTTCTGGAATTATAGCTAGTTGTGAAGTTTCCAAGAACTGTATCTGTCCATCGACCGCCAACGCCTGTTGCAGGTGCAGTACTCCAAGTAGTATAGGCAGTTTTAGCTGTACTGATAGAAGTCTTTGCAGCTGTAATTTGTGTAGGCGCATCAATATTGATATTGAGTTGAGCTAATTGATTTGTTAAAGCCGTATTGTATAGACCTGCTGCTGTAGAAATTCTGTTAGTTAGTTCTGTTAGAATTCTCTGATATAAAGCAGATGTCAAATTTTGACGTTCTGTATTAGTAAATCCTGCAACATTCGATGCCGCTGTTCCACCTATTGAAATAGTAGAAGCAGGAGCAATAATCTCCGTAATATCAACTGTTAAAGATGTTGTTGCCGTAACTCGAACCAAAGCTGATGTTCCTGAACCTGATACCCAAAGCAAATTACCAATAGCAAAACTATGACTAGTTGTAAATGTTAATGTTGGCGAACCAGGACTGTATGCTAAATCTAAAGTTCTCGATGGCGCTCCAGTACTTTGACCATTAAGGAGAAGTAATACTGAGGCAATTAAGCCATTATTATCTAATGTCGCTTGTAAAACTGCTTGTTCAGAATTAGAGCTAGATGTCTGAGGGTTTCCATTGCCGTTTGGTTGAAGCTGTGCGCTTGACTTAGTCCAACTTACAGGATAAAAGTACGTAGCCTTTCCTGTATCTGGTGCAAATGTCTCAATCTGAGGTTTAGTTATAGTTGTATATGTAGTGCCATCAAGCCATCGACGCTCAGTTTCATATGGAGTTACGCGCTCAATATGGGCATCATTATAAAGAATATATAAACGAGCAGCTTGCTCATTCTTCTTATCTACCTGCTCTTGAACATTAGGAATAGCAGCTTTATCATCTACCTGTTCACCCTTAGATGTGGCGAATTCGTTTGCTATATCAGATAGATCTTTTTTACTAAGTGGCATTTAGTTATTATACTAGGGTTTAAGTCCAATATCGTGCTCAAAATCTTCATCTGTGTACTGACTAGCGATAAGTCGTTCCATAGCTGCAGAAACACCAACTGCTACAGCCTTTGATATCATTTCATTAAAGTTAAAAGATACCTGTTCGCCATAATAGCTTGGAGCGTTAACTATAAAAGATTGCTGAACAGCGTGTTTGACATCAGCTTCAACATTACCTAAAAACTCATTTAGATCGCCTTTTATTCTCACAGTTTAATCACCTTTACCTTGTCGCTGATCTCTTCATAAAAGCCAATACGATTATTAGCATGTCTAGTCAACATAGTGGATCCATTAGGAATATAGTCTAGGATTAAGCATTTAGTCTTTGTACCCTGTTTACGAAGTCCACGACCAATGGCCTGTGTAACAGGGCCTTTTGAGGCTACAAAGTTGGCAAGAATAAGAACATCAACATTCTTTGTATCTGTTCCTTCACCCACTTTACCATCTGTCCCAACCAATCCAGGGATCTTGCCAGCATTCAATTGGTCAACATAATCTTGTGATTTCTTATCTAGACCTGTAGCAAAAGGAATACCTAGATTTTTAGCTAGTTCTTCTCCATGTGCAACTTCATCTACAAGAATCAAAACCGCCTTACCGGCAGCCATCATAGAACGAGCATCTGATTCAATGCGAGTTTTCATTGGCTGATTATTAAGAATATGTTCTTTATAAGCTTTCAATTTATCATCTTTAAAGTCTTTGCCGCCAGTAGCAACTTCACGAATAATGAAATAAGGCTCTGCTAAGAATCCGTTTTCGACTCCCCACTTAATGTCGCGTCGGATAAGGACTGGTCCACATCCTGCAGTAATGAGGATGTCTTTTCCGTCAGATCTGTAGTCCGTTGCAGTAAGACCAAAAATTTTACCAACGTTTGCAAGTCCTTCAGCGATGTCAAAAAAGGTGGAGGCTGGGGTGTGATGTGTCTCGTCAAAAACAACCATTCCCAAATCTGCTCCTCTGAACTCTTCAATATATTTAGAGACTGAAGCATCCCGCCTCGCACAACATCGTGTCCACCTCTTCCACGCGGCGGCGCGACTGGCAGTACACGATGCCGGCGTCGTGCTC